CCTAAAGCATTAACCCAGAATAACCCTATTTTCACTGTGGGGCGGAGGGGCTAAAAAATTCAATATTGCTCCACCACATTATATGTTGGTGCATTGCATTATTACAATGAATTGTACTAGTGCCTCTCGAGCGCTCGATCTGTCTGACTGACTCTCATCAATCATTCTGACTCGTCGTAACGTTTCAAAGTATTATATCAGATATTATCGGATATCCCTAGGGGGGGGTACCTGAGAGCTAAAAAAAGGGAGAGCTGTGAAGCCCTCCCTTTCTTATACTAACTATTGACCCAGGCTACGCAGCCATCAGATCAACTACAGTGTTGCGCTTACCGCTAACCGATTTAGCGCACCCGCGCCACGGCGAACGACGCTTGTTGTCTGGATTCTTCGCTTTATCAGCAAAGCTGGTAAGACAAATCTTACCATGGAAATGCTGCTTTGCCTTACGAGTTGCCGACGCTTTTGCTTTTGTTGCTTTGTTAGCCATAATACTGATATTTACTGCGTTACTGAAATGGTGCACCAGGCAGGACTCGAACCTGCGACCAACCACTTAGCTTCCTACTCTATATTACTATAGCCAACTCATGTTGTTGTAGGCTGGACTATGTCTTCACCTTTACAGGTGGAATGCGTATAGTCTCTACGGAACCCCTGTGACTGGGTTTCCTCGGCGTTGTCCATAAACCTAGTATAGACTTCTTGGATATTCGCCGAAATAGCATTCTCCACTTCTACGGTTTTTACACCCAACTGTATATTTCTAGAGAGCTTTCCTCTGCATGCTTTCGAACAACAAGTATACTTGCCGTTTTTACTCAGATGTGTTTGGTTGTGTACTCTATCAAATATAACTCCACAATTTGGACATTTTAGTTTTACCCATTTACGTCCATGCTCGTGTGCGTGTAAGGTAGCGTGCTCATTTAAAATCATAACTTCTAGATTCTCTATACGATTATCTTTTTTATTATGGTTTTTATGATGCACAACTTCCGATTTATCGAGAATACGGTTCAGGTGATTTTCAACTACGATGCGATGCTCTAGCACATATCCATGCTTGGTAGCATTAGGATGTGCTTTAACTTTCATATAGTTGTATTCTCCTTTACTGATCACTTTCTCGATTTTCCACATAGAAGGCTCCTAACTGAAGGCAGTTGCTCTATCCAACTGAGCTACTGGTGCGTTGGTGGCCTAGGCGGGACTTGAACCCGCACGGGGAGTGCTCCCCAACAGATTTTAAGTCTGTCGTGTCTGCCATTTCACCACAGGGCCTTTAACTAAAAACTATTTCCTAGAACGTCTCTTGTCTAGGCTATAGTTTACGAATTGTGCGTCTTCCAGCGCAATACCTTTGCCCTGAATAAACGCAGACGAACTCACATCTTCAAGTGAGCGGAACTCCCACTCGCCAGTCTTCATGTTGTACTGGGCAAACTCTCGCTTGACCAGCTCAAGCTTCCATTGAGCGTCCGTAATTTTACGGACAGCAGCAACCTTTGCCTCGTTGAGTGCTGCGGAAAAATACATTCCGTCAACAACTCCGAGCAAGAGCACACCTGCCGTGTACGCTGCCAGCTTAAACCAGCTATAGTTCATAAGCATAGTTTGCGTGTGGATGATTGAGATTCAGTCTAACTCTTTTGCCAGTAACCACACGGTCACCGACAAGCCAAGCTTTGCTAGTCCAGGCGTTACCCTGATCTAGCGAGCCTAGGTATTTACGGGCCTCGGCTATCCGATTTTCTGCGAACCAGCGAGGGGTAGCATAGTGCCCGTTAACCTTTCCGGTTACTTCGATTACTGTCATCGACGACGGCCTCCACTCGGAGCTAGGCCAGGCGTTAGTGCAAACACCACTACTCTTTGTGAGTTTAGGCATCTGCGCTACCACATCGCTTGAGCTCATAGTTTTTGCTATGTGCTCGATCTCTGCAGCGATTGTCTGCAGCTTTTGCATGACTTCAGAATTCATTACTTTTTCGCTTTCTTGGGTTTGATTGTGTAGCCGATGTATTCGAGCCTCTGACGGCTAATATAGATCGCAAAGGGCTTGCGCCCCCAAAGAGTACCACGACCCTTCTTTATTTCTGTGGCCCACATAGTCCCAGAGTCTAGGCTATTTAGGTGCCCGCGAGCGTCATCTTGCGATCTGAATACCTGGTTAGCAACCTGCGCGCCAGCAAGCTTTCCCGTAACCAGGAAAGCTTCTACAGGTTCGCTTTCGTCTGACACATAGAACGCTTTGTAGTCCGCTTGAATTGCTAGCATCTGTTGTTTGTCAGACCATACCGAGTCTATGTGCTGGCGCTTTTGCTCTTCTTCGGCTTTAGCTTTCGCTTCAGCTTCCGCGTCCACAGACTTTGCTTGCGTTGTGGTGTGCACCTGAAGGGCCAAACCAATCAACTCCTCAATGTTGACGGTTATTCTTTTGAGGGTATCCAATACTGCGTTTTCGATGTTCATTTTATCGGTTTATTTGGGGTTAGATAAATAAATGGTAGGCCTGGTTGGAATTGAACCAACAACCAAGCGTTTATGAGACGCCTGCTCTAACCATTGAGCTACAGGCCCATTCATTTATCGAGTGATTTGAAAGCTAATGCTTCCCTATCAATATATTATACCAAAAACAAACCAAAAATCGTAATTACACAGTGATCTTTCTATGCTCTTTTTCTTTAGCTTTGAGCGTCTTACTAAGCTCGTGTTTTATAGCTTCTATTTCTTTTTTTAGTGCTGCAACTTCAGCTTTTAACAGAGCAAACTCATGCACACTACCAAGGCCAGACATAAACGATCCACCCATATCGTTAGCTACTACAACTCGTCTATGATCTATGTATAGATCTGGTCGTGGAGTGTCAGTCCCTGTAGTTGTGGTAATTATATAGCTCATGATTTATGAGTAACAGTACACTATTTCTTTAATACCAGACTCATCTACTACAAAGCAACTCTGACGAGAGATATTATTTAACCCAAAAGCCTCACTATGCTTGTCTCCTTTGACTGAGGTAGAAAGCATATAGTGTTCGAACTCTGCATACTCTCGCATTTCCAGGTGATGCTGATCTGCAGTCACCAACACTTTTTGCTTAACTCCGATCAGCTCTTCAGGCTTACTTAGAAAAAGGTTTGCGATGTATTTTTCTCTATCTTTACCGCTAGGTAGTCTGCCTTTGTACTCTGCACTATAGCCGTGAGAGATTACGAACAATGTGCTTTTGACTTTAAAGAGCCCGTGGTCTGTCTGGAACACATCGATAGAGATTCTTGGCTCTGAGCGATAATAGGCCTGCAGCGTCTTAAAGAGTACCCAGTCCCCAAAGTCATTGTGGTTTCCTTTAACGCTGTTGACTCGAACTTTCGGAAAGATTTCAAGCAAAGAGTCGATCAGCAGAACAATGCTACTGAAGGCGCTAGAGAACTGTTCCTCCTTGATGCAATCGTGTACAAGCATAGTTCCTTTGGTGGTGAAGCCTGCTCCAGTAGTGTGTAGGATATCACCCATGGCAGCAAGCACACACTCGTCAAAACTGTAATTCCTTGATTCGACTGCTTCTTTAATCTCTTGAACATATTTTTTGATGTAGTTTATTGCGTCTTGTGTGCTGTAGCCCTTGTTTCTGTATGAGTCTTTAGGGTTAGACTTTGCACCAAAATGCACGTCAGACAAACCTACAACAAAAGACTTTCTAGTTTTATTGTCTTTCTTCTCCCCTTTGTAAACTACTTTTTCTTTAGCTGGAGGATCCCATGAGCTAATAAAATTAGTGAAAGGGTCTAGAACACCTTCCTGCAATCTTCTCCATTTAGAGGCATCTTCCTCTGTTTCTTTCCAGCTACGCTTCTGAAACTCTTGATAGAGGTTAAACTTTTTCTTTTGAAGAATGTCTTTGGCGATGTCTTTTACATCACGCTCTTTGATCTGTTCATCTGTGACAGGTTCACTGTCATGAGTGATGCCTAGAACTTTAAGAATCTCTACAAGGTAGTTCCTAGGAATTTGATAGTTTCTGCACACCTGATTGATTGTGTGCTCTTCACCAATCCAGTTTGAATAGTTCTCTTTGATTCCTCTGACAGTGTCGCCTGGAAGCACAATGTTTCCATTAGCAGACTTAAGATACATGATATACTTGTCGTCTTGCTTGTTGTAAATGTACTTTTCAGCGAATTTGAGGCTACTCTCCCATTCAATACTGTTGTCTGTAGACACATCTTCTTCTTGAAGGGTAATATCTTTTTTTAGCTCTTCAAAAACACTAGCTACCTGAGAGCTCGTATAGGAAAGGTTTTCGTACAGATACTTCGCAACACCTTTCTTTGCCGCTCTGAGTTTTCGGCACTTGTCGAGGACACTAGCAGGGACACTCATTTTTATTTTTTTTGATTTCGCTCTTTTTTGCTTTTTAGTTCGCATAACTGGTTGCTTTAGTCTGTCTTAGGTAGTGTACAATATTTGTACAATTTTTGGCTGTTTTTAAAATTGTACAGTTTACATAACTACCAGAGAAGCTATTGCGTATTAGTCTTTTTTTAAGAGGCTAGCGTTGTCGCTGTTTCGGTATCTGAAGCTACTCCGTAACCTTGAGCGTCAATTCCTCGTATTTTTATATCGTAAGCTGTACTATTAGCTAACCCAGTGATTACTAAAGGTGAAACTGCACTCGCAGGAGTTCTCGCAGCCCATGTAGCTCCTGCATTAAGGCTGTATTCGTAGTTAACAATATTCTTGTTGGTAGATATGAACTCGATTGTAAGCTGTGTAGCTGTGGGCACAATATTGTCTATTATGGCTGCTGCAGGATTTACTGTGTTTATTACGAAGTCAGACGACTCAGGACCATATAAGCTGCCTCCAAAGTATGCTCTCAGCTTCAAGTTATATGTGGTGTTGTTACTGAGTCCTCTTATCGTTATGGGAGAATTTAAACTTCCTGGCATTCTATCTTTCCAGGTGGTACCTCCATCAAGACTATACTGATAGTTTAACGGCGTACTGCCTTGAGGTGTGACCGCAGCTGTAAAGTTGACTGTTACGCTTTCGTCCTCATAGCTTCTAACTATACTACCTATTGTTGGGGCCTCAGAAAGCTCTAACACAGCGTCAAGAGCAGTGATATTGTATATAGCCGCAGCCCCAAGAACCTCAAGATCAGTCAAGTCTACTACAAGTTTTTTTACTTCATATATCAAGCTGTCAAACACAGTAGTTAGCCACTCAGGAGTTCTACCTATCAGCTCGATAGTATTTGTCCTGAAATAAGAGGAACCTTCTCCAGGAAGATCCTCTTCAAAGTCTTCTAGTTGCGCGGGCGTACACACAGCCACAAAAGTTTCATCTATGGTATTTTTTGCAAAATTACGCACGCGCTGCTTTACAAATATTTTGTCAGGCATTTCTTCAGCGTTTGCTGTACTAACAACAAGCTTGTAAGACGAGATATCTGGTAGAGCGACGGTGCTTTGCTTGACTAGCTGTATGCTTTTTGCCATTTGCTTATAATAAAATGATTGCCTATTGGTAGATATAGTATACAACAAGCCTAGACCAGGACAACAACAATAACTTTATGTCAAACCAACAAGATAATAGCATCTACAGAACAGGAGATCTAGTGATCGGAAGCTCTGACCCAAGCAAATCGGTATATTCTTCAACAGGGCAGAAGCTCTCTGAGTCAGGGGTGTCTATTTTCGGTTCGCCTGAAGACCTTGAAGGGCAGTACAAAGCTATCGTAAGATCTGCCACAATGAGCGGAGGCACAAAAATTCCAATTTCAGGGTTGAAGAAAGCAAAAAAACCAAAGAACTCAGCAAGAACAACCGAGTTTCAGCAAAATTGGCCAAATCTTCAAGCAGAACCTACCCCTCCTGTACCGGTGAAGCTGAAAACAATTCAATTTGAAAACGATTTTGGTAAAATTAAAGCAAAAGTAGAGCAAATACTTAACCACGACCAGGCCTATATGCTTGTTTTTTCTGACGAAGACGCTGTTGTTTTTGAGCCTAAGGTTGGCGAGCACCTCGTATTGCATACAGATCATGGAGCAGAAACCGTTTACTATCCAGGAGTTACTTTTAACTGGCCACAAGACACTAAAAAGCTTATGATTCTGTTCAAAGTCCCTGAGGAATCACAAGAATAAGCTATGGAAAAACATGGAATGCTTACAAGCAATAGTCAAAGCGACTATGACAGCACAAAGAAAGCTGAATACTATGACGCTGAGGGCTACCTGGTAGCCGACGAAGCAAACAAGAGCAAATTAGCTCGCCCAGAAAAGATCAGTAAGCCAGAGAACACAGAGAAAGAATAGCATGACTACACCTGACGATCCTCAATCCTACTTCAAAGTAGGAGATAACGGTAGAGATAGATACTCTAATCCGTTCTATAACATCCCGCTCCAATATTTGCCGATGAATATTGAGGGTATGCTCTTGTGGGCAGAGCATCTCTTGTTCCGTAATGGTTTTTATAAGCAGGCACTTAATAGAATCGCAAACTATTTCATCACTTCTCTATCTATTGAGTGCGATGATGAAGAGGCCAAGCAAGAGTATACGCGGGTTTTTGAGCAGCTGCAGTGGAAAAAGATATGCTCTAAAGCAGGCTTGAACATGCTAGCCTTTGGAAATGAATTTATTACGGTCAACCAAGGCTTTAACAGGTATCTATCTTGTCCTAGCTGCAACAAGACTACAAACATCAGCAAAATATTCAATTACGAATTTCATAAGAATAAGTATTCTATGGGCTGCTTGAAGTGCGGCTACAAAGGAGAGCACAAGTGCCTAGACAAACCTGCCACAGACGTTGATAAGATTCACGTAGTTCATTGGCCTGCTAAAGAAATCAAGATTCGTTACGAGGAAACTACAGGCGAGTCTGAGTATTTCTGGGATATTCCTCAGCAGTACGCTAAAAAGGTTACAACCAAGAATAATAAGTTCTATAGTAAAAAGACCCCACAAATAATTTACGAGTGCATTCATAACAAAACGATGCTCGCGTTCAATCCTAAGAACTTTATCCATCTAAAGCTTGATACGCCTAACACTATCAGGACGGACGGTAAGGCAATTCCTCCAAGTATGTTTATTTTTGAGGATTTCTTTATGCTTCAAACCTTGAAGAGATATAACGAGGTTATCTGTTTTGAAGATATTGCTCCTTTCCGAGTAATTTCTATGGGTGATGGCTCAAACCCAGCAGCAAACCCTCTTCTTAACCAGAATGGTGCTGTTTGGACCAACGCTGTGGATGAAATGATTGAGGAGCACAGACGAGATCCGGGGTCATATCATAAATTTGCATTTCCTTTGAGCTACCAGCAGCTAGGAGGAGAAGGTACCAAGCTCGCGCCTGTCGAAATGATGGATCAAGCAAAGAAAAACATACTAAATGCTCTAGATATTCCTGTAGAGATGTTTGAAATGACTTTTCAGCAGCAGGCAGCAGCTCCAATGTTGCGCATGTTCGAAAATGCCTGGAGTGTTATACCCTCAAACTACAACACTCTGTTAAACCACCTAGGCACTGTTGTAGGTAATATCCTTGGTCTACCTAAAGCCAAGGTATCAATCATTCCAATTACGTTTTCTGACGATATTGAGCGTAAGGGTGTTATTAGCCAGCTTGTTTCAGCTAATTCCATTGCCCGTAGCGAGCTTCTCAAGCTCTACAACTTCGATTACGAAGACCAGATCAGAAAGAAAATGGAAGAAGATCGCATTACACAAGAAATCCAGCAAGAAGAGAAAGAAAAACAAGAGCTCGCTCAGGCAGGGCAGCAAAACGTTCTTCAGGTACTTCAAGGCCAAGCTCAAGGAGGAGCTCAAGGACAGCCAGGACAACCTGGTCAAGTCCCATCAGGAGGAGGCACGCCTCAAGATGCTCTTGAGCAGGCTCAACAGATGGCGCAACAGCTATTCCCTCTCGATGGTGCTCAGCGCAGAGCCCAGCTGCAGCAGATCAAGGCTCAAGACCAGGATATGTATGCTCAGGTTAAAGCCCAGCTGGAGCAAATGACATCTCAATCTCGGTCCCAAGGATTACAAGGGGCTAAACAACAAGCAGCCCAAGGAGGATAATTATGGCTAAAAAACAATACAATTGCGTTGTTAGTGGAAAAGTAATTCCCAAAGAGCGTGTAGAGGCTTTAAAAATGCTTGGCGTGCCAGAGAACCGTTGGACGTGCGTCGAACACGCATTGGCTATGCCTAGAAAGGGTATATACATGGGAGAAAACGGTACAAGCGAACTCAGGATCGTAGACAAGGTGTATAACGACTCTGTTCGATCTGTTTTTGGTAAAGCTAAGAAAGAAAAAGTGTTTAATGAAGACCCTGTCGTAGAAGAGGAAGAACCTGACAAAGGGCCTTACGAGTCGAGAGAGTTAAACTATTATATTTCTGACGAAGATACCCCCGATCCAGACGAAAAAATAGAAATTATTAAGCGACACAACCCATGAATTATAGTATAATTATAGTAAGCTTATGCCAGCAAAACTATAATTATGTTAGACGAAAACTTACTCCGGGACCTTACAGCTTCGGTTAATTCTTTAGAATCAAGTAGAAGATTAGCCGAAGCAGAGATCACTAATATGCGTGTGCGAGTAGACGCGCATATAGCCACCACTCAGGAACAATTCAAATCTCTTACGTCCACTATGTCTGAGATAAGAGACATGGCTAGAGACAACAGAAATATTACCATAGGCTTCGATGGCAATAATGGGTTGAGAGGTAATTTGACCAATCTAGTTAGAGATGTCACAGACATGGCTAAAGATTTTGAATTTTTACGTCAAACAGCTAAAAACTATATGGAAATGAAAACCTGGTTTGTGCGGTTACTCATCACCTCACTCTGTGCCATTTTTTTCCAGCTGGTTGGAAGTCTCTGGAGCTTAAATGAGCAGAGGGCTAAGCAAGATTCTTTGCGTGAAGATATCTCAAAGCTTATGTCTTATGTAGACCAGCAAAAAGACGGCGCAGCCAAACCTCGCTAGGGGACTGATGAAACTCTTTAAGTGCATACTTATCTTGATGTTTTCAAGTTGTGCCAGTCGCGGCAAACTTGAGCTTAGAGCACCATCAAGAACACCTAAACCTGAAGCACTCAAATCCACAGAGCGGGCTGTACAAGGACTTAACAATATTAGTAGGCTTATAAACTCAGCAGACTTTAGAGTCGATAGGTTGCAAAGACTTGTAGATGAGTTGGAAACTCAATAATTATCTATGATGCAGACCATACGAGTTATTCTTTTTTTAGCTTGCGCTAGCTTATCTTTTGCAGCGCAACCAAAATTAGATTTGACAGGGATTAAACAGCAAATTATTGAAGAGCTGTTTGAGCTTAAAAAAGATTTACAGCAAGCTAAAGTTCAGCTGGATAGCTTGGCAGTAAACAACCAGCAAATTAAAATATCACTTAACGAAATGGAATCGTGGGGGTTATTGCAGCAAGAAGAAAAAGAACGCTACTACGCGCAGGCAATTGAAGCTTCCGCAGAAACAGAAACTATACGTGCGCAATTAGATCAAGAAAAGGCGCTCAGAGCCAAAGTATCGAGCAGCTACAACAGAATTAAAAATATTCTAGGTTGTTTATTTGGAACAATGCTAGCTATACTTGTATTCAAGCTTAATAACAGTTTTCTTGGTTCTCTTGGAGCATCCGCGTTACCTCAACTCAGATTGCTAGGGTTTGTAGCTCCTGTGGCCGGGTTTGCTTTAGGTTATTTAGCAATATATCTATACTTTTAATATGCTAAATCAGCTTCAGACAATAGCTAAAACAGCAGCCTCTTTTTTACAGCAGGGTGTTGCTCCTCCTAATACTCCCGAAAATCTAAAAGAAAAACTTTCTGAGAAAAACCATTTAGCGTCTAAAAAGTTTTTTTTAGCCTTCTCAGGTTTCATTATCCTGGCCGTGTTTTTTGTGTTTAGTGTGGGGTTGCTCTATAGCATGATTAACTACCCAGTCATACTGCCTTCTTATACGTTGATATTTACAAAAACTATTGAAGTTTTTGCTGTAATCATGGTGGTTTATCTTGGAGGACAGGCTGCAGTAGATCTAAAATACAACAGCTCAAGCAGCACAGAAAACGTAACTTCTACCGAAAATATAAATAGTTATCAAAAAATTGATATCACCGAGACTGTGGCTATCGAAAAGGAAGATGACTATACTTTGGAGGTTGAAGAATGAATATCAACGAAGCTGGAGAAGCATTTATAATACAGGAAGAAACAGGTGGAAAAGGCTACTATGAAAAAGTGTACAGAAACTCATTTATATGGCCTGGGAGCAGTAGCGGTCCTACTGCTCTTGTTGGTGTCGATATCGGATATTATACAGAGACAGAAGTAAACGATATCTTTAAGCCGCTTACGAACTCTAAAGAGCTAGAACTGATACAGGCAGGTAGAGGGCTTAAAAAGAGAGCTGCTGAAGAATATGTTCCAAAACTTAAGCATATCCTTTTCCCCTGGGAAGAAGCCGTAGCTGTGTTTAGAAAAATTATACTTCCTAAGTTTACAAAATTAACTAGAGCCGTTTTTCCTGGGGTAGAGGAGCTCTCTTCAGCAGCACAAACTGCATTATTATCTATTGTTTTTAACCGAGGCGTTTCTTTAAAGGGTCCCTCAAGGAAAGAAATGCTAGAGATACGTAACCTCGTAGCCAGAAAAGATTATAATGGAATAGCTGCACAGATAAAATCTATGAAGCGTTTGTGGAGCTCGGGCGGGCTTCCAGCAAGAAGAGACAGAGAGGCAGCCTTAGTACTTAAACCTGACTAAAAGCCTCTGTCGTCGTCTTCATCATCCTCATCGTCGTCTTTTCCTTCATCCAGATTTTCCAAAGCGTCCTGGATATTTTCGACGTATTCTTCTTCTTTAAGCGCCATATTATGCATGTGTGTAAGCGCTGCAGATATGTGCATATCTGCAAAGTTAATTAGCCCGAGTTTTATTACCGCATTGTCATAGGCTTCGTGGATATACAAATCACCAGCCTCGTTACAAACAAGAAGCATGTACCCTTGTGTGTACTCACCTAACTGGTTTAAAAAACTTTCTGGTATTCTGAATCCTTGCGGTTTGTGGCGATCATCCATGTACTCAATTATACCTATTCTAATAGCTAAAAAAAAGGAAAAACCCCCGTTAGGAGGAGTTTCCTTTTTAATGGCTACGCAAGGAGCTCATCACAGGAAATTGCATTAGCCTTATCCCACTTTTTACCGTACTTTTTTAAGTATAGTAAAAACCATTTATATTCTACAGGACTACACCGATTTAAGCTGTTTTTTTGCACACCCAAAGCTTTAAAAATCTGGTCATTACTTAACCCTTTGAGCCTCGCATACGCTTCGTCTATAGCTTTCAGTGCTGTGCTCGGAGGATTTCCAAACGTTACAATCTCGCTAGGTATTTCAACACTTGTTCTGTTCTGGCAATTAAACCTGACGAAGTCATCATAAAAAGGTTTATTTGCACTATATTCATCAACTATTTTTTTGATTATCTTTAAACCTAACTTGCACCTGTTTACTTCTTTGTTGTACTCTACAATTGACAACGGAGATGTTTTTGACTCTTTGTTTTTTTGCTCGTACTTCAAGAATGCCTCCAATGCTTACCGCGACCAATAAACAAACGCTTATGACAATATAACCCACAGCAAGCACATTGCTGCGGGTTGCTACTGCAACTATACCAAGGCTGGCAATACTTGCAGTCACACCTGTCAAAATTTTAGCTTTCATTGTTTGAAGCCTGCAGGGGTTGGACCCGCAGGCTTTTTAAATATGTTTAACGTTTAAACTGACCGAAAGTCAGTTTTTTTCTGATTGGCGGCTGCTTTTCTTGCCAGTCCCTGTCTCCAAGAGAAACAAACATATCTCCCAGTTCTGCACAGGGCTGTGTTTGTGTGTCTATCCCAGGCACCCAGCCAAGGAAATACATATTGTCTCTCCTGATTTTTACGCTTACGCAATGGTACTTCGCGTACTGGTCTTGAGGAATCTCATCCTCGCCTCGATCAGTCCAGACAGGAGGTAGGTCAACGCAAAGCATCTTTAAGACGTTTGGTCGGCCTTCTTGTCTGTTCTTGAAGCTCTTTACCACTAACCCGTCCCCACGGCTGCCGTAGGCTATATTATAGTAACGCTCAGGCACGTCCTTGAGCATAATGTTGCTAACTCTACATATATAAGAGTCACTCAACATCACCCTGAGTACATATACGTACTCATGGTCAGCCCCATGGTAAGCAGACTCATGAATAATCTCAGGGCTGTCCTTGACCAGTTCAATTAACTGCTTTGAAGAAGAAACTATGTAATCATCTTCTCTGTGCTGCACAAAACAGTCTTTTTTCTTAATACGGTTCGGGAACCGGTGGATATCGACCCCTTCACGGGCTTCGGCTGCCCGAGCCATCACTGTCTGCGTGAGGCTATAGATGATTACTTCTTGCGCACTAGCGTCGTCTGGCAGAACTACTGAGGATTCAATTTGGTCGTGCATATCTTTGTTATCTAGAACTTAGCTTATAGTATAAAGAAGAAACCGCCATGACACTCATCATGGCGGCTAAACCCTCTTTAATACTATTCAATATATTATACCAATTTTAAGCTTATAAATCTACGTACACAGGATGAAAGTACTCTAGGTAATTCATGAACGGTTCGATTACATAACCAGTCTTTTGGTCCATATCTGCACGCACAAAAACACCACCCAAGCCTTCATAAAAGTCACCCAAGCTTACGCACATGAGCTGCCCTCCAGAATAGAAAACAACTACATCTGCTGAGTAATTTTTAAGTAGATTCACAGCCTCGCTGTAAAAATCAGTTTTACTAAACGTTTTAAACAGTATTGTTTTACCTATCGAGACTGTTGACCTGGTTGAACCTATAACCAGAGTTCGATGGTGGTGCTCGTTAAACTTGTTAAGGTTTAACGTAGTTATTGGAGACTTTTCATCTTCTGTACCTGCTTTAAGCTCATCCTGCGCTATTTGCTTTTTAATTTTATAGTGCCGAGCCAGCGCAGCAGCTACACCATTTTGCTCTGTAGTCATACTATTCGTTGCCGCAATAGGTGCATTTAGTTTTTCCGTCGTCGTGCAGTGTTAAAACACCGATAGAGCATTTCTCGCAGTGATGGTATATTTCAACACCATTTTCATCTTTAAGCACCGGAAAACCCTGTTCTGCTGCTCTAGCTGTCCCTACTATAGGACACCAAGAAATGGTTGTTGTAATGATATTGCGGTCCTTAACTGTCTCTTTAATCTGTGGCGCTTTATCTTTTGCTCCAGCCAGTTCGTACATGGATGCAATCACCACCGACAACGATAATAGTAAAATAATCTTTTTCATACTAGTTTAAGCTATATTGTTCTATTTTTTCTTTAAGGGTTTCAATACACTTACTGAGGTCATCAATATTTTTGTTGAATACGATATCGAACAACCAGGCTTCAGGGCTGGAGCTATTTTCTTTTTCATACACATCAAACCCAATATCTTTAATAAGTTGATCGTAGATTTTGTCCTGCATTCTCTGCAGTGTAGATATAACTTCACGAGCGTGTCTAATTTCTGCAATGTTTTCTTTTGTTAATTTACTCATTATTTTTATACTCGGTTACTTCTTTCTCACCATAACGGGCCACTGCATGCTGAACACACAGTGTTTTATGCCAACCCAGCATATATGTTCTGCCGCTGTTTCCACATTCTTCACAGGTACACTCACTCATGAGCTCTGCGTATGTGATTAGCTCGTTATCAGAACTTGAGGTATTGTCCATATACACTCGCAAAGTTCCATATTTTTCTTTTACTTGTGTAAATCTAGGCAAGCTCTTTAACTGCTCCTCTACTTCGGCAGAAAGCCCAGCTATAGAACTTTCGAGTTTCAATCTAAGTGTGTCTTCTGTTTCGGTATTACCATACACCCTTTGCCTTGCAACATAACCTTTGAAATTTTCTAGGTTTTGTTTTAACCTCTCAAGCTCTTGAGATCCGCGTCTATAGTCGCGGTAAAGCATATAACACAGCTTGTCTATAATATCATACCAACCCGTGTTGCACTCAAAACCGAACAGATTGAAAGGTTCGAGCTCGCTGGTACCCTCAAATAGTTTAGGGTACTTATTTCTGATGTCGTTGAAGTCTTTCATGGTTCAAATCTCTGCAAGAACGCAGGTGTGTTGGGTCCTACATAAGCACCTTCTACATTAAATTGGAAGTATTCTTCAGCTTCTTCGTGTGTCATTTCTCTCATAAGAATCTCGATACACTTAGCTCTATCGAACATAGCAATAGCTTTATCAAACTGATAGGCTATCCCGATAAATGCCTCTTCAAACCCATCAGCCAACAGTATTTCTTGGTCGTGGTGTGTTTCTTCCACCCATTCGTCGATACGTGTTCTAAGATCACTCATACGAGGTCGTTTAGCTTTTTCTGGTTACGTACAAGCCTCTTGAGCTTGATTAGTGTGCAGTCGTCTCCGTCTGCAAGATTACGGTTCTCTTCCAAGACTTCCTCGATACCAGTAACGAGCTCCTGCAACCTATTTGCTGCCTCGTAGATTACACTGTTAGCCACACCGTCTTCTGAGTCGATATCGCGCCCTAGAATCTCTAGGGCGCTTATTAATACTTTGTCGGATGATTTCATACTTCTATATGTGTCCATTTGCTGTGGTTGAAAGTATAGACGTATTCACACCATACCTTTTCAGCGTGCTTTTTAAGTTCTGTTAGAGTCTTGCTTCTGTGTACTTTTAATTCTTCTCCGCTCTTGGTATAGAACTCACAATCTTTTACCTCTGCGCCTAGACTACTCATAGCTCCTCCATTGATGAGCTCTCTGATCTTTTCCTCTGAAGTGTAGTGTTTTTTTAGCTTATATCCTACACCAGGATCCTCAGGATATCCGTCAAAGTGACAATACACAGCGTCGTAGGTATCGTCAGGATTTTTAATTGCGATTAGTGATCGTGTTGCCATAATTATTCGGTAAACTTCTGCTTCATGTATACAAGGAATCTGCGTGTGTTTGCAGCTCCGTCGTTTACTACAAGCCAATCTCCATCAAGATACGTATCTCCAAAGGCAGCAACCATATCTCCTCCACAGCGTATCAGCTTAAACACCTTGTTTGCGTAATCCATATAGCTGAGTCTCCAAATATATTCGCTGCCGTCTGTGAATACAGGATCGCGCACCAGGAGCTCTTTGAGCCGCTTAGGATCAATAGGTTTCTGTTTTACCTGCTTACGTATCTCAACTTTCGTAAGAGTAGTCTCAATCACACGAGCTGCGTACACATTAGCTGTCTCACGTACCTTCTTGTTCATAGCTGCTTCGGCGGCTGCGAGAGTATCATAACTGTCGTAACGATACCAAGAAGCTCCGTCATATTCCTGACATTCAACAGTGTAGTTTGTAGTTTTCATATTTAGATTTTTTCTACTGGGCGGAATACCTTAAAACTGTAAGTGCTTCCGTATTGTCTATCTTCTGCTTTTAGTTCTCCGTTAACCATTCGCACACACTTGAATTTAAAGTCTATACAACCTGTATAGTTACGTAGTGTAAATTCCTTTCTAAAGAGGTTAATGCTTTCTAACCGATAGGCGGTATTGCCGTGTAGAAATAAATTATCCACCTGTAGCAATTCAAGTAGCTTATCTTCGTCGATTGGAGTATGCACAATTCTTTCATCTACAATAGTAATATCATGTCTCTCGATACGCCAGTGAGTGTATCGCATGTATCCTGACGACTCCATCGCCTCCTCAAGACCTTTTTCTGCCTCTTTCTGACTGTTGTATTGGCACATCTCATAGTATGTGCTCCCGTCCGTATCTCTGTATTGTACGCTGTATCTTGACTTGTTCATGTTTAGATTTTGCTTACGTCTGTTTTAAGAAACACTTTGAATTCCAACACGGTTCCGGTCTTGGTTTGTAATCGCACCCCATCACCAAAATGCCATACATCGCAATAGCGAACATTTAGTATTTCTGGTGTGAAGTGAACCGCTTTCTTTTTACTACGCAATTCAAACTCCCCCTTTTCATTGCTGTGCCAGTTTAAATGATAAAAATTATGTTCTGCGCAGAAAAACTTAGGATCTTTATCTAGTAGGGCAATCAATTTCTCTCGAGCTAGAAGCTGAGGACTGTCTACGCTTTTTACTACTGAGGTTTCTCTAACTTGTTTCCTGATTCTCCAAGGTCTAGGGGATAGCTCCTGCAGGCACTTTTCCAACCGTAGCTCAGCTTCCTCGAGAGTGTAGAAGTCGCAATACTTACACCAGTCATCATCAGCATTGCGAAAATACTCTAAATCGTATGTTTCTATCTTCATGGTTTTGTCTTCTTTTGTTGCTTCCGGTCGTACAGTCTTCAGTATAGTGCGATATGCTTGAAAATCTTCAGAGATAACCCAACGGTACTTTGGATGGTCCTTCTGTATCCGGTTTAGCCCTTCCTCAGCTTTTTCAAAAGTAGCGTATCTTGCCCAGAGCTTCCAAGAGCCTTCGAAAAAATACTCTACACAGAATTTCTTTTCCATGTTTATTCAGGTAGGTTCAATTGCTTTTTAAGGTCTGTTTTACTATAGACTTTGTAGTCTACATAGCGAGCGCCATATATGATCCTCAGTTTATCCCCAACGATAGCTGCCCCTCCAGAACCGAAAACAAGGCGGTCAGGTTTACCAAACTCTACATACTCGTAGGTATCAAGAGCGGCTCTCGCATCTGTCGCGATGCTTGTAATCATGTAATATTTATTTAGCCCGTCTTTTTTAGTTTCGACGAGGAAGGGAAAGTCCCTAAGCAGTTGATTTAACTGCTGACGACTTAATAGTACTGGTTGCTCTAGAACAAAAGTCTCTTCCTCGCAAACTTGAATTACCCTAGCTTTCAAGACGTCAATAGACTTGCGTTTAAGTTGCCTCTCGGCTTCCTCGATTGCAATTTCCTCGCAACTGACTCTATGCCCAGAGTCTTCCCAGATGACTGAGTTGCGTGCAGCTGCAGGCTTCTGAATCTCTACTCGATAGTATACGTTAGTTTTCATTTTAGTTTTGCTGGTTGAATTCTTTCAGTGATACGAAGTCTACGAATGTCATGGTTACTTGCCCACCAGCCCTATCCCAGCTGGTGTCTAGGTAATATACCATTACACACGGATAACTGATTTCATAGTCTTCATTTAACTCTAAAACACTATCTGCTGAGTATGCTGGGTTGTGAAGATATTCTACTCCGTCTTCTTCTTCACATTCTTCTTCAATAGGCATAAACCCTAGTATTTCTACTAGCTTATCTTGCTCGACTTCACCACATACATCCTTGCGGTCTTTCTTTTCTCCTGCTTCCTCATGCTTTGTCATGTAAAAATCGAAGCTTTCACGTACTTCAGGAGGCATATTTCCCGGAGCCCCTTTACGCTCATCATTCCATTTAAAGAACGGCTTTAACTTAGGAAGATCTTCCTCTTCCCAGATACTCGCTTCTTCCCAGTGACCCTCTTCGTTAATCTTACCATACAGGCTGATGTAGTTTTTCCACACCCAGGCCCAATGTTCTTCTTTATTGTTGAATAGTACTTTTTTCATTTATTTTTCTATATTGAATGCTGCTTTGAGCTGCTTTCGAAGACTCTCAACAGCTTCGTCTATAACTAAATTAACCGCTTCCATTTGCTCTTTTGAGAGGGTTGCTTTAAGTATTTGCGCTGCTGTTTTTTCTCTTTCTAGTCCTAGGGCTTTAGGAAATACCCAGTCGTACCTAGGATCGACAGTTTCACACTCACAACGAAATCCATCATAGTACACCAGACACGTCCGACACTTTAAGCACTTCGGCTGCATAGCAGAAAGCTCAAGGTACCATGTAGGGTAATCCTGGAGATAGCCTTCACCCTCATGGTTCTCACACTCACTATTACTGCAGGCACACCAGTAGTCATGTTGAGCAGCTTCTGGTCTTGCAGCTACCAGTTGTTCGTTTGCAAGGTAATGAAGCACCGGATCGTTACAATCTCTACAGATACCTACATAGTTCTCAAGCAAGTCTCTAGGAGCTATCACTCCTTCAATTTCATTAATCAGCATAGGTATAGGTGGCTTTAATTTCTACGTTTTCGAAATCTTCCAACGCTTCAAAGGTGATATTTACCTTTATAATTTCGAATCCTTCTGTAAGCTCTGGATATTCACGCCTAACCTCGTCGAAGTCTTCTTCGATAATGTTTCTGCTGTGGTACAAGATAGCGTCATGCAAGGCTACATACCCCACATCATCTATAAAGCGCTCACGTTCTCCTGAGGATCTAGTTATATAGCTGTAGTCCCAATACAGCCATTGTTTCGTCTCAGGATGTCTGTAACCGTATTTAGTTATTTTATTGTCCATTGTTTTTAAGTACTTCACTCAATAGTGCTCTGTTTGATAGTATCAGCTGGTTGGTTAGATCCTTGTTCTCTTTTTCTAGCACAAGAATCTTATTTTGAAGGTCTCCAATCATGTCGTTGCAGACTTTCATCTTTTCTTTCAGCTCTAGTTCAAGGTCTTTTGCTTTTTGTTCGCTAGACTTTTTTGGTAGATCTCTTGTGTATTCAGAGCTGATCTTTACTGCGCACCCATCCTTTAAATAGACTGTGTTTTTTGGAGTGCAGTCTACATATCTAACAACTTCTTTGAAGTGAGCTACTATCCTCAGCTTTGTATGGCTGTAGTCTCGTTGACTATCTAGATACTCTGAAGCTCCTTCAAACGTGTCAAAAGTGGCCATTGTGGTCCACCAAAAATGAAGTGTTTCATTACATGCGTAGCGTTGCACCTCGTATTTGTGTGTTCCCATTTCTTCTGTTGTATTTTGTGTCATATTTAAGGTAGTTCCCAAATTTCGTCGTTTTCTTCATCTAACCCTGAGATTGTTGCATCTATGCCGAGAGCCTCAAGAATGAGGATTAAGGCCATATCATCATCAGAGCCATCATACACTTCTTTACCGTCAAGCTTCCACTTTGTCGCGTTCCAGCTACAGCAACGATCTCCACATTCGTAATAGTAATCTTGCTTAGTTATTTTGTGTTTCATCAGGGGGAGTTACTGTAAACGTGATATTTATATGCTCGGCAGATATCGCAGGTTTGACTGTGCCTACAATATCTATATGCAATATATTGTCCTTTAGCAGAGGGTCGTTGTTTCTCTCGTCACAAATTACCTCGGTGACTTTCAGCTCTCCAAACTCGGTAGGCAAGTAGACTGTTGGGTTAGTCAAGTAATCTTCGAAAGCCTTCTGCGCTTGTTGCATTTTTTGCTTTATCAAAAACCGCTCACAACCTTCCTCGAGCGCTTGGCATATATGACTATATACCTCTGGGTTAATCTGTTTACCTACAAAGCTAGCAAGATCCTCTTGCAGCTTGGCTGCGAATTCTTCTTCAGTCATAATTTAAGAGTCTATAACTGCACAATCTAGCTGAAATAGTTGAGCAATCGTGGCAAGCTCTTCCCGCCATTGAAAAACATCGTATTCGTCGTGGATCTTCTGCAGTTCTCTTATTAAATGATCGTGCGTCTTTGGCACTTTCTTAAACCTAGTCAAATCAAACCACGTATTGCTCTCTAGGCTGAAGTTATACTCATCATCACCGATGAGACATCCTGCAGCGCATTTTAGTCCTTCGTCATTTCTGTATACGCAGAATTTATTATCGCTATCCTGACACCTTTTACCTTGTTTTAGTAAGTGCTCTGCAACCTGGTCAAATACCTCTTGTGCGGTTGCTTGCTCTAGTGTTGCTAGTGTGATCATTTGTTTTCAAATTGGTCAATTATTGTACTGTTAAGGTTTCTTAGCTCTGCAATGTTCTTCAATCTAACTATCCAATCTTCTTCTGGATAATACTGTGAATTGTCGTGAATACCCTGCAATTCTGATATGAGTCTGCTATGCTTATTACTAAGCACAACTCCTTGACTAATCAAGGTTGACCAAGGAGTAGTATTCATCCCCTGAGATGACACAAACTTCGCTTCTTCGTCACTCATCAAGCATCCTGCAGCGCATTTGAGTCCACCGTCCCCTCGATAGGCACAAACATCATGATTGATCATACTTCTCTGTTTCTGAGTGAGCATATGTGCTGCCACCTGGTCAAACACTTCCTGTGCTGTGGCTTGTTCTAATGTTGCTAGTGTGATCATTCCTTAGATTCTTCGATTTTTCTTGTTGTGTAGTCTACCCTAACTTCTCTAGACCAGCTGAAGGTTTTATCGCATTCAGCACATTCAGTTTCTCCACTATCCTCTTGCGTGGAACCTTTGGCGCTCACAATACCAAGGTCCCAGCTGTCTTCTCCTTCTGCTCCGCAATATGGGCAGACCACTTCAGGTGTGCAATCAGTGTCTATGTCGCTCATTTTAGTGTGTTATATTTTTTTGCAGCGCTCACAGCGACCCAGTCGCTATAGTTCTTTTTCGCGGTATTCATAGCCGAATTCAACCCGTCTACCACAAGCTTTACTTCACCAGGCAATTGTTCAATGAACTCAATGCTAGCTTTCTCTGATATAGCGCTACCATTACCCAGATTTTCTGCAATCTTACAGATCACTTTACGCAGGCGGGTAGTCTCTTCTTCAAGAGCTTCTCGTTTCTGTTTCTCTTCTGTAAGTCGAAGCATCTCTTCTTGAAGCTCTTTTCTTCTTGTTGTCTGCGCTGATAACTCACAGATATAGTGCTGTATAGTTCCAGGAAGACTGTCGAGTGTGTGGTTTTTAAGGTACCCTGCAGGCAATTCTCCAAGAATATCTAGAACTAACTTTTGAAGTCTACGCAGACAAGCCTCAGTTTCTTCATCATTCATCCCATCTACAGATCCCAAAGGGTCTAGAGGAGCACAGATTGTTTCGACAGTAGAATGCTCTGTCTTTTTGATCCATGCTTTTTGTACTCTAGGAAACCGTAAAACTTCCTGAGCGTCTGCCCTAGCTTCTTCTAGCGTAGTTTTGTTGTTGCTGTATATTCTTCCTTCTTCTTCTTGGCTGCTGTACCAGACAGAATATATTTGTGTAACCATATTATTTTTGTTTGATCGCTCAGTGATCTCCAACCGTCAACCGATAGTTGACAGTTCAGTTAGTTCTTCTTAATCGCGTTTTGGTGGAAGCTTTCCGAGAATGTTTGCGAAAATTTTGTCGAATGCTTTGAAGAGGTCTTCTTCTGACATTTCTGGTAAAACTTTAAGTTTATCTACACAATCATTTGATTTAAAGTCATCTAGCACATCCATCACCTGGTTTTCCCAAGTATCTTCGCCCAGCTTATCCACCATTTCCTCTACCGAAGCATCCATTTCGTTTACTATTTCTACTTCTTCAACCTTCCAATTTTCTCCATTTTCGCTAGTGAGAGTACCGCGTTTTTTAGTGTCTGCTTGTTCGTTTGAATTTTCCATGTTAATTTTTGTTCGTATATGTGAAGGGCTGCTCCCATAGATACTAGGAGCAGCCCGATAGCGATTAGTCTGAGGCGAGTGTTGTCGCTCACATTATCCGAGGCTAGCGATTTCTTTCTTAAGCTTAGCCATCTCTTTCTCCATCTCTTTAAGCTCTTGCTGCTTTTCTTTCTTGAGCTTCTCGGGGCTATTTTCTTCGAACCACTCTCCGATAGTGAGGCCACTATCATCCATTCCTCCCCAGCTATCAAGAAGACTATAGTAATTATCTTCTGTTATACCTTCTGGAAGTTGCTGGATATTCTTGAGCTCTGTCATGGAATCTTTGACCAATACCATACAGTTAGGTGTACAGCTTCCCAGATCACTTTTCAGCTTCTTCAGAGAATCGCTTTCGAGAACGACCCACATTTTTGCTAGATATAGTTTATTCATGGTTTATAGTTTTTTAGTTGGTTTTCAAGTACCTCAATTTCCTTTTTCAGTTTATTGATCTTTTCTATTGTAGGAGCCTGATATGCGATTTTATCAATGAGTGTACCCAGGTCATCTTCAGCTAAATCGCCGTCTTCATCAATCACTGGATAGTTCGTAATACTCCACTCTGGCGGAAGCTCGAACTCATTGTTAATTTCATAAATAGATCCTTTCTGAATAAACAAACCTTGGTCTGTGCAGGCTCGGGCGATATCTTCTACCATTTCTTCTTCGGCGTAAATGACCGTATGATATGTCACTTGATATAATTTTTTCATGGTTAGTAGGCTGCTAATTTTTCTCCGATATACCAAACGATCGCGGTAAATTTGTTGTTATTGAATACACCTTCAGGAGCATCATAAGGGTCTAGAACTCCACCCACATCGCCCATCAACTTACCATCAAGGTCTTCAATTATTTCCTTAGCAAGAATATCTAATTGCTTCTTCTGCTCGTCTGTTAGTTTATAGTTTGATTTTCCCATGACTTATAAATATCCTGACTTAATTTCCTTGTCGCCCTTGTTAAAACTAAACCCGTGGCTATAGTAGCCGTTGTGTTTGTTATAGAGATGTAGATAGCGCTCCTGGTTTTTCTTAATCATCCTGAACACAGCGTAATTCTCTTCGCTCATTTTTTTATCTTCTCGCAATTCGAGAAAGAACTTTGGGTCAAATACCCAGCCTTCTAGTTCTTTGTTTATATGCACTGTTGTGCTGCTCTCTTCTAATCCCACCACACACTCGGCTGGCGGAGCAGGATTAGTGCTGATGAGCCAACCAAAATCTTCACAGCAGTTAGACCCATAGTCAAAACCTACTACAAGGTTATTTTCATCTACGAAGTTTATCTTTGAGGCACTCCATCCTAGCCCTGTTGACGGAAAGTATTTCATACTTTGCTTTGTGCTTGCTTGACGGCTATGTATTTTTTCAAAAGGTTATCGTCGTTAGCTATCGCACTCATAGTCTCCGGCGAGTACCAATCCACACCGGTTCCATCTATTTTAATGGTGTATTCGTTACCGTCTTCATCAACTATTAATTGTCCCGCAAATGCGTGTTTGTTTTCCGGCTGCTTTTGCATAGATTGCTTGAGATAGTAACGAACCTGGAAGCTGAACACACTCTTGCTGTGTTTCTTTGCTTTGTCGTTTTCTATCCAAGCGTATTCGACCATATCATTCTTAGAGCTGATAACAACCACTTCAATCCCTGCTCCGTCACAGCTGGTCCATACCTGTCCAGGTTTGATCTCATCTTCTTTTAACCATTTCTTGTACTCGTCACTCATCTTGACTGATTTACCCTCTTTTTTAACCAGGTATTCTTCAATCTGTACAGGTGCCAACAATTCGATTTTCACAATATCGTCGTCTGTGTCGTATAGAAACATAGCATCTCCATGTATTTCTACCTCTCTATTATTTTCTTCACGGAACTTGAGACAGTACTCATTTCCGCCATCAGCCCACCCCAAATACATAAACTCGTGTTCATCTTCTCCGGTTAAGCCGTCTAGCAATGGGCACAATATTATTCCATTATCGACCCTGAGTACTTCTGCCTTTTGTTCGAGAAGCCTGAAAGCTTCCTGTAGAGTTATCTTTTTCATTAACTTTCTAATTCTATATATGCTCCACGTTGTTCGAGCTCTGCGAGTTTTTCATCTACTTGATATCTTAGTGCAGTCTCATCCGAGTCTAGTGAAGACATCACTTCGTCAAACCAGGATTTAAACCTATCCACACTAATTAGGGTATGGTCGTTATCGCCCCAACTGAAGGGCGCGTCGTCGCTAATCAGGTCAAATATCCAAGTTCTCCACTCTTCAGGGAAAAGCTGACCCATTGGGTATGCTTCAAACTTTATAGTCTCTAGCTTTATTTTCATTAGGGGTATTTGATTAATCTGACGTTATTTTGAATGCTGCGCAGTTCATCCATACAGTCAAGAAGCTTAGCCTGTACTGAGGCGATAACTTCGTGTTCTGTCACCGGATACATGTTAAGCACGTCATCTGCAGCACTTATTAGAGCTCGGCTCCACTCTAAACGTTCTTTGACACATGATGTTTCCAGAGTTAGAGAGCAGCTGTCTCCTCTGACTGTGATCTCTGCGCTAGCCTGGTTAGCGCTTACGTTGATTTCCATACTTACAGCTCGTTACCGTTACTGAAGAAATTTGCTAGCTGGGAGGTTTTAGCTTCCTCAAACTCTATTTTCTTCATAACAGGTCTAAACATCTTCAAGGTTTCAAACACAACAATATTGCTCTCTATATCTTGAATCTCATAATTATCAGATATGTATTTTTGACAATCCTCTAGAGACGAGTGTAAGCTGACGTGTCCGTCGTTTATTTCGTATACGACATACTTGAAGCTAAGAGGGTCGGCTTTAATTTTGTCAGATAGCTTGAAGCTTTTGGTTTCTGTTTTCATATTTATTCTGTTGGTCGAGGTCTAGGATTACCTGCAGTTATTTCTCTTTCTGGTCCACAAGCATCGAACAAAGGCCAAAGAGATTGCGCTGTAGTTGGATAAGTTGGATAAGATGCTCCTTGCGGACGCATTTTTCGCTTTCTTGCGCAGAACAAATAACTTGCCCAGGCGTCAAAAGTCCCAACATCTTTAATAGACTTCTCGAATAAATCTACGTCTTCCTGACTTTCAATATCTTCAGCGTCTGCGCAACCCCAAAAGAATAGGTCATTACAGAGTACATAAAAATCCAAGTCTTGATTCCAAAGAATGTCTGATTGCAGATCGTTAGCTGCTACCAGCTTTAATAGGTTAATTTTGTATTGTTCCATATGTAAATATACCAACTTCTTCCTCTGTGACGTGTAGAATAACTGCTACGCTTATTGGATATTCTAGCCTAAAAAGCTCTTTGATTTTGCTCTCAGCATCTTTTCTAGAATAGTACCTGGCAGGTCTGCTGTAGCTATCACTGTAAGTCCATTGTTCTTGTGAGAGGTCGGTAAGTCTGACTACGTAATAGTCTTCCTTATCTCTTAATTTATTTGATTGTGTTTCCATATCGGTTTAAAGAAAACGCTCACATATAAATTCACCAAACACGGCTCCAGCTATACAGCTCAAGAACACTGTAATAAACGAAACCACAAAAAGTGTAGTGAATAACACAATATCAATCGCCAAATCTAGCTCGTTTTCCATAACTACAGTTTAGTTGTGTTGCGCCAATCTTCCCAATTTTTAGGAGTAAACCAACAAATCAGGCCATATTTTGTGTTGTTGAAAAACTCGTAGTTGTACTCATAACCTTCTTTAAAAGCATTCTTTTTTGCTGTTGTGAGTGAGATACTAATCCACGGAGTGATGTATTGCTCTTTAGATTTGTTCGTCTCTTCAATCAGCTTCTCTAGCTCAGGAAACTCAAAAGAGGCTGTTACAACGTTATAGTTTTTGCGTTTAACGGGGGCAACATACCCGCCATAGCTCGAGTGCGCTATGTCAACACGCTTAAATTTAAAGAACTCGGCGTTACCAGCATTCGTCCAATCTAGTTGCACAGATATGAATCCATTCGTGTGCTTGCTGATCTTTGGCTTTAGAAACTTAATCTGGAACCTCTGTTCGTATTCTTTAAGGTTGCTGAAAATAACTTTCATATGTGTAGGTGTACGAGGCAATGTTGTAGTAGTAGTTCTGCGTTGAAGTTTCTACTGAGATATTGTCTCCATATCTCAGGCACGCTAAAAGGCCTTTTTATATGTGCTAGCTCTTCTTTGATTTGCTTCTGATCTTCTAGGTAGGTTTTGAGGCTATCTAGTATTTCTAACCCTTCCTTTGGTATTCTTTCAGCTTCCATGAACAATTATGTTTGTTAGATCTCCGAGAGATTCTAGCATAATAGACCCTGTCAGGAGTCCTGCTGGTTGTTGTTCTTTGTCGTGCTCCCAGAAAGTGATCTTTTGTGTTGTGTGTAGAAATTTATCCACATACACCCACATCGTCACTTCGTCTACACTAATACGATAATCAGGGTTGTCTTTATGGCTTACTGTTTTCCCAGTATAAGCCACTGTTAAACTTCCAACGATCTCGTGCATAGCCTCATCAAGCCTTTCTTGCAAGTGGGCATGCAACGGCATTATTTTAATCTCCATAATTTTGACCTAACACGTCTGTGGATAGGTTGTGTAACGCTGCCAGAGTACCTAGTCTTGATCGCCATTCCTCTACAGGGTCGACATCGTGAATGTCTTGAAGCGCTCCAATGAGTAGCGAATGCTTGGGAGTAACGTCAGCTTCATGAATCAAGTCATCCCAGCAAGTGTCTTCCATCTCCATAAAGTACTCATCTTCACTGATAAGACAACCCGCCGCACATCTAAGTCCTCCCTCTCCGTAATAAGCACAGTTACCCTGCCGAGATAGACTTTTGGCTCCTTGTGTTAATAGGTGCTTTGCCACATGATCAAAGACTTCTTGAGCCGTTGCTTTTGGTAATGTTGTTAGCGTGAGCATATTAATGTTTCTAGATATTTGATGTATTGATTGGTTATCTCCCCACCGAAAGGGTCTTTGGCCAAATCCCGCTGCAGAGTATTAATCACTAGCTGAACTGCTTCTTTGCTATAGAAGTCAGGAAGAGCCACTGCAGAGAGAAATGCGTCGTAGATCTTTGACGCATCAAGTGTTAGTTCGTCGATTACATTATTCATAGTCGTGAATTACCGCGAGCACTTCAATTACTTCAAGTTTAGTGGTTGTCTCTCTAGCAACCACACTGATGAGTGTATAGTTGTTGGTGATGTTCTTCTGAAGTTTCCTGGCTACACGCAAAGCCTCTTCTTCTGTTTCATAATAGGTGTCGCACCATACATCCTTGCGATCAAGGCCTTCGCTAACCTCTACGAACCATTCTTTCTTTGTTGTCGTATTTGTCGTCATACTGTTTAGTTTTGATAGCTTGAGCGCATTCCGTTATTCCATTTAAAGATAGGTCTCCCATTACTATCTGCCTCGTAATGGGCAGCTCCTGCGTCTATAGCTTCACTGTGGATAACCTTACAGTGGCCTTCTCCTATGGCTAGCCCCAGCACAATTCCAACGATTGCTCCAAAGATACATCCCGCAATAACTTCAAATGTGTCGTGCATATTATTTATTTTGTTAAAGGTTAAACTACCAGCGCTACGAAGTCTTTTTGATATGCTTCGTGTATTTCTTCTCTTAATTCTTTTGATGCAAACTCATGAGTAAATATTGGTCGACCTAGCCGCTTCTCTACATCCTCGTGAAAGTCTGCAAAGTCGCAGGCGAGTACTCCTGTGTATCCTGTAATGATAAGCCCTTGCTCTCTCGTGAGTTTAGGTACGGTGTCAGTCTTTGTTTCAGTGCTTTCCATAAGGTCTAGTGATGTCTTTTGTGGTTGCTGGAACCTCTAGTAGATTCCAGAAGTGTTTGTTTATGTTTTTCTCAATCTCTTTTTCAGAGAGCTCGCCGTCTCCGCAACGGTGAGCATAGCTCCAATTGTCTGCGTTTTTCAGCAATGCTTTGATCCCTGCATCACTGCTACAGATCATGAATAGGTTGATTTGATGCAGAAACCTTTCATACATCTCAACCTTTTGTCGCAGTGTCGGCTTTTTGTTTTTGTTCATTTTTCGAACTCTTTCTTCAACTTTTCATAGAGAGCTTTGCGCTCTGTTTTAGCTTTAATTCTTCTTTGCTTTTCTTTTTCACGCTTCAGCTTTTCGTGCTTCTCTTCTTCAGCTACCCGTTTCTCATATTCGTCATCTGTCTCTTCTCGGTGCTGAGTCAATTCAAACTCGTAGTCGCTACCAAAAAATACATCTGTCCAACCAGAGAGTTTATATGCCTGAAACACACCGATTAGGTTGTCAATTTTCCCGTTCAGTTTATTAAGGACAACCGTTGGCCCCACCTTCATAAGTTGCTGTTTCTCTGATTTATTCTTTTTCATTTTTCTTTCTTATGTATACGTCGAAAAAATCATCTGTTTTGCAATCATAACCTGCATGTTTACACGCTTGCTCAATATCTACCTGGCACAAGCAAGCGTTAGGGGAAACATCACTGTATCCTTCGGCAAGAGGCAGATCTTCTACTTTTACAGAGAATATTTCTGCTAGCTCTTTAGGAGATTCGATAGTTTGTCTTGTGTCGGTATTATAGATTTCTACACACATAACTTATCCTTTTCAAAAATATTGCCGATGACAGTGTAAGTGTGTTCACTACTCAAACCTATCGCCCAATCTTTGTCTAGGGTACTTACGAGCCTAAAGCCTGTGCCCTCGCTGTCGATAACGTACTGTACTTCATATGTATCACCATAGCCCTCGACTAGCAAGAGATCGCCTTCATAGATTTCGTTACCTTTCTTATCTTTTAAACCTGTGAATTGTTGAAAGATAGCTTCTTTGTAAAGATCTTTCTCCCAATTACGAATGTAAGCATGCAACGTGCCTTCTTTTGGATATACTAATCCATCATCTCCAAACAACTTGCTACAATGCTTAATGTAAACCCTGAACTTAATTGTTCTCATCTTATCTAGGATCTCCAGGGAATTTTTCTAGTTTTTCAGTGTCTGCCAATTGATTTGCTAAATCAGCAACAGTATTGATGGCTAACGCCAGATCTCTCGCTTTCTGAAGTATCATATCGTCACGCCGCATGAACTCTTCAGCCATTTCTTTTGAACACCAACGCTCTAGTGTCAGATCATGTATCCTAGTGCAGTGTGCGTTGAACCATGCCTTGAGTTTAGCCATATCCCATTCTTTTTTTGAAACGAGACTGAAGGCTTCCTGTGGGCTATAGTCTACATATTTAACTTCCAACCCAAGCATTTTACAGAATCTCGCTCGAGACAGTCCATCTACATTGAAACCTAACCCATGCTCACCGTCATACCCACTCATTCCATAATGAGCTATGTTGCACAGTGTACTAGGATATATACCATAGTCTCCTCCCTTATAGCCACTCATATACCCGTGAGACGTAGCAGCTCTAGTCACTTTAAGCATATCTCCAAGTCTCACATTCTCGGCTGGCCCGAATGCCAACTCTTCGTAAGCTCCTCTCCAGCTATCGAAATCAGCGAAGCCATGTTTAACAGTCTGGTCTTCGCCGTATTTATTAATAGCCTCAACGAGTAAAGCTGTTACTTCTGACAATTGTAATTTTTTAAAGTTCATGATTTTTTGACGATATTTATGAAGAGATTTATGAAGGCAAAAGCTATAAGTCCAATTACGAATACTCCGAATCCTAACTGTACACCGTACGCTAGATCTGGATGATCTTTAATAAATTGAGCATTCCGCTCATCCATCATTTGTTCAGACTTGCTTTTATAAACTATAATAGACTCATTCATATTGAATTTGTTTATTTGCGGTTACACGGGTTGGTGATCACTTTGACTGTTCTAGTCTCTGTCATATAGATCTGCACTGAGAACCCTCCCTCTCTAAACTGCTCAGCGACTTTCTCGGCCTGCTCTAGAGTATCCATACGTCCTTCCCCTATAGAAAACGCATGGTATCTAAACCATTTATCTGCTCCTTTAGCAAGATACTCAATATAGTAATATTTACCTAGAACGCTCATCTCTGAAACCTTTCTGGTGTTTCGTGAATGTTGCCGATGACTTCTAGCTTATCTCTGTAATACGCTAGGGCTTGATGATCTCCGTCTATGTTTTCAACTTGGTAGCCTGAATACTCTAGAGAGTAGCTTACAACATAGATATAAGCTGTACCTCGTCTCTTCACAATGTCGCCTTCATAGATTTCAATACCGTGGATGTCAGTGGAACCGATATATTGCTGTACCGGATAATCTTTTTGATCTAGGTACCGATCTGAAAGGTCGAAATCATCAAGTCCGAAATAGGCGAATTTTCCTATATCTGGAATATATACTCTGAATTTAAGTGTTCTCATTGTTCTCCTCCTGCTTGTCTAGCTCTTCAGATTCTTTAATTCGCCTCAAGACCTCCATGAATGCTTCTGCTTTGTATCTGCTAGGAATGTGAAACGTATCGTAGGTATACCCTTGGAGAATATTTTTATACACAAACCAGAACACTTCTCCATACTTGAAGTGCATCAAACACTCTTCGGCTTTGTGCATAGCGTCGAGACTACTCACATAGTCTGGAACTTTGACATACACTGAAAAGCTGTTAGGTCTAGCGTCAACTATAGACGCAGTCAACATATAGCAGTCTAGCCCTGTACCCTCAGCTTCAACTCGTAAATCTACATTTTTATACCCACAAAATTCAGCAATCGCCTTGTTGATCTCGTTTTTTATTTGTTCTGCTAGTGGTCCTGTTGAGTATTCCATTTTCCTAATGTTTTTAAGAATGCTTCTGCTTTTTGACGGGCGGTGGCTGTGAGTAGCTCATCATAATGATGACTCTTTGATATACGTGCTGCGTAATCATAAATCAGCACGCCTTTAATTGTTCTAATTACCTTCTCTGCTTCATGCATAGCATCGAGGCTGTTCACATAATCTGGCACTCTCTTCCAAACAGCTTCACCTCCATGATGTTCAGCTTCATACCATAAACAAACACCCTCAGGATCAAATTTACCTCTACGAGTGCCTCTTTTCACTGGAAGGTTAAACACGACTTCTGCGATCTTTTGATTAATTTCAAGGTCAGTCATTTTCTTTCCACTTTCCTAATGTTTTTAAGTATGCTTCTGCTCGTTGTCTTGCTCTAGCTGATAACCATCCACGTTTTGCAGGTGTTGGGTTATCCCGCAAAGCTATTAAATATAGTTCATTACTGAATGCTCTGTAGGAGCTAGTGTCCATGCTTAGCTCAACCTCATGCATAGCATCGAGGCTATTCGCATAGTCTGGGCACTCTTTCAAAAGATATCCTTCTGGATCTCGCTCTGTCTTTGGTCCACATGGAGTCAGACAATGCGTGATACCATCTGAGACAATAGTGAATCCACGGCTTTTATGGACAGCTATATTGATTTCTTCACTAGTCATACTATTTCTTCCAGCTAAAACCGAAGAAGTTATACACTTCAAAAAAGCTAGTTTTATTCTCTCTGTGATAACTGTTGTAGCTGATCATGGGGTAATACCACCCTTTCTCCCATTGAAAATGCCAATACTTGATACGAATGTTAATAAATGTGTTATCCATATTATTCTTCTGGAGTCCAAGCAAGAATTAGGTGAAATGTACCAAAACACATTCCGTGAGAATCGAAAGGAATTTTTCCCATTTCTGGATTAAAATCTTCGTTAATTGCTTCTGAAATATCCCGATCTATATCACATACATCTAAAACCTTGTCTTCTATTGTATAATTCCTTTGAACTATACGATATATGTCGCCACCATGACATTTTTTCCTAAGTACTATATCTTTTTTTGCTGATTCTAAATCAGAATGAACTCCATCAAACGCATCAAACCATGATCTACCTATATGTGATTCATATTGCACAACGTATTTCGTAAAGTCTTTACTCATATTATTCCTTCCATTTATCGAATGCTCGCAGCATAGCTTCTACTCTTTGTCTTGCTGTAGCAAAAAATGCTGAGGCAAATTCTTCTGCGTCGGGGTTGTCTCGATCAACAATCGCGCAAAGCTCATTTGTAAATATTAGCCTTTTTTCTTCTGTTAGTTTAGGCCAAAGAGCTTCGAATGTATAAGCGTCATCCCAGTAATCAGGTATCAAGCGTCTATGTCTTCCTTCAGGATTTGTTCCAACATATTCGTAATACTTCAAATCTTTTTCGATATTTGTCCACCCACACAATTCAGCTAGAGCGATATTGATTTCAAGGTCAGTCATTTTCTTTCCACTTTCCTAATGTTTTTAAGTATGCTTCTGCTCTTTGTCTTGCCGAGGCATGAAGTAAATCGAAGTGCTCCGACAGATCTATTGCCGAACCATGACACAGAACTAGCAATAACCTGAAAGCGAAATCTCGCCTTTGTTTATCGTCTAGCCGCTCTTCAGCCTCTCTCATGGCGTTTAGGTTATTGCAATAATCAGGAAACGTGCAACTACCAGCAACAGGAGGAGATCCAATACGCACCATTTCCGGAACATCGCTTACGTCCCAATATTTTTGTGGTTTTGGTAGCACCTTGCAATTTTTCCACCCAAGTGACTCTGCAATTGCTATATTAATTTCTTCGCTAGTCATTGGTTATTTCAGGTTCTTTGTATCAAATCATAGAGTTATTCGACTCGCTCGTATGTTTCCTCAAAAATACTAGGCTTGCACGGATAACGCTCACCTTTTACTCCTGTGATAATATAATCACCAGGACATACTCGATGCCCGCCTTCAAGTGTATCTATCCAGCCGTGGTGATGAATTAGCTTATGACAATGTGAGCATTCATAATGTCCAGCTATATCAGGGTGCCTGAAGTATCTCACAACCTTACCTTCGCTCAGGAAAGCTGGATTAGCGTCAATAAGAACGCACTGGTCATCTGGGTGGTCTCCGTTTTTAAACCATTGCGTGGCTTCTATAACTACTGGTTTCTTTCGATATTTCATAGTGATACTGTTTCTTCTAGGTTAATTTCTTCGTCATTGATGTCCATAGACAAACATGAAGTAAACAAAGGTCATTCCGACATTGAGACCCATAAGAAAGAATCCAAATAGATAGTTCTCAGGGTTCTCACAGATTTCTTTTCTAATTTGAGGTGGGATCTTCATTGCTGTCTTTCGTTCCAAATCTTGATCAGCTTAGCAGGAAATATAAAATCATCCCAAAATTGTTCAATCAGTTCTCGTTTGAGGTAAGACCAAGGCCCAGCACAGCCACAGTCGTGACAAACAACATTAGCTGGTACTCCTTCTCTGTCTTCTGTGCTAGTCTGGATATTCAGATCCTTTGAACCACAGAAAGGACAAGGTTTGATATCTTCGTTCACTTTCATATTAGCTAGAACGCACTGGTCATCTCGATGATCTCCATTTTTAACGATTGCGCGGCCTCTATAACTACTGGTTTCTTTCGATATTTCATAGTGATACTGTTTCTTCTAGTTTAATTTCTTCGTTTTTGCTATCTAAGGTTACAATCAAGGCACGTACACGATCTCTAGCAGAACTAGACAGATATGCACGCTGCCAATCTTTTACACTTTTAGAGTATTCTTTAGCTATATACCACAAGAGCCATCTGTATTTCTCGAATTGCTCCTCAGAGAGCGTCCGCTCTATTTTGTGAACAATATCCAAATCTTGTGTGTATGTGTTTACAGCTACAAAAGCTCTCATAGGAAAAACCATTCCCATCAAAACTCCTTGCATCTTTTTAATGCCGTGCCATCCGAGGAGTTCAGCCAGCTGCTTGTCAAGTCTCTCGTCAGATGTTAATTCTTCTTCATCATTTTCCATATTCTAGTTTGTAGATGATCTTGTACGCTTCTTCGATGTTCTTGTTTAGTTCCTCTTCAACAGGGCACTGCACTGAAAGACAATGTCTGTGTTTTTTAGGATGATGTAGGTCTCCGCAAAAGGGCCTAGGGATGTACCCTAGGACCCTACGGAGAATGTTTATTTCCTTTTTGCTTATCTTCATTACTGAAGACTACTTGTAGTTTCCGAGACTGGCGTCAGACTTTGGAGCATACTTTTCCAGGATATGGAAGAAGTCTTCTCGAGCTAGCTGTCTGCCGCTACTATCCATTTGCTTGGCAAGCCTGTTTCCGTAATAACCTCCAAGCTGCTCTTTGAGCACTTCAGGATTGCTGATATCCAACTTTGCAATATCGTACACAATTTTTATCAATTCAGAGGCAGGAAGCTTCCAGCCACGCTTAGTGAATTTCATAGCCCTAGAAAGAGCTGCTACAGGAAAACCGCTACCTGCATAGACTAGCTCTTTAGTTACAATACTCTCGAGACTCTTTTGAGTTAATATGAGCCCTTCGTCGACTGTGTAGTAGCTTCTTGTGTGAGCAAAATCGAACGTTTTATGTATGCTATCTACCTTACCACAGAATCGTAAGATGATCTGCAGTCCTCCTGTAAGAGTAATTGCATTCTGCGAGTAGTGAACTGGAGAATATAACTCGCTAGATATTGGTATTGCTCGCCCAAGTTTAATGACGCCCTGGTTCAGTGTCACTCTATTAAGGCTAGGCGCATCCACAGCGTTATAACCTAAATGAGCTGTATAATGCTTCGCTAGTAAGTAAGCAGTATTAACCTCTTTGAAGTAGAGGTCATAATCACGTACAGGCTCATTCAAGAGCATAGACGCGATACAACCACCACTCACAATTACATCTCTTTTTGCAGCTGCCTTGAGGTTTGCTGGCAGGCTCTTGAACCATAGGGTCAGAGCTTTTTCAATGTTTTCTTGAATTTGTCGTTTGTTCATGTGTTGCTAGGTTGCTTCTGGGAAATACTCTAGAAACAGTTTGACCGCTTCTCTGAGTACAGGTATGCACATTTGTCTTTTTAGCCAGGCACGATCATCCTCAACATCTTTATAAAGCGAGGTTTCTATATACACTTGATGATATCGGTAAGAGGCAGAAAGAATACTGTCTCCCATAAGCATCATCTGACCATCCTGATAGAAATGAGGGCGGTATGACATAGCTTCGGCGTCAAATATTATGATTTTAGCTATAAAAGCACCCGACGCCTGCTTAGGCTCAATTCTCACAACAAAGCCAGGCTCATCAAATATACTGCTAGGAGTGAGCCTGAATTCTCGATCAGGTACCGGCCAGATATTAGGACAACCTCGCTTTCTGGTAACACCTTTATCTACAAAATAAAATCTATTCATCTGTAGCGTCTATAGCCTTTGTGTTGAGTTTGTATTTTTTCGCTATCTCCTCTAAGTAGCTTTTCCACTCTGCAACTTCGACAGTGTCGTGCATGAGCTGCAGTTCCAAAATCAGCATCTCGTGATTTCGAGAGGCATCATACTCATCTAACACTCCTCGCCAATCAATACCTTCCATATGATTGTCATACTCATCATCTGCGATGAGGCACCCTGCTGCACACTTAAGTCCATCACAATTGCGATAAGAGCAGCTTGCGCCGTCCAGACTGCGCTTGTTCTGTGCGAGTAAGTGAGTAGCCACCTGGTCAAATACTTCCTGAGCTGAGGCTTCTCCTAGTGTTTTAAGCGTGATCATATTCTAGCCTTTAATTGCTGCGTATATTACATAGAACCATCCCAACAGTGTGTGCAATAACGCCCACAAGATAGACTTGTTTTTTGTGTAGCTGATCACCATCGCCAATACAGCTCCTAGCTTGAGTCCTTCAGAGCTGGTAATCTTCAACTTAAGTTGTTTCGGTTTCGAGTGTTCCATTTTTTGCTTTTTCTGTTAATTCTTCGTATTTTGAAATAGCCTCTTTGATTTGCTGCCTTTCTTTATCATATCTCACATAGCCTTTACCCCAGGTTTCGAGCTGCACTAATGCTTCTCGAGCATAGTCTACAAGATCGTCAGCGCAAGAGCGCCAAGCATCCCTTTCTTCCTTAAGATTATTCTTCTGCATCTTCCTTTTCTGTTTCAGTTTCTTCCTCAGTAGCCTCGTCTTCTCGAGCTTCATCAAATACCTTATTGATTACCTCAAACAAATAGCCGCGCTCAAGAGGACGACCATCCATTCTCAATAGCTCGATCATACGTGCAAAGTAGCTCGTATCTACTCCTGTAAGCTGATCTTCGAGAATCTCATAGTTTTGCAGGTCTAGCTGACTAGCATCATAGATGATCTTGAACATTTCGCCAGCAGTGATGTTCCAGCCACGCTTGATGAACTTTTTGATCCTGAACAACGAGCATACAGGGTAGAGACTTCCTACATATTTGAGCTCTTTAGAGAGAATGCTCTCAAGAGCTGCAGGATGCAGTACGAGATCAGTGTTTTGGCTGAAGTAGTTTGTCGCATGCACGAAGTCGTAGTTCTTGTGAATCTGGGAAGCATCTCCCACAAACCTGAGTACGAGCTGGATTTCGTTGGTGAGAGTGATCGCATTAGAAGTGATCATACTCACACGATACCGGCCTTTGTTCTCAGCGCCTTCAACTGCGTCAAATTTATCGAGCACACCTTTGTCAAAGATCTTTACCTCTACGCGATCTTCTGACTCGATGACATCTGCGAAATCACTATAGTGCTCACCTACAAGTTGCTTCAGATAGTATTTAGCAAGCCTCGCTGCAACACTAGCATCATCGAAATAGATGTCATAGTCGTTGGGGAGGTCTCCCTGAAGCATACTTGCAATAGCTCCTCCTGTGAGGATATAGTGAGATTTAACATCTCTTCGGAGATCTTCGTCGTTGATTGTCTTGAGCCAGCCAGCGATCTTGTGCTTGATGGTCTGCTCGATTGTCTTGCGCTTGAATCCGCGTTTGTTGTTGTCGTTCATAAATAAGTTTGATTTGTTAAGGTTTATAATGCTGCTCGGGTTTCTTGTACCGTCACCTCTTCCCAGGAATACACAAGTGCTGATAGAGGTTCTTTAGCTATTTCGTATCCACCCTCTGTTAACTCTATTTTCGTACGCATTGGTCGAGGCTCGTTTGAAGGATACATCATTGCCCCTCTTTCAGTCATAGATACGATCTGCATAGGATTGATAAAAACTGTCTCGTCTTTTTCTGTGGTGATTTTAAGTAAACGCATAATTTTATTTGTTAAGGGTTGTGGACAATTACAGCGTCGGCTAGTCCTGCGTCATAGCCTCGGCTATATTCTTCTTCTACCTTTTCTTCCAGCCTTTCAATTTTACTTTCGAGCTCTTTGATCTCTTCTCTTAGCTCGTCTAGCAACCTTTCTGCTTCATCATGCTCGACATATTCTCCATGATAGCGATCCGCTAGCATCTCGGATTCTATAAAGTTATTTCCGCACTCCTCACAGGAGGAAACATACATTTTGTATCTTGTCATATTATAGTGCTTTTCCGTTGAGTTGTGCGTACCGTACATCATCGCCAGCTACACTCAGCGAAGATGCAAATACTTTAGAGCTTTGAGGGCCTCCATAATAAAACCATACCCTTACAATATCTCCTTCTCTGCTATCGGTACGCTCGTCTAGGTTAACCAGCCCATGTTTACCGTGCAAACGATGATCTGGTTGCAGAGTGCTAGGTTGATTGACCCATACTCTGGTCATCTGGGTTTCCATAGCTTACAAGTTTGTATAGTAGATTGCGGTTGTCTCGGCATCGAGAACGACTGCTTCATGCCAGGCAACAAACTCGTCCTGGTTCCATTCTTTGTTGAATACTTTATCGAACGCCTCTCTGGCTGAGATTTTGATCAGTTCTTCGTGAGACATATTAAATATCTTTACTAAGCTCATCGACTTCTTTTTGAAGCGCTGCGATCTGCCCGTTTAGTACGTGTACTTTATCAAGGGTTTTTTGTCTTTCTCTTTGTCTATCATCAAGAATGTCGCCTATCGTCTTATCTTCCCATATACTTCTAATTGGATAACCGTCGATACTCCAATGCGCAGGCAGATCTTCTTTGTGATTTATCTCACACACAGAAGACACTGTACATTTGTATCCACAAGCCGCGCCTACAATTAATCCAGCAGCATCACGGTCGTCTGCCACCACAACCGCGTCTAACTGCACTTTGTATAATTTTTTCATATTTACTTTCTTATTCCCCAGATGTCGTATTTTTGAGGTGTAGTTTTTATATTACCAAACAATATAGAACAGAATGTCTTCGTCTTGTGTGAGATTGTAATGCTTAACCAATAGGCTGTTGAATTGGTTGATTAAATCTTCATCGCTCTCACGGAAATAATCTAAGCTATCAGTTATTCGCCATGGCAGATAACAACCATTAGTGATAGTGACAGGTACGTAAGATTTCCCATCTGTATCTGTAAGCAGACTCCAGAGAGTGTCCTCGAGATCAAAATTTTCCTGAGCTCTGAAGAAATCTATCAGGCTCATATAGTCAATTACTTTTGTAGTTTCAAATTCTGGTTTTTGTTGCATTTTATTCAGAAGTTTTTCCATAAAGTAGTTTTTCCAGTTCTTCAATGCGTGCCTTGAGTCTTAGGTTCTCTTCAGAGATGTATTTCTCGCTGAGCTTTTCCAAAATAAACCTTATTGAATCGTCCGCAATAGCTCCGTCGGTTGCTTCAATCGGGCTGTATGTAATCTTCCAGCCGGTAGGTATATCTGCCTCTGATTTAATTTCACTCAAAGAATTTGGTACATATCCCATTGAGTCTTCGTGGAGAGCTCTAGCAAATTCAAGACTCTCCTCAGGCTCAACGAGGATGACTGCACTGTATGTTGCTTTATATAGTCTTTTCATGTTAACTTTTCTTGATAATTTTCCTGATAAAAATATGCCAAACAAAACCATTCACATGAACAGTCTTTAGATGAGTCAGCTCGTCAGCATCTTCAATCTCCCAGCCTGTACCGTAAATTTCGAGGTTAACAGGAATTGGGGGTTGGCTAGGATCTACAACCGCCCAAAGATATAGCTCAGATCCTTGGAATTCGAAGTCGATAATATCGTCCCAAGCCCAGCGCGGCAGTTCGACACTTGCTTTGTGTGGAGCGTCATGAGCTCTATCCCAATTGACCAGGTATTTATAGATTTTCTTCATGTTTGTTGTGTTAGTGTGCTTATTGTGTGCTGGGTTGGATGTCTGGAAAATAAGCTCTAAACAGATCAACTGCTTCTTGTGCGATCAAAAGCGCCTGACAGCGTCGAGAATATTTTTCCATGTTTTCACTAGAGTCTCTAGTTAACTCAAACCCTGAACCCATATGTACATAATGATTGCTATATGTCAGATGTAGAATAGACCCGCCGCACATATTCTCCTGGTTTGCAGAAATCTGACGGAACATCACTCTTCTAGCGTCGTAAATAGTGATTTCTGCCACTGGCGCTGTTAACCCTTTTGGTGGTTTTGGATTGATATACACTACAAAATCCTCTTCGGCAAAAACGCTTCTAGGTGTTCTATAAAGAAACTTATCAGCTACAGGCCAAAGGTTAGGGCAATTTTTCTCTCGAGTGTGAGGTCTGTTTGCAAAGTAAATTTTATGCATAGCTCTATTCAAGTGCGGCTGTTTTATGAATTAACAACTCGTTATTTTCGATTGTGATGTAGTGGTCTAGATGTGTATCTATGTTTATGTTGTAGCTCGTACCTGGTTTTAAGATATACTTGCTTATAGACACAACATCGCTATCAGGGGCTATAGTTGTTCTATAAGCATCTAATACTTCAGGAGTAGCTAGCGGAGTATGCCCTACAATTTGACTTAATGTAGGTATAGGTTCATACTCATATCGCCAATCCATCCAGGTTATTCCTCCAACCACTTCTCTGCCTCCTCGGGCAATGCCTGCACTTAAGATCGGATCGTCGAGCCCCATGGCTAGCAACCTCTCAGCAACTTCGCATCTTTCGATAATATCTTTTGCTGTGAGCTCGTCTGTGAATGGCTTTGCAAAATGATGCTCGCTTGCCCCAGCATGACTTAGCAACAAATCGTAACATCCTTCGATCTCTAGTCTATAGGCCAGCTTTGGACTATAACCAATAACCGTAGACCCTTGGAATACGCTGTTGATTGCCTTCAGCTTCTCTCTAGTGTTACCGCTGCATGCGTGTCTGTCGTATGTAGCGGGGTACAGATAAGGGATGTCGTGGTTACCTAGTAGCCAGATAAAATTGTCACCGTACTTACTGTATAAATCTACAATGTATCTAGCTGTATTCTCTGTCTGCTCGGGTGTGTCGTAGAAATCGTCAAACCAATCGCCTAGGGAGATTAGCCTATCAAAAGTATTGTTATTTATTATTCTAGACAATTTGTCTAGCTTTTGATGCACGTCAGGAATGATTAATGTTCTCATTGTTTAGAATTTTTCGGCCTTCGAAGCACATTCGTAGCATAATGTTTTCCATGAAGTGCAAGAGTGAAGTTCTCCTGGCGACCCGTCGTTCTCGCAAGTTTTCTTACTGAGCGCCTCAGCATAGTCAACAACACCTGCCACCCAACCAAGATACTTACTACGCTCAATATCAATAGTCCTACTGTTAAACATAGTAACGTCACTAGGCTTAAAACAATCAACAACCTTATATTGTACGCGTAATACACCAAACTTTTCTTTAATTCTAACAATCTTTGTCTTAAACCCATTGAAGTGTGCATATCGCCTGTTTAATTTTTGAGAGTATAGCGCGTAAGATGGAATACCAAAGAGTCTTTCAACCCTCCTGGCCATGTTGTGTAGCATAACATCAAGCTTATAGGCTCCCCAAAAAGGCTCTTTAACTTCAGCAATAAAAGACTGCTCTCCTCCTAGGTGTTCACAAACTAGTCTGATGATCTGCTCCCAGCCATCTCCGCAGGCTATATCTCCAATATTTCTTACAGTGCCGCCGTTACCATCACTAGTAAAAAATAAGTCTTTGAAGTCTTCAAATAGTGCTAGTTGAATAGCGTCGTTCATTTTGTTTTTCGTTGTTTTTAAGCACGGTTTACCATTTTTCCATGGTAGCTCTATTCTAAGGGTGGTTTTTACTTTCGCTGCTATTGGTGGTGTGTTGAATTTGGCGTGGTTGGCTGTGAAGGCTACAAGCTCTCCATGAGGGCTCGACCACAATTTACTTTTCATACTATTCGATAAGTAGATGCCTGTATTCTTTGTCGCATAAGACAGAAAAAGCGATACTGAGTTGTAGCTCAATATCGCTGTTGTTTTCACTGTTCTTTCGTTCTAGTTTTTCTTTAGCTACTGTTTTTACGATACCTAGTATTTGCTCTAGTGTTTTTTCGTTTAGCATCAAATTGTGTTTTATTGTGTTTGCTTTCCGTATTCTACAAACAATGTCCTAGCTTGCTCTAGGGCATGAAGAGCCGCTGTACGCGAGTCTAGATGGGTCCTTGTGTTAGCGTGCATTGCTGCCAGAATATCTCCAGCTACAGCTAACGCGCTAGGAATACGTGAGCGTACTGTGGCTTCTTGATACTTTTTGTGGACTTCTTCAAGAGGCTCTTGTACTGCAAAACTATGACCGTCATGAAGAACAATCATGGTGTTACAATTTTTACTTTTTCCGTCATAAAACGAATTTATCTTATCTACCACACAATAAACTTTACTATCGTCAAGTGATGTAAGTGTTAATAAACTCATAGTCTGTCTTCGTTGTATGCTTTTTGTAGATTCTCTGGGCTATCCCAATGGTAGATTTGGTCCATCAGTGCAAAGCAAATCTCTCGCTTTGGCTCGCCTTCAACAAGATTAGTGGTCCCTTCCTTTGTGTGGTGCTGCACTGTCCAAAGGAAGGGAAATTTACCCTCGTCTTCTTGAATTACAGTATATCTTTCTTTGTTGTATGTGACACCGAATCTCTTTGTACTGTGATGAATTTTCATAATCCAAATGCTTCTAGTGTGTAGTAGAATGGTCTCCCTTCGATCTCTTTTACCATCTGCAGCATCTTGTCTGCTACCTCACAGATCTCCTTCTGTGCGTGTATGGACCTGCGTAGGTATAGAAAGTGAGCAAAACTTCTCCAGTTGAACATAACGTCAGAAGCTAACTGACTGTTGTACATCTTGAAGAACCTCGAACTCTCCTTAGCGCGCTTTCGTCCGAGAACTTTCTCAACGTCTTTCAAACAGGCGTGATACAATCTATTGTTCTGGATAGATTGATCTACCAACACCTCTGCCCAATTACTATAAGCTCCTAGTCCGTGCTCATCACCTACAGGGACATCGTAGAAATCAGGAGGGATGTAAAACTTATCCTCCTTAAGTTCTTTGTATCTTGCTGATTCTGTATTTACCGAGCACCCAATTCGGTGTTTTATTAAATGAATGTGCGCACTGATGTCGATATCTACCAGATAATGTAACACACTTTTTTCAAAAGGGGTACCATGCTCATCTTCTGCTAGCTTTTTAAGCATAGCGGGAAGGCGTTCCAATTTTTCTTTAGGTAAGTCTCTGTATGTACTCGTCCATGCAGACAAGCCATGAGTTAGATCACCTCCATAATGGCCTAACCATTCCACTTTGTTTGTATAGTTACTCATTGTTTTCAGATTTAGTGTGTGTTGCAGCTATCCAAGACAAGCGAGATTCCGTTACTTTAACTCCCTCGATAATATAATCATCAAGCTGCCATAATTTAGCTTGGTGTTCTGCCGCTTCAAAGGTGTTGAAGCTTATCCACCATTTAAGTGCATAGGTCTTTCCTTCATAGCTTTTGAACTTAGTTGTAATATTTCTTTGATCGCCTGCAGTCCACGGTGACCATATGGCGTAATACTCTCTTATTTTAGGAAGCGCACTCTCTTGTACTTTGAATGCAGGAATATCTTCGATATCGCTCAGTGATTTTTCCTGATACTGAACTGTAGATGGTGTGTTACTCATTTCCAATACTGAGGCTATATTTTACACCTTTAACAAAGCTATTTTCTAGTGTAGTTTGTATAGTTCTGTAGGCTTTGTCGACTATCTCTAGGGAGCTTTTTAGCTCAGCTACTTGAACTTGAAGTGCAGCTGCTTCAAGAATGTTTGTGTCTCTTTCCTTTATGGCTGCATCTAGCTCTTTGCTTTGCTCATCTAGTCTAATCTGGAGACTGCCGTTGTGGTTTATAGATTTGTTACGCTCTAATTCAAGCTCACTTGCCCTGACACACCATCTGGCGCTTTCGACATTGAGCCTTTTAATTTCACTGTTAGCAGCGTCTCGCTCGTCCACTAATTTTGAGTTCTCTTTACTGAGTTTTTCACATTGAATTACCTTGTTGGTGATTATGCGAGTACTATCATCAATAAGCCTACGCAAAGCCATAATACGGCCTCTAGCGTTCAGCTCCTCACCATCAATATGATGAACTAACGGAGCCTCTGCATCATCTAGTGCTTCGGTAATATATTTACCAAACCCTTCACTACTTTGCTGAGCTATTTTCTCTCGATCTCGAAGCTCTTTATTTTCTTTTACCAGATCTAGATTTTTTGCAAGGAAGTCGTCGATATACTTTCCCAGGGTTTTGTTTGTTTCTAGCAGCCTTTCGTAGGATTCTTCTAGTTCAGATTTCATATTGTTTTAGTTTTTTTGAGACTAATTATTTTTGGAGTACGGCGTGTACAATTTAAATGTTTCTAGATAATCGTCGAGAGCATACACTCCAAGAACGTTGTCTTGTAGATATGCTTTGAAGAAGCTGTATGACCGATTGTGTCTAGGTGCAGCTGAGTTAAAAGCTATGATCTTAAACCTCTGCCTTGTAAGACACATATCGTCTACCTTGTAGAAATAGTCTTCAGCTCTTAAAATCAAGGGAGCACTGATCAATTTCTCAAGCTCCCAAGGCATCAATGCACTTTCCGCCACAACAGACTCTACCTGTTCTGATTTAGTAATGACTAGCTTTTTAATTGAAGATCTTCCTCCTACAATGAGATGCGCTGTCTTGTAGTGATCTTCTGCTTCTTGTCTGTCAGTGTAACTAGACTTAAACGATATGCGTTGTCTTGGCCAACCTCCCGTGTCTGCGATGTTGTACCAATGGCCCGATTCTGCCTGATATTCAATTTTATATGTTCTTTCAAGCATATTAACCTTTCTTCATGTCGTAGGGTTGATTCATTACCTTGAGACTCCACCAATCTTGCTGCAGAGCTTGCGACCTAATAGCGTAAATAGGTCGAATAACGATACCTTCAGCTTCAGCTCTACCGTGGTCGTATTTTGTACTGTTAGCCATCTCTTGCAGCTCTTCTATGCTGGGCGAATTGTCTGAGAAGGTGAACCTCGATACCTCAGGTACATGAGGAATTTTGAATGACTCACAGAAGCTTTTTACTGCATCCCAGGGGAACCATACATGCTTATTCACATCTCTGATCTGATAAACCATAAATGTTAGGCTATCAAGCTTCATAGGATTTTTTTGAATCCCAGGACCACAAACTTCTCCTTGCAGCGCAAATGAGTTTGGCTGCTTTTTAAGTATTTCCTCGAGGTTATATTTTTCAGCTACCTGCCAGAAACAATTATTAGCAGACTTGGCAAACTCAGTATTTCTACCACAAACATAGAACTGCCCATCTTTGTAGATGAATGTCCCGCTGCTGCCATCACATTTCAATGTAGCTACAAATTCAACATTTTTAAACTGTGCGGAATACCTGGCTTCTTCAAGAGCCTCTGGCTCATTTCTAAAATTGAGCTCGTCTGTTTTTCTTACGATATGTGTTGGGAACGGAGCCTTTACCTCTCCTGACGTAGACGCACTTGCTGGAGCTACCCACTTTTCAATATCAAGTAGTACGCTAACTTCTTCACCTTCGCTAAAAAACCTTTCTGTGTACCTATCTGTGAGTACGCTGAGAGGTAACACCAACCCTGCACTATATTGCCCACGCATCTTAACTGTCTTGATCCTGGTTTTATCTTCGCCAGTGTATGTCTCATCTACATACTTTTTAGGTGCATATGAGTCAGGGAAGACCATCACTACGAGGTCTCCTACACTATACAAACCTTTCCTGACTACCACATGCCAGCCTAATACAGCGGCGCGTTCAATTCTATCTGCTCCTTCAATAGGAGCTAATTCTAATACTTTTGCGATTACTGCTAGTTTTTCCATAAGTTTAGTTTTTTAACATTTCAAATAGTTGGTCTAGGATTTCTTCAGCTAATATGTCCTCTACAAGATCGCCATCCTGATCATAAACATCAGCTTCGAACCATTTCTCTGAGTCATCAAGTGTGGTAATTTTAGCTAGGTATTTAAGTTCTTTGTACTCGAGCCACACATTCTTTTTGTGCTCAACTGCAACGCTTATTATGTCCATAGTCTAGTCTTTTAACTGCTGTTTGATTTCTTCCATACTGTCGTGAGCCACACTCCAATCCATCTCTAGCTCTATACGATCTGCTGTGTACTCCCAGTCTTCGTCGTCCTCAGTTCCAAAACTCTCTGCTGTCCAGTATGCGAATACAATGTTTTTTACCCCTTCGTGCTTCGCTTCTTCTAGTTGTTGAATTGCTGTGTCTATGTCCATAGGTTTATACGTACATTGCAGACTCGTACCCATCATCTCCCTTCACAACATCTTCTAGTGTGTATACATTACCAGCTATAGCTATCTCCTCTGGCCAATCACTATAAGGAAAAGCTTTTCCCTTGAATAAATCCACAAGCTTTCCATCTTTTGTTCTTCTTGCAGCCAAGTCAAAACCTGCAAGAAAGGTGCTGAGTGTTTCGTCTGACAATACTGTCGGTTCTCCACGTTCTGATTCTCTCATAGTCTTTTATAGTTTTATGTTTTCAACATCATACGCCACAATATGATAACTCATGCCTGTTTTTTTATCTGGATCTTCTTCTAATAGTAGTTGTTTCGTCTCTGCTGATTCTTCTGTTTCGTGAACACTATCAACATGTTCCCAAAATTCAGCACCATCGAAGCGATTACCAAATACTAAATAAACTTTCATATTACTCTGTGATGTATTTGAATTGTACGCTGCCGTCTTTACCTGCTGCCCAGTATGCTGCACCCACAGCTACTGCCTGTTCTTGTGTATTACGTTTCGTTACAAGTGCCCCGGCGCATGCTCCCATAGTAAAGACGAGGAGCAATGCGCCAATTAATACCAGAAGACCTCCTGGCTCAATTTCCCATGCATGATCAAACATAATTATTCTGTGATGTATTTGAACTCAGGGTTGCCGTATTTATCTGGTGTCCAGTATGCAACACCTGCGGCTACTGCTTTTCTCTTCATTTCATCTTTTTGAGATTCTGCACCTATAAGCACCATGAACAAAGAGTACAAGACAATCACTAGGATTGTTGACAGTATGAATCCAGCGTCATCTTTCATATTATTTAGTATTCCACACGAATGCTGAATTTCCGTCTTTGTCGGTAACATAGTAAGCCGCACCATTGCGTGCAGCCTCTTTTCTGATCTCTTCTTTACCACTCATATTACCGCAGATAACACCGAAAATGAATGTGAGTACCGAGACAAGCATAAATAAAAATTCTTCAGGGTGCATATTATTCGTTTTCATCCCAGCAGAACACGACATTGTCATATCCCGCTAGTTCTTCAGTTAGGTTGTGTTTGATTACTAGTTCCCAGATCATATATCTGTTGGCTAGACCTGCTCCAAGTTTTGAAATGTAAAACTTACGAGTAGGATTTTTGACAATATGCTCTTTTAGTTGATTTAAGAGCTTGAAGAAAACCTTGCTATACTCGTCTACTGTGTAGCAAGACTTTGGTTGATGATCTGGAGCTTTTTTAGTGACAAACCCTATAGCTCTTGGATGGTGTCTTAGCTTGGCAGCTCCTCCTGTTCCTCTTTGCTCTAGATTGTCTCCAAACACAAAAAATGCGTTAGGATCTTTATTGAGGAACTCTTCTGTGACGATTAGGTTCTCGTATTTTGCATGCATTACAGCTGAGGTTTTTCGTACTTGGTGTTTCTAGTGAGGATGAACCCTTTGTGCGTGGAGCTAAACTCTAGCACATAGACTCTATTATTAGCATCACCCTCTACAACAGCTCCTGCAAAGTTGCCACCTTTTGCTAGAATAAAACCAAATCTGCTTTCAGGTACGTTGAGTATTTTCCCATATATCTTTAAAGCTTCAGCGCTTTCTTCAATTTCTGTAACTTGTCCTTTATAGCAAAACAAGTCTGTTCTATATAGCGACACAAGTTTACCCACCTCGAGCTTTATAACTTGAGACGGGATGACTACTCCGTTATTGTCTGTGAGCGGTACTTCACCTTCGATTCTAAGCTTTAGTCCAGGAATTATTTTTTCTTCTGCTTTGATTCCTGCGTCTAGTGTTTGTGCTCCAAGCAATAGGAGCAATACTGGAATACACTTCATAGTTTACTGTTTTTGTTTTTTTCTGCTTTACTGATTTCGCGTTGAAGGTACCAAGCGGCTTTTTTAAGGTCTTCAACTCTTTTACCTTTGTTTTCGCAGCGCCAAATATACTTAATCGTGTTACCTAGGTTAAATCCTAGATCAAGCTGCTCAATAACATCAATACACTCAACCCCTGAGATTTGATTATAATGCTTAGGGTGATCTACTTGTTCGTTACTACTCTTTGGTTTCTTCTTTGTATTTTTCATATGCAGCGAAAGCTTCCGCAGAGGTTGTTTTGTCTGCAGACATTATGAACTTTAGAACTATACTAGCTAGTTTTCCTATCTTTTCTTGTGCGTCGTTAATCGTGTGAGTAAGACTGCTGATATGCTTATCTTGCCATAGTAGCTCTTCTCTCAGCTTGAGCTTATCACTCACAAGGCAATGAGGGCAATAGCTTGCTTCCCCGTCTCTGGGGTGGCTAGGTAACTTTGCAAAATTGTGTCCTAGCGAGCACTTTGCCACGTCTATAGGGCCTGCAACGTCATTTGCTAGTGTTTCATGCTTTACTATACGAAAGCTTACTCTTTGACCCGCAGGTTCTGCTAGCTCTTTGCGTCTGGCAGTAAGCGCTTGCTCAGCTTCTTCAAGCGTTCCGCAAGCTTGCCAGTGGGTCCAGGGAAAATCTGGAAGCTTAAATTCTACTAGATATACTATTTCAGACATAGCACTGCATTAAAGTTGGCCGCCCAGGGCTCGAACCTAGAATAAGAGAGTCAAAGTCTCCTGTGTTACCATTACACCAACGGCCAGTTTTTCTTAGCTGCAGCTTTTAATTTACGATGCACTCCTCGAATGTACCCGTTAGCCAACGCTTCTGCAACTTCATATTCTTTTGATTTTGTGTTTAACAAAATAATGCCCCGCGCCCAGTATATTTCTCGATCTAGTGGATTATACTTATAGTCTACAACACGAAAATACCCTTGCGCGCAAGTGATATCAAATACACGCATTCCGTTTTTGTTATATAGCAGAACTACCTTGCCGCTTACTGTAGTTTCTTCGTAATTTTTCATTTGTTGTAGTGGTAGGTAGTGTGGGGATCGAGCCCACCCAGTCTTGCGACGCCAGATTTACAGTCTGGACTGCGTCCTTAGCAGTATAACTACCTGTTGGAGCGGATGGAGGGAATCGAACCCTCATAGCTAGTTTGGAAGACTAGAGCATTACCACTATGCTACACCCGCAAAAAATTGTCTAGTCTCTCCCAGTGTCACACCACTTCTAGAAATCCAGTTAACGCCGGATACTGGCAGGTGTCGCTCAGGTGTCGTACTTGCCGTGGCAGGCTTACTTATAGAAGCGATTCTGATTATTCGGCAAGCTTCGCTGTCTCTCCAGCTGTCACACCACTCAGTCGTCCGCGTCCGGACCAAGCGCACCGTGATCTCACAGTACGGCAGGTGTCGCAATTCTCAGCAGGATTCACAGGCTGCTACATTCCAATCACAGCCCAACCTATTACCAGGGGGGTCGTGGTTACTGAGAAATTGGTTGCGGGACTAGGAATCGAACCTAGGACTACAGCTTATGAGACTGTCGTTTTACCACTTCACTATCCCGCGATTAAGTTGTTAAAGATCAAAAGACTAGCCCCGCATAGCGAGGCCGCTACTGTGTCTACTCATGGCAGATCAGCTTGATGAAGTATCCTATCTTTTTAACCTTGTTGCAACAAAAAACTCTGGTTGGATTCGAACCAACGGCATTCGCTTTATTCCCAGCATTTTGGCCCTTAACCGTGAGGGAGCGATGGTCTACCACTGAACTACAGAGTTTGTCTGCTGCAAGATGGTCGTGACGGTGAGAATCGAACTCACGTGGTCTTGCTCCCAAGGCAAGTGCCTGGCCTCTAGGCTACGTCACGTAAATGGAGCCAGCACTCGGATTTGAACCGAGGACCTACGGTTTACAAAACCGGTGCTCTACCGCTGAGCTATGCTGGCTTACGGACTGCTCTAAGTATAACACAAAGAGCAGCCACATGATCAACAACTATTCTACACTATTAATGAAATCAATATATTTCTTAGCGTATTCTAGCACTTCATCATCTGATGGATAATAATCTGCGGAGAGGTTAAAATAGTTATCATGTCCCAACGACTCAGCTGGTTTAAGTGCTGCTGCAGCTCTAGCCATATGCTCAAACTTAGCTTGCAAGTGTACAAAGGCTAGCTGCAGCGCGTCTTGTCTCAGTTCTTTATCAGATTTTCCATTCATATTAGTCCTTGGTCTTTTAGTTTTTTGTATTCTTGTTGAGCTATAACGAAGCCTTCGGGAGTATGCTTGAAGATGTTGGGATCGTCTGTAGGCTCTACAAAGCCTTCTAGCACTAGATAATGCATCGTCTTTCTAGCTTTCAGCATCATCTCAGCAAAAAGTTTCTGTATCTCTCTTTGCTTATTTGTTTCTCCAGGCATATCTTCTTCTTCGTCATACTCGTCATCATCGTCGTTCCAAGAGTCTTCGTTAGCCATTGTTTTATTTATAGGGTTTCGTTTTCTAGCTGCAAGGAATATTCAATCTTATTGAAATTTTTATCCCAAAACTCTAATTGTTCTATGCTGGGTATGAACAGGTCAAGTTGTGTCATAATGGTTGAAGATCTCTACGTCGCATGTACTCGGCTATAAGTAGCCCGTCTGCGTCTTTTTTAATGTTTAGTGAAGGAAACAGTCTTTTTCCTATGTCTAGACTAGCTGCCTTGAGCTCCTCGCTACCTTTTAAACCTTTAGGCAGCAAAACCTTTTGCCATTCTTTACTGTCGATATACTCGTAAGGGAACATAGACCTCTCAAGCGCTATCAAGGTAGCTTCTAATGCTCTAATAGCGCTTAGTGTAGCGTTGAACCTTGTGCTGTTTACCATAGGGCGCTCAAGACCAACCTTTACCTGGTGCTCTCCAAAATCAATCAGTATATCTCCAAGAACTGATAATAGCCCGTCAAAGTCTATTCTTGAAATATGCTTCGCCTCTTTAGTATAACTAAGCTCTTTTTTAATTGGTAGTTTATATAGCTTAGCTTTACCACTATCACTAATAGCACCAATACCATTATTGGTTACTCCGTTGTCGAATCCTATAAATATCATATTTTTAATGTAGGCTCGCCACCATTATAGATGGCGAGCCTTGTGCTGTTATACTATGGTTTCTAGGATAGCCATAACCTTCTCATAGTTTTTATGGTCTTTATTTCTGACTTTGAGATTGTTTTTTAGCCAACGAGCATCGTCGTTATGCTTAACAGTCTTTCTATAGTCAGGAAGCTCCATTTTAGCTATCAGCTTTTCGACTTCCGCCAGTTTTTGTAGGTATTCGCTACGCATGAAACTCAAGACCAAGATATCCAAGCTCAAAGCTGGTTAAGCGCTCAAGAGCTTTTTCAACACCCAACGCATAGCAGAACGGATCATCTTTAGAGCATTCACTACTCAAGCAGATATACTTGTCTACACTGCTTTTGGGTTTAATTACAATGTGAGTATAACCTCCTTTAGGTAATAACCGGTATAGAGGATCTTTTCTGAACGTAGAGGGTACGCAGATAGCATGTGATTCAAAATTAAACGCACGCCCTTTCTTACTAGTGTGTTCGTTTAATGCTAAATACATCGCCCATCTAAAATGCTTGATGCGTACGCTATGCCCAGCCTTTTGAAGCTTTTCGATTGTTACTCCATTAGATGGATTACACCTTGGACCTTTAGGCCTAGGTTTAGAGATCCACTTCCAGACTTTGCCAGTGTCTTTTTCAAGTTTGGTTACTTCATTAGTCCCCGCGTCGAAAGTCCACGAATATAATGGATTGTCTTTGTATTTATTACTCATATTACAGTTCAGTTAGATGTGATGACTTTTCTAGTTCCGAGTCTACTTCAAGTTCGCTCTTTTTCTTTCTTTTTGTTTTGTTTGTTTCTGCGATTTCTTTCTCGATCTCTGGTGGAGGCATATCTGGAATGCCAAACGCGTGCCTTACTATTTCTTTAGCTTGAGGACTGTTTTTAAGTATAAAGCCCAGCTCTTGTTCTCTATACTTCTTTTCTGTATCTATTACACCATATTTCTTCTCACCACCTTCAAGCTCAAGTTCTACTTGAGTGTTCGGGGTTTTCCATGTGTACCAGCCTCCAGTCTTGCCTACAAGCGAAGTATACGCGTCACCAAGCATACGTACAAGAGGACTATACCAGTCGATACCTCCGTTGATATGAATATCAAACTCAATCTTCTGACTGTTACCTTCACGTCCAAGCTTGTTGCGCTTGACTGTGAGTGTGTGGGTAGATCCGCTCTTGCGCTTCACTCCCATGTGATCTTCTTCTAGGTTGTCCCTAACTCTGGCTACCTTGAACTGATAGGTGCTATTGAATCGTTGAGCCTCACCCCCGATGAGTGCCTCAGGCTTTTCTGTACCGAAGCCTGTCATACCACCAATCTGTTCTTTTAATTGGTTGGTCGCCACAAACACAATATTCTCGCACTCTAGGTGAGGAATAATGTTTCTGTAGAAAGCACTCATCAGTTTTGCATGCTCACCTACCTTTGTCTGTCCGATTACGTCTTGATCCTGCTCATACTCTGTACTACCGCCAGCGATACTATCTAGAGCAATCAGAATAGGTGTTTTACCGTCGCTGTGCTTTGCATAGTTCTCGATAATAATCTTACACAAAGTCAAAGCCTCTTCAAGGCTCTTTGGATTGTGATAGTGTACGCCTGCAGGGTCTACACCCTGAAGTTCCATATATCGGAAGTCAGGAGCGTTTTCAGTCTCAATCCAGAAGAACTTACCTCCTGCCTTCTGGAAGATTTTAGCCAGGTCGAATAGTAGCGTAGTTTTACTGCAGCCCTTTTTACCGTAGAGAAGATAGCATCGACCGTACGCCATAAAGCGACGGTCGAAGGCATACTCCAACAGGGGGTTATCTAAAACGATCCCTGTTGGAGGTAGCTCCTTATCTACGGTATTGAGCTCCAGATTAACTGCTTCAGCTTTGAATGTCTTAGCAAAGCTTTTCTTGATCGAGTTAATATAGGAGTCAATATCCATAGTGTTTTTATTACATTTCGTTCATGAACCGCAGTGCTTCTTCGCGGCTCATTTGTCTAGAGGCCATCGGGTTTGGGGGGAGTGAGCTTAGATCGACTGGTTGAACTGCAGGAATAGCTACACTAGCTACAGCCACTGGAGCGATAGAAGCTTTTGGAATGTCTAATACAGGTACCGCTGCAGGCACAGGAATCTTAGGTGCTTCTTGCACAGGAGCGAGACAAATATTGTCAGCCTTCTGCTCAAAACTAGCTCCACGCCCCTGAGGCTTTAATAGCCCTGGATAACCATTCATACAATCGTCAAAAATATCTGCGCTATACATCTCACGAAGCTTGGCAAGAATATCTTCTTTGGTCTTTGTGACGAATACGTCGTCAAGGTCGTACAGATAATCGCTGTCGGCCAGCTGCTCAGGAAGCTTTACCGCCTGACTGCTCTCTACTTGAACAGTCCAGGGGTTTTGTGAACCTTCTTTAAGCTTGATATATACAGGAACACAACGATCAGGGTCATTGATTGGATTTCTTGGGTTGCCTTGAAGATCTTTGCCGCCAAGCCAATTCATAAGAATATCTGCACCATTGCGCAAAGGAAGATCGAGCACATGCGCACCAGCTGAAAGATTTTGGGCAAAAGCTACATTGTACACTACACGGTCGGTAACACGACCACAGAACGGATACTGCTTGAACTTCTTACCGTTATTATCTACGTCACGCACACGAGACTCTTCAGGGTAGAGGATCTTGAGGTTGTTTGCAAAATATTCTGCAGGGTCCTGAAGCTTGTTAGGAATGAAATACTTTTCTTTGTAGCTAGTGCCGAAATTGTCACGCACGCTGATACGCTTGTACCAGATACCATTACCAGAACTGTCAGCCTTGTAGGCAGGAAGGAAGTAGAGATAAGCGCCCTCGACATTAGATGTTTTACTGAAGATGGCCCTACGCACACCGTCCTTGATGTAAGGTGTCGCAGAAGAGCCGAGGTTGAGTTCACTGCCTTCGAATTTAAGAGATGGTTTGATGATTGCCATATGTTTTAGTTTGAGTTTTGTTGGTTGGTTGTTTAACTGGGTATAAGTATAAAGCTGTGAATCTGTGAGAGCTTAGGTTAAATCATGAAGATATTTTTGTACGTAACTTGTCCTCTGAGCTTGTTGAGGAATGTCTGCACCATCATACCTGCCACAATAATCGGCAAGGCGTGACTGATATTTTGCTCTTTCTCATAAGCAAGCAAACAGCCACCTTCTTCGTTACTGTCATCAATGTATGGAAGCAACGCCTCTTTAGTTAAATCACTGTTAAACAGCGCTGCCTGTCTGCTGGTGCACCTACCGTCGATCCAGAATAGCTTATCTTTTTCTTGTGTCCAGCTGTATTCATACAGCGACTTACGAAACGCCATACTGTCTACGCAGCTGAAGATCAGGTCGTATTTGCTAAAGTCTTCGACCAGCATCCTACGCCTGATACCCCTTACAATATACTTGTCCTCAAGGACTTCTACTTTGTACCTGCCTACATCATCAAGCTTAAAGTTCTGATGTAGAAGATTTGAGACATCTACCTGGTCGTCGTCGTAAATATCTATGTCTACTTCTGTATAGTTGAATTGCTTTCTGTTGTAGCCATAGTCAAAAAGGATAGCGAGTAGATTACTGCCAATACCTCCAGCGCCAGCGATTGCGATACTATTCATTTTGTGTTTTACTAAGTTCTTCTCGGGTTACGATTTCTTTCAATACTGATTGGTCATTCTCCCATGTTGAGTATGAAAACACACCATGGTTTCTTGCTGCATAGATTACATTGTGCTTAAACCCTTGGAACAATGTATCTAGATCTAGATTACTAGGGTACGGAGAAAAGCTTGGGTGTGTGTGAAAGCTAGCACAGATCTCCCAACCTTCCTTATACCTGTCAAACAATAGCTTACCTAACTCTAGCTTATCTGCCTCATACAAACTTATTGCTGTGTGCGATCCTTTGTGTTTGTTTTTGATTTTTACAAACCGGTAATCATCTTTTCGAGCTAGTAGCACACCACCCTCTTCCTCAAGAGGGTGGTCGCACTGGTCTGCCGCATCAAGCACAGCTTTTGCGAATGCTGGTTTATCAAGCATTTGTTTTATTCGCGAGGGATGCAACAATACCAGCCACCAAACCATCAGCTTCACGCTCAGGTGTGTGTGCGTGTTCGTTCTCGTATTGAGGCTGCGCGGCTCCTCGAAGAGTACTTACACTAGACTGCAACACGCTGTCGTTTTTAAGTGTAAGTAATCTGGTCGCCACGTCGTCATAGCCTGCACCGTCATAGTGTCTATCGTTCACAATACAGCGATACTGCTTTGTGTCAAAATCATATACCTTAGCGTTTTCAATCACAATTGCGTATGTTCTCAGGCTGCCTGTAACCTTGTAGGCTCTTTTGCCTTTGAACTCGATGAGTTCAGCTCCTGTCATGGCTACAGCTGTGGCCATGAACTCTTTCGATCGCTCGATAGCACTAAGCTTTTCAGTCTTTGCTACATCTAGTAGTGCACACAAGTCATCTTCAGTAATCAAGCACTTTTGCGTTACTGTCTTAAAACCACTAGCGTTAGACTCTTCTTCTTTAAAAGTACAGCACTCAAGCAAAGCTTTAATTATTTGCTCCGCTCCCCATAGGTAGTTTCTATACCCACTTCTATAACCGTTTGCTCTGGTAGAGTAGAAATACTGGTTGTCTGTTTTTTTGTTGACCGCCTCAGCTCGCTTAACTAGCCTTCCTAGGTGAACCTTTACAGAGCGCTCGGACGAAACCTCAAGCTTATAATCTCCTTCTTTATCCACAAAGAATTTTAACCTTGGTGCGTCTAGTGAAGGCTCAGGATTGCGATATTCTGCACCAGTCATACTATGGTGTATTTTCAAGGCAAGTCCGTTAGCTATAACATCATGCATCTTTAGGCTTAGATTGGACGTAGCCTTTACAAACAGTCTATACTCTTCACTACTGTGATAGCAGCTTGCGCGATAAATCACTGTAGCAACCTCAGACTTATTAATACGTATGTCGTTAACAAAGCGTTGTCCGTTATCGTTCAGAGCTGCTTTGATAGGTATACCATTAATCTTGATCTCTGCAGTATACACTTTACCGTCCAGGGGAGTTGTCATGGTGTCTAGCTGCGATTCAATATTTCTAGCGACAACATTACAAATAGTATAAATATCGAACTCACCATCAAAATTAAGATTTGTGTGAAGCAGCTCGAGCAGGTTATCGGCCTCGATGATCACATTATCATATGCGACTCTATGCTTATAGAACTGAATGTTCTGTAGCATGGTGCCTTCTATATCACTATTGATGATCTTACTGATTACTACAAGAGTTGTATTTTTCTTGTAGTCTCTGTCTATGCACTCAGCCAGCTCTTTATACTTATCTTTATTCTCGGTAGTGAGATTTTTGATCATCTTGAGCTTTAAGAGCTCTGCGTCGTACTTGTTGATAAAGCACTCTTTAGTCAGGAATTTAACCAGAGAGGGCTGCAGCTTACACAACATAAAAACGTAAGCTGTATGCACGTCATAGCTATTAGAGGCAATGAATGTGCTTGTGTAAGAGGCGTCATCTTCGATATCAAGCAAATAAAAACCTGCGTCGAGATAGTCATACAAGGGCTCGTCTTCTCTAGCAATCAAGCTAATGATAGGCATGGATACGTCATCAGTGACGATTCGATAAGTGTTGTCACCCTCAACACACTCAATCGGGGCACTCGCTATGATTTTAGGCACATACTGAGGAGGAACTGACTCTGGAATAATTTTTAGTGTATTGAATAGTGTTGAATGCGCTTTGAGAATAACTCTTAGCGTCCTTTTATCGCTTCCGGACAAGTAGTCTGCAACCCGAACCAATTCATCGTGAGTTAAACCATCACACTTTAGGTGCAGCGTTCTAAAGTCTGCGATGACTTTAGAAAAGGCATGCATTTTTTCACCAGGTGCCTACAGTCTATAAAATTAATCGGTGTGTAGTTCGGCCCCCAGCGCGAGTCTACACACACTTCAGCGTTCTTGAGATGCTTAGCAGCTTCATTAAACTGCTTGTTTATTAATTTATAGTCGTTTAATTGAAATGTGGCCATAGTTAGAAATAAAAAGCCCCCTAGCACACGAGGCACTAGGGGGCATAGCTGCAGTAGGGGCTACAGGCTTTGCTTGTCGCCACCAATCACCTGACCAGTAAGCATGACCTGAGCATTAGGATTTTGCTCAAGCTGGGTACGCAGCTTGGAAATATTAGCTTCGCTACGCGCAGAACTTCCTGCGAACTCGAAAGGAGCTCCGTTAATAAATACCCAATTCTTCTTTGTCTCTACCAGTTCAGTGATGTTGTCGATAGCCTGGTCGATATCGAGAGTGAGAGTGTCATGCCCAGTTTTGTTGGCTACGAGAAGAGTATACATGTTGGTGTTGTTGCTGGTGATTTCGGTTTCGTTGCTGTTGTTGTTGTTGACTTCGTTGTTCATAACTAGTGTTTTGTTTGTTTTGGTTTGGTTTTACTGAGGTTTTCTAACAGATAGCTTATACTAATTAGCTTTGTTTCTACGAATATTAAAACAGACATCTGAGGTATCTTGAAGCATCTTTAACAGCTGCTCGTTGTGATCGCGATCAAAATCCATAAGCCTAAGCAGATAGTTTTCAGGTTTAATCTTATTGATAGTATCTAAACCTAAGTCATAAGACTCAAGAGGCTGCTTGTACTTCTCTACAAAATAAGACTCTACAACACCATAAAAGTTTGTGAGTAGGGAAAGCCAAGTCTTTTGCTTTACTTCACGATATTCAGCACTACGGTCGTCCATAAGACGGCAGCGCTTGGCGATGTAATTATCTACAGCTGCGATAATCCCTTGGCGTACAGTATCTTCAGAAGACTTCTCGTTGGTTTTAGGTTTACGCACATTAGCGTCTTTAGCTTCCACCACAGGTTCTGCGATCAAAAACTTATCGTGCTTGGCTTCTTCTTTTGTGATTAAAGAAGTTGCAAACGCTCTAAGCTTGTTGAAGTCTAGCTTACCTGTATTACTGCTAGGTAGTGAAACCTGCTCATTACCGCTTTCTATAGTAACCTGCACAACGTCGTCCAGCTTGAGTGTGAACTGTTCAGGTTCCGCCTTTTGAGGTGTAGGTGCGCGTAAAGTCTCAACTTCTTGAGTGAGATGCTTGTCGTATGCTTCCTTGAAGGCTTCAGCGTCTACAAGATAGCGCACACCAGGCAGGCAGGTTGTCACGTTTACGCTTTTAACTATATTCTGTGTAATAAGCTTTTTTGCATCGAACCCAGACAACTTATCTTTAATATCTGAGAAGAACAGCATTTTTTTGCCGTCGTGTTTGACTGACCTCACATAGAGCTTGCGCCCAATTTTATAGTCAGTTACTCGAGAGTTGCAGATTTCGCGGATTTTTGTTTTTTCTGTCATATGTTTTAACGGTGAATAGGGAAGTTTACATGCCTTGTGAGCCCGTTTTTAAGAGGTCGGTCTACACAAACTCTACATCTAGCACAAGCTCCAATATCGTCGAGTTTCTTTACTTTTCCTGTGACCTCAGGACAAGCTAGACTGGGTCGATCAACAACATCTTCAGGAAAGCTATCACCCATCCAGGCGATAGCGACGTTTGGGTAATCTTTATATTTATCGTAAACTACTAATACTTCATCTTTGTTCACTATATCACAACTAAGCATGAGTGTAAGGTTTTTACACTCGGCCAGTACAGGTACAGCGAAGAGGCTTCTAGTATAGGCCCAAAACCTTACACTAGGAGTCTCTTCGATGACCTTTGACCATGCTTCCACGTATGTGAGATTAAAGAAATCACCACCAGTATGTATGCGAAAGAAAGGTTTGTTTCCTTTATTCGCCAGCAGCCATTTAGTTATTGTGTTTTTAATAACCCTATAGGCTAGAGCAAAATCAGCGTCTATGACTTTTGCTGTGTTTGCGTCTTCTACAGCTGCATATCTCTTGTATAGCTTTCTTAGATTTTTATCATAACACACATTCAAGCATCCTCCAGGGCCTTTTGTCGCGTGAGGACATGTGCCACCTTCGCTAGGAGGTCCTTGGGTAAGACTGAACGTATTGTTATGGTTATTGTAGAATCTGACCTTGCTGTTGTTGGTCAGCTGAAAACTGTCGTGGTTTACTGTTTCCATTCCCATATGTTTTTCTCAAAGTTCCAGGCTGTTTCTTTTTCAAATACTTTTTCTTTTCCTTTCCAACGATCCATAATAGCTAGCTCACAGCCTACAGTATCTCCTGTTGCAAGCTTGGTGTGGCTGCAAAACACATACTTTAAGAGCTCTTGAATATAGTTTCCATGTAGAAGATCTTTATGTATCGCCCAATAGCCTGCATCATGCACTGTATTGATTGGATAGATATGCCGCATCCAAAGGTTTTCTTTCTTAAGAATATTCTTTAAGTTAACACTAGCTTCCCACATAAACCATGCAAGCTCACTCGCCACAGGGAAAGCTAGACTCTCATTCTTCCAGCCTGCTAGGATACCGAAATTGTCTGTATGCTCATAGCTTAGGGTAAGGCCTCGAGCGTTGGTAATTCTTCGATACTCATCGACTTCATTTGTGCAACGATCTCTGAAAGCCATATACTTCTTGTATCTCTTCCAGGTTTCAAGTGCATACTCTAGGGTAGCAAGACCTACATGTAACCCATTTTCAGCATAGATGTCTGCTTGAATTGGGATAGCTGCAAACTTTAATCCTGCAGTATAGCTAACCCTAAAGGTGATACTCTTAGAAATAACATATTTACTTACATCAGATTTGGTAAGAGTGCCGTCATTAAAATATTCACGCATCTTGGTAACATGGAAACTGCCTGCACGTATGTCGTGAATAAAATCTTCATCCTGACTCAAGAAAGCCATAATAGCCAAATCTGCGCCAGCTACATCAAGCTCTGCCCAGTAATAATCTTTCATACCTGAGCAGAAGATATTCCTAATATTCTTTGGTAGTAGATGTGCAACCTTCTTCTGTTCTTCGCTAGTATAGTCACTATAACCAGGCACAAATATATCTGGGATATATGCCAAAACCTTAGAGGCTGGATTTTGTACGTTAGGGCTACTGCTGGCGCGGAAGTTTTTCAAACACTCGAAAAAGCTTGCGTGTATTCTTCCGTCAGAGCAAATAGCCGCCCAATAGCTTTGCTTTAAAGGTTCATCTATATCTTCATCAAACTCACCTTCGGTTTCCGAGACTATCCCTTTTTTGCTAAGAAACTTTGTTGCAAAAACTCCCACACGACTGACACTAAGCAAGAGAGTGATTGCTCTGTGAACATCCACAATATTATTGTAATTTTCTCTAGCATAGTCGGGGTTGTCTTTGTGTGTCTCTAGGAGTTCTTCAAGTTGGAATTTAATTGTAGATAAGCTTTTGCCGTTCGTGCTCGGCTCATACATCTTTTGCGTTTGGGGTTTTTGCTTATCGTACCAAACTTTACTTTTAGGGCTTTTGCCAGCTTTAGTATAGTACGCAGGCTCTACACACAATACCTCGAAAAGTAGGTGCTTTTTCTGAGGAGCGCTATTCGGATTAAAATCTTCTACTCCGAACCGCTCATGTAGAAACGTTACGAGTTCTGCTCTAAGTTCTTCATATTTCTCGCTATATTTTTGAGTAATCTCATCTAGCACTTTTTGGTCTACTCCAATACCTGTAAGCTCCATATCTGTGATATAGTGCGTTAGCGGTAGATAGATGTTATAGTAGCAGTCTCTAAGCCTGGCAGGTAGATATTCTTGCATCCGCAAGCAAGCTTCTCGATGGCTCACAGCATCACCAGCACAATATTGATAGTACAGCTCAGGTTCAACAAATTTCATCTTAGCCAGCTCGTTTTTAGCTAGCTTGTGCTCTTTCATCTTGCGATTAAACTCTGTGTAATAGGGAGTATAGTCTGTAAACATCTTGATACCTGTCTCAAGACCTTTACTGAGCCTACTATCAATAAACGCCACAGCTTTCATACCATCGAAAGCTAGAGTCTCGTCAGGAATGTTGAATCCTCGGTGTCTAAGGCGCAAATCGTCAGCACGTATGTTCCAGCCAAGTCTTCTGGCTTTAGGGTGCTCTAGAATAAGCTTCATAGTATCTAGAAGCTCTCTATTCTCAGTGATTCCGTCTTTACTGATGTTCAATACAACAGCCATATCTTTTTGGCAGCTGTATTGAAACTCATACATAACCTCATCGTCGGTGAACTTTTCCCCGAACCACTCAGCATCGTAGCCTATATCGAACATTCCTTTAGAGATATAGTTATTGAGCATGGCTATATTCTCTTGAGGATCATCAATAATTACATAGTGGTATTGAGTATAGTTTAGCTGGTTATCAAGAACTCTCTTTGCCAGGGCGAATGTAAGCCTAAACTCGGGACGCTTTGTAGGGTCCATCACTACAATCATGCCTGGAGCATAGTTAGCGATAACTTTACCATAAGCGGTATCAGTAATCTCACCAACATAATCACCCATCTTGATGTTGGTGTTCATAATCCTTTTGAAGGCTTCTGCTCCAAGAGGCATGATCAGCTTGGGTTTAAACTTTTCTATTTCTTCATCTAGGTTAGCTCGCCAATATTCAATATCTTCAGCACTAGGCTTTGGTTTGCTGCCGATACCATACTTAACCATTCCTGTGAAATAAACACGTTCGATAGGTATTTTTGCAGCAGCCAAAGCGTCTAGTACCTCGTCTGCAGAAGATCCCTTGACTCCGAAACGTTTCTCTTCCATATCATCTTTAGATGGATGAGAAAACACAACCATTAGGTCTATTTCATTACCTTCAACATATCTTGGCTCGATTTTTATTTTGTCGCTCATTCTTAATTCTTCTCTAGTTGTTTTGCTTTACTAGCAAAAGCCGCTTTAAGCTTAGTCATAGCCTTGTTAAGTAGAAACCCTACATTCCCCTGACTTAGGTTAAGTTTTTCGGCAATACTTGCATAACTCAACTCTTCATAGTACCTAAGACGCACTATTTCTTTTAACCTGGCAGGCAATTTAATTAGCGCCGTATGTAGTGCGCTTTCTGCTGCGCAGCTATACTCAGAGCGCGCCATGGTTTCCATAGGGCTCTCAACCTCAGCCATGCTGCCTGTCGCTTTCGGAAAGACTCGAGTACCGTCATTATTATAGAGAGGCCTCGATGGCTCAAAATCGGTTATATACATAAACCTCTTTCTTTTATTCTGTGCTTTAAGAGCTGTATTTTTAGCGACCACAAAAAGCCAGCCTACGATAGACTCTAGCATTATTGTCTCTTGCTTTGCTACTAGTTTTTTAAAAACTTCGTGACACACGTCGTCTGCAGCGTCACGGTCACGCAGTATCCGAAACGCTATAGTGTGAACAGTGGCTCTGTGAGTGGTGTATGCCTCACTTATAGCGTTTAAAGTTAAGTCATTCATATACTGCTATGAAAACCGCTTGTTGCTGAGGGCAACAAGCTAGTTCTTCTTTGGGGTATGTTGTTAAAGTTGCTCGCTGGTTGTCTTGCACGTTTGTCTTTGTCTTCTTCTTTGATTCTGTCTTCTGCGCCACGATCTTGCTGTTCGAAGTTCATAAACTCCAGCTCAGCTAGATAGTCAAACTGGAAGTTTTTGGCGTGACGAGACTTTAAGCTGAATATACTCACAATACTGTCCTGGGCGCTGTCTCTACCTATAGCTAGCACCATATCTGCAGGCTTTAATATACCTTTAAACCCTGTGATCTCAGCATTAGAGAACTTCCTGGTCATTTTGCCTCCTGCCTGATGCAAGAGCCATACACTAAATGGATGTGTTCCGCCAATCAAGTGGTTAGATAAGTCGTCTACCTCGAAGCTTACTTTAGCGTACTTTTGCCACTCCGCGTCAAACTTGTCACTAGACGTCATATAGTCCATCTGGTCGATATAGATGAGGTCTGGGTGATAGCCTGTCTCGCTGTATAGTTTGTCTAGATAGTTTGCTATGAATTTAGCTGTCACAGGCGAGGCATCTCGTAGATCGTGTATTTTTAAGTTTTGAAGAGCTTCACGATCTCGGCAGCCTAGGGTTTGAAAAGCATCTCTAAGCTCATTCTGCAGCATTACATTACCTTTATGTAGATCTGTGTATGGTATTCTGAAAATATTACTATACACACGAGAGCATATGTTTTCTGCAGGCTCTTCTAAGCTCAGGTACAAAACTTTCCTAAACTGCTTAGCGTTTTGAATAGCTGAGTATGTAGCCATTGCAGTTTTACCGCTACCTGAGTGGCCAAGGATAATTCCCATTTCCTGGTAGTTTAAGCCTCTAGCAACCATATCTACCGCAGGAAAACCTGTGAGTAGGCTCTCTCTGTGTTCGATCAATACGAGCTCTTCGAAAGGGTTGAACTCACGAATACTGCCCACGCTAGACTTCATAGCCAGCTCGCCGATGAGCTTTTCAGCCTCGGATACCAGCTCCTCAGGGGTATTTAACTTATCTGCCCTGAGTTGCTGGTACCTTCTTGTTTTTATGAAATCTGCAAGATGCTCTAGAACATAGGCTGGGTTATTGGATGCACTATCCGAATAGATGAAATCCCAAAAAGCTATAACTGAAGGCATGTCTGCCTCTAGAATATAGTGTTTTTTGAGTATTCCTTTTAGTGAGGCCAAGCATAGCTGTGGGTTGATTGGCGCTTCACCTATAGTCAGAGCCACTTCAACATAAGCATTATAGATGCTGATAGAGCCAAAGTCTTCTGGCTTTACATGAAGCTCTTGCGCTCTCTGCAGGACGGCTTTCTCTCGGAAAAGGCATTTTATAACCAGCTCTATATAGTCCGCGTTGTTGTACAGGTCAATATTCATTCGCGTGTTTTTCAATCACTTCCCTGATCCCAGGGACGAGCTCTACTAGGTTGCTAGCGCCACTCAGCAACAGCTCAATACTAGATAGTAGTGTGCTTTGCTTTTTTCTTAGCCTCAAAATCTCAGCGTGTGCAGTATAGAGTGCTTCTTCTGCTAGCGCCTTGCTTGTTCTTTCAATAAGGTTACCAAACGCACGCTCTGCCTGAATGTCTCTGTTCATGATAAGATTCTGTCTAGGTCTAGTCCTTCTTGCTTTGCAAACTCTTGCAAAGAGGAGGTCATTTCTTTTTTTGCTATATGTTTGTATTTTTTGATTACCTCAGGATCTCGTTCTGGAGTACTGAGTATTCGATACCATGCGAAAAGCTTTAGACTGCTATCCATCAGCACAGATCTTACAGACTCGCCACGCTTGATATACCGCATAGCTAGCTCGTGCTGGTATTTCCATACGTCTGCAGGGTCTAGAGTAGCGTTTGTTATTTCAATATAGTAAGAGTCTTCTGGAGTACTTTTCTCAAGCTCTAGTATTTTCTCTACATTACCTCCACGCAGGTGCTCTGGAGAAAAGAACTGTTTCTTGTTCTCCATCCTGTCGTATAGCCTTTGCACATAGATGGCTGGAGTGAGTTCGTATTTTTCGCATAGCTCGGCTGCTTCAGCGAAATACTTATCCCATTTAGTCGTGGAGATATAGTTATAGTTCTTCACAGACAACCTTTTCTTCTCTACGAAATAGAAAATCAGATCGTCTACTAGCCGTGGGTCTTTTACACTCATAAAAGTATTTCTTTTTGTATTATAGCCTGCAACTCTTCAGTTGTAGCCTCGTCAGGGGACGCAAAACCATATTTACCTAGGTCAATATTAAAGCACCTACGGCCATTCATCCTAAACTCTCGCTGAATATCTAGAGCCAGCCTCTGTGCTCCTTCCTCAGAGTCTAAAACCAATATTACGTTTTTCCATTCTTGTATCAGCTGCTTTTGTTTATCTGATATACCCTTTCCTAGTGTAGCTACACTGTTTGCGAGCTTTAGTGCTTTCTTTGCCCCTTCGACAACAATAACGCTATCATACTGCTTGGCTGTGTGATAATTAAACAAATGCTCTCCCTTGGGGAACAGGTGCATATATCGCATAAATTGAAATTTATCGCCGTTCTTTGTGTTGGGTATGAATCTGATCTGCCAGCCAGCATACTCGCGGTTCTTGCCAAAGATAGGAAAGAACAAGGCTTCACTAGTGTCTACCGCAAAGCCGCTGTCAAATTTAATAGGTACGCCACAATCTTGAGAGATATACCTCACACCTAGCTGGTCATAATATTCTAGGTTGGTGAGGTGGTCTTTTTTGAGAAATTGAATCACTGCACTATCTGAAGGTAATGACGCTAGTGTGGAAGGATATGTGTATGGAGCGATAGTAGCGTAAGGGTATGCAGGCTCTTCAAAGTCACCAGCACTCTGCTCAAACTCACTAGTGTCATCTAGCAGTTCGTTTATAGGAATAGTTTTTTCGCAGATGAAACACCGACTTGTAGTCCAGCCAGGGCTCAAATAGCGTTTCATCTTTTTACTATGTGTAGGGTCACATGTCGGGCATGGAATTCTATAGCTCCCGCCCGACACAGCTTTAACCTTACCGAACCTAGCCTTGAGTAGCGCTTGTACTCTTTGATTCATTTTCGATTAGAAGCTTCAGGCCTTCCAAAAACTTCGAGTCTGCGAAGTAGTAGACATCCTGAATGTCAGGCTCAGGATCCCTTTTATAATCCGGATGTATCTGCCATGAGTTACTCACTATTTGAGCAAGCCTTAGATAGGGGCGAGCTCGCCAGTATTTTTGCAGCTCTTCTAGAGTTTGATCTATCGCTGCTTGCTTGAGTTTTATTTTTTCTATTTCTTGTTCGATACTCATTTGGTTGTTGGGTGGCTATACCAGGTTATTTCTTCAGGTTTGTCAACAATCTTCACAGCCCAGCCTTGCTCTTCATAGTACTTGATCCTCTTCTTCGCCATACCTTCAAGAGTAGGATCATGGTTGTCCATAAAGTCTACAACCACAAAGTGTGTTTTAGGCTGTAAACCGAACTGCGCCATCTGTTCGTCTGTAATAATGCGGCTGCCGCGATAAGCCTCTTGCAAGACTTCTACCTTGCTGCTACCTCCACTAGCTTGTACCACTACACGACAGTTGGGAATGTCTACCCCTGCACGGAAGGCATCGGAGGCTGTCAAGATCTTGAACTCGTTATTACTGAACTCTTCAATGATCTTGTTTTGCTGCTTACTGCTAAGAGCAAAAACACCAACATTTTTCTTGCTGCTTTCGCGGTGCAGATACTTCGAGTCTTTTGGCATATACTTGTATAATGGAATCAGGTGGTCTTTCACATGATCAATAAATACAATTGTCTGCCAATCAGAAGGAATCATACCGCAAATTCGACCTATCAGCTGATTCCTAGTGTCGCATTTTTTAATTCCGTACTTAAACTTGCTCTCGAAGTTTGTATAGTTTTCAATAATCAGATCGTCTGGCAATCTAACCATGTATACCATACCTGGAACTACAGCACCTGCAGCTTCAGCGTCTTCATAAGGAAAGTATATCAAATCTTCACCAAACAAACCTTTTAAAAGCTTGTCTGTGTTGTTGAAGATACCTTCTGTTGTTGCGCTATAACCGAACACACGTTTAGGGCGCATTTGATTTAGTGCTTTCTGAAACGTATCCTGCCCTGCAGACTGCATTTCGTCAACCAGCAATAATTGGCATTTCTCGAGCGAGCAGTTCTGTAGAGACTTGAATGTGGTGATCGTGATGTCGTTACTGATATCAGACTTTCCGTCTCCCATGATACCTATATGTTTATCTGGGAAAAACTTTTTGAACTTCTCGTAGGTCTGCACAACCACCTGCTTGAGAGGAATAGCTAGAATAGTGTTTAGGTTATGCCATGCTGCGTATGTTATAGCTTGGATGTGGGTTTTACCGAAACCCCCGGCAGCGTTGATTACACCGCTGTCTTGCATACCTTTAAAGATCAAATCTAGCGCAGGCTCTACTTGGTAATCTCTGAGCTTGATCTTCTTTACCATATCCCAATCAGGCTCAGGCATTGGAGACCGAAAATCTTCGATCTCCAGAACATCCATATTTTTGCCTACCAGGCGTACTATATCATTATAGAACCCTGGTAAGGTGAATATTGAGCCATCAGGGGCGTTAGCGTATAGTAGTTTTTCTACAAATACACACTCTCTCTTAAAGTTTACGCTACGCATCTCTCGATGATGATAGCGCAAAAACTTGCCAAGGTAGGTAGGGCAGCAATCTACTTTCAACCCTCCGTCGAATCTAGTAAGTTTTATCTTCATCCGTTATAAGATCTTCGATAGTTCCTTTTTTTAGCCCTCTTAGCTTTATGATTCGTTCTCACCTGGTCTTTTACAGCTCGATGCACTAGAGTTTTAGCGATTTCACTAATATTTTCACTTTTTTTCTTAAACCCAAAATAGGCAGCTGCTGCAGTAATCAACGCAGGGATAAGTATGTGGTCTCGGCCTCGTTCGCTCATTTTTTCTTCTTCTTTGGTTTTTTGGCTGCGGTTAGTCTCTTCTGGATTTCATACATTTCTTTTTCTAGCTCTAGCATCAAGCGCGTATCTTCGTCTAGGAGCTCTTCTGGCCTTTCTGCAAAGTACCGATTATACCATCTAAGTATAATATAAAGGCGCTTGAGTTTCTGCACATCTGTCATAGCTGGATAGTGTTGTCTACATACTCACTCAATTCGCTGTGGTGGTCGATCACAATCACCTGCTTAAACTTACTGCTCTTACCCAGAGACTTGATAATCTCAAAGTACTTTTTGGCGTTTTCACTGTTCAAGCCATAACTACCCTCGTCAACAATCATGAACGGGAATGCGCCCACAAACATATTATGCAAAGCCAAACGTAAGCTAAACCCAACCATCACCTGCTGACCGCCAGATATATCAGGCAACTGCAGCCCTTCAGCATTAAAGATGTCTATACCGAACTGCTCATTAACTTTTGCAGTATATGGAAAGTCAAAGCTGGCGAGCACTTCGTTCATATACTCTGACACTGTGCTGCTGTATGTCTGAATCAACGCTCTAGGAAACTTACCTGTATGAAACAAGTCGTAGACCCCTTTGAGTACAGCTATATACTCTTTACGCTTTTTGTTTTCTTCGGCGTATTTATTATTATCTTGCAGCTCTTGCTTGAGAGATTTGATTTCTCTATTGTTTGCTGCAATCTCAATCTCTAGCTTTTTGGCTTCTTCTCTGGTGGCTCCGATTTGAGTTATCTTTTCTTGGACACTAGCTTTTTCAGACTTAAACTCAGAAAGGTCTTTATCGTAGGTAGCAAGCTTTGCAATCGCAAGGTCTACCGAGTTCAGGGCTGTGTTTGCTTGGATTTTTTCTTTTTCGAGGTTGAAATGCTTATCTTCCCAGAGAGTGTATTTGTTAACTACACTAGCGCACAGCTCAAAAGCCTCAGAATCAAAAGGCGCAATATCTTTATACGCACTCAAAGATGCTTCGACCGAGGCGAGTTCTTTGTTGTACGCTTCCCAAAGACTAGCGTTGGCCACAAGGGTCTGTAGTTCCTCTGAAGCTTTTGTGAACAACTCTTTCTCTTTCTTGCCTGCAGTGATAATAGGCGCACGCTCATTTTCTAGGTGTTCGATCAACTTTACCACATTATCTACCGCTGTGCCGCAAGTAGGACATACTCCCGCCCCTAATCCAGATTTTTCATACTCTACAATCTTTTGTTGGATTTCTTGCAAGGCTGCCCGCTTGACTTTTAACCCTGCGTCGAGGTCTGCCACCTGCTGCTTGAGCTTATCTATAGCTTCTTTTGAAGGCTCAGGGACAGTGGGAGCCGCCAGACTAGCTTTTTTCGCTTCCTGCTGCGCTCTAGTGTCATGAAAGCCTTTTGCAGCCTTTTGAGTTGCCAAACAATCTCTATACTCTTGAATGTTGATGATCTGCATTTTGCTCTGCAAGGTATCAACTTCAGAAGACAGTCTATCTAGCTGGCTTTTATGTGCTGCACGCTCAGAAGAGAGGAGGATAAACTTGTCTTGAGCTTTTTCTACATTATCTAAGAAAGCTTGCCTGGCGATAAGTGCAGTATACTCGGCTTCGTCTACAAGAAGATGCGCTAGCGAGGCTTCACTCATAGCTACTTCCTGAGCCAAACACTGAATATCGCTAGTAATCTGAGTGGTATCTTTCAACGGATACTCTGGAGGAGCGTCTTTGATATAGCTATTCCAGATAGTGTCTCGGATCTTGGTGGTGTTTGGCACCATAAAGATCTTTTGAAACAGTTTTTCTTTCGTGCTGTTGTCACCATTGAACAATAGTGCGATCTCGCCCTGGTTAGAGACGATCACATTATGCACAATGTTTTTGTCGATCTGAAAAAGCCTATCCCAGATCTCGTTTACCTCACCACTCTTCTTGTATGTTTTACCATCATACATGAAGTTTACTTTAGCTGTGTCGATGTGCCTTTCGAGTACTGCTTCTTTACCATCTATAAGCATTCGACCAATTACCCAGCCGCTAGTCTCACCCACAGTAAGCATTTCAGCTTTGGTTTTGCCGTAGCCTTCACCCGTAAACAAAAAGAGGATGGCCTCAACAATACTAGACTTGCCGCTACCGTTTCCGCCAATAATAGCTGTGACTCCCTCAGTGAAGTCAAACGAGGCGCTTCTGTGGTTTCTGAAGTTTTTAAGTACGATATTTGTCAGTTGCATACTATAACATGTGTTTAAAGATTAATGTCTGCAGTTTCAAGGCAACCCTTGAGATGTTGTTACATAGCCTAGCCAATGCTAACCAAAGACGTCTCCAGCCGTAAGGGGTTGCAAAGGTTTTAAACTTGCCCCAGAAACTAGCAGCACGCCTGCGTTGCTCTTCCTCAAATTCAAGCGTACACAGAGCGTTAGATTTCATTTTTTTAGTTTCTGTGAGCTCGAGCTTATCAAGTTTGCCATATATAAATGAGGCTGAGAACTCTACCCACATATCTTCCGTTTCAGAGTAGCTCACAATATCATAGAATACGACGGTTCCATGATATGCTACAGGGACTAGCGTCTTGCTTTTTATTGAAACTTCCTTGTATACATTCCAAGGTTTGGGGTTAAGCGTTTTTTTCTCTTCTTCGGTATACTCGACATACTCACGCTCGATGTTCTCGATATAAAGGTAACCATCAGTATCAATAATATAATGGTCCAGAGAATTATCTAGGTCTTTGGTTTGAAACGCTGCACCTGTCCAATCTATATTGAGCTGAGTTAGCTCTTCTGTGAGCGGCAGAGGAGCTTTACAGGTGATGTGGTCGTACATTCCCATAATTTATTTCTTGTGTGTTAAGCCTAACATCATAGCTATTGTGTGTGCGTCTCCGGTATAGTGCCCTGGAGGCAGAAATGGTAGTTCTGAGCCAGTCCATCCACTAGGTAGATCGTCAACGCACTTTATTTCTTCAGCCAACACATTATCAGGGAAATGTGAGATAATATTTTCTGCTCCCTGCATCATATAGTGCGTAGCGTTGTGCTCTACCGCTTGGGTTGAGCTATCGTCCTCGGCTGCCACAACGATAGCATACTCTACAGTCAGTTTATATAGTTTCATTCTTCTTAGTCGGCGTTAAACACCTCTATGTCTTCTGAAGTTGTAACTTCAGTTGTTTTGACTATTTTATAATCAAATCTGTAGTAAATTGAGCCTGCTAGCGTACTATCTTGATTTAGTCGGATATTAGCCGCGTCTCTGTCTTTAAACCTAGCTATACGTGCTGCAGCCAAGTTTTTAGCGTGTTCCTCTTCATATTTTCCACGATCACCACAGCTATATTTAGCTTTGCTAACTTCCCACCAATAGCTGTATGCGTTAGAGGGGAGGTCAGGGTGAGGTGAGCGCCTCTGAAGTATTTGTATGTATGTGTTAGTGTGTGTCTGCATTTTTCAATAAATCTAAAAAGTCTGCGGGTTCAGCCATAACCAATACAGTAAACTGCTCAAAAACAGCTTCATTCTCCTCTAGTGCGTTTTCAGGGTCTTGCTGTAGTGTTAATGTTGCACTTTCAGATTCAAGCTTAGCGGAATCGTAGGAGTAATACTCAAGCTCTCCCTCAACATTCTGTAGTGTGAAGAAATTATCGTAAGAAAGAGATTTTTCAAACAGCATTAGACTACCATAGTCATCTACAAAGCCATAAGCGTTCTCAAGTAACGCTTCGAGTTGTGCTTTGGTCAAATCCATAGTTATTTATTGATTAATTGCTTTAGGTTTTCGACTTCTCGCTCTAGTTCAGCGATTCTTTCTTCGGCTGTTTTAGGTGCTTCAATATTTTCTAGCAATTCTTCGAGTGTATAATTGGCCCAAGGGTCACTAGTGTATAACTTGTTAGCGGCTGCAGGACAGCTGTACGGTCCCCAGCCTCTAGGTAAATCACTTAAACAATGTATTTCTGTAACATCACTAGACTCATCGAATTGCCAAATATCTGACGGATGCGTTAGGTAATGCGTCAAGTCATCTATACTTTCCGCCAGTACTACCGCAGTAGCATTAATTTTGAATAATTTTTGTTTTTTGCTTTGGCTCATACGTCTGCGTAAGTTGAGTTATGTGTGACTTTAACAAGCTTATATTCTTTTCTGTTAAGATTTCGTTCGTCTTGTTGTTTTTTCTCTAATCTGCGCTGCGCTGCGTGCATTGCCTGTTCCTCATCTGCGTATATTTCTTCTGGACCGTACTGATATTTAATGAACGGACGAACAGGATACCAAACCCCCCACTCGTTAAATACATCTAAAAAATTTCTAGTGTAAACTGTAAAATAATTTTTTTCTGTTTGTGCGAATATCATAGCGATTGAAACGATTTTTCTTTCATCTTGAACTCAAAGTCCAAGTCTACTTGCTGTCCGTATGTATCTGGTAATGCTGAAGCATAGTCTGCATGTTTCCTAGGGTTTTTATCCCCAGGAATACTTTCACTGTAATGAAACAATGGGATATGTGGTTTAGTTCTCCAAGAGTCGTGAGCCAGTAGAAAAGCCTGCGCTTCCTGTGAGAAATACCCTGTACCTGGGTGGCACTTGTGATGCAGATAATCGAATGTGATAGGGATCTCTGGCTGATCAAAATGATCGTATAACTGCTGTACCGTCCAGCCTGCACTCTTGTCGTCGTTCTCGAGAACAAGTCTGCTCTTCACGTCACTAGATAGCTTTTCAAAGTTCGTATAGAACAAATCTCTCACACGCTTACGAGCATAGTCAGACTGAGCGCTTCTGTTAACATGAATATTGATGGGTGCTTCGTAAGAATGAGGGCAACCTATCCTACTCATAACCCAGCCGTGAAAGTCTAGTTCACGAATGGTGCGCGTTACTGCATCCTCGTTATCACTAGCTAGTACATTGAATTGGTCAGGATGACTACTCAGCCTGACATTGTACTTTTCCCTCATCACTTGAATATCTATAAGTTTATCTTGAATATAAGCTAGGTTAGGAAATTCAGCGAACGTAATATTTGCTTTGTCGTATGTGACTAGAGGAAAAATATTACTACTCAACCTGTAGTTGTATCCTCCAATCCCGCAATACTCGATGGCTTTTTCCGTGACACATAAGTTGTGTAGAATAATTTCTCCAAGCTTAAATACAGCTTCTTCTCTCGGTAGAGAGCTGAAGCGCTTATAGGTCATTGTTCTAAACTTACAGAACGGGTCAGTGTCTTCTAGCGACAATACAATACAACAAACACCTTTATTGCGGATCATTTGAAATTATCAATGTTTCTCTATTTTCTTTAATTACAACTCTGAAATACCTGGCAGCAAGGAACTCTTGCATATCTTCTCCGAGCATACGGTGATACTGTCTCACCGCATCCTCCTTGCAGTCAAACAGCATATAATCACGCCAAGAGCTATTCTTTCGTTTAGTCTTGGTTTGTAGAATAAACTGACAACTGAAATCTGGCTGTGTAGACATAGAATTATTTTGTCTTCCTAAGCTCGTTTACACGCTCTTCATGTGTCTTTTTTGATATAACAGGTTCAAAGTCGTCATCTTCCGAATAATTGTAGCCTGCAAGCTTGCACGCCTTTTCAATATCTACCTGGCAGAGGCAATTTTCAGGTATCAGTTGGTTATAAGCGTTATCTACAGGCAGTTCATTTACAGGTATGTTGAGCATATCTGCGAACTCGTATGGAGTGCCTGCATAGTCTCCAGTATCTTTGTTGAATACTTGAATACACATACTATGCGCTACTCACAGGTTTTATCTTCATCGCTATGTTCTCGATAGTACTCTTCTTCCCAATCCAGGGATTCGTCATGGGCACTACAGAGTTTAACTCTATTTTTATGGTCTCTGTTGTTTTTACAATGGGGACAGCCTCCATTAGGACGGCAGGTACGATCAAATTGACCAGCCCCATAATAGGGCTTACGATGTTCTTTTCCATGGTTAATTGCTTTGTCTAGACTCATAGACTGTCGCTTTGAATTGATCTAGGATTGTTTTGGTTTCGGGTGACGTTAAGAGACTGTACGCCAGAGCATACACAGTGTCTCCATACTCAATACCGTGAGTGAGGTCCTTCAATACTCCACTAATACGATCAGCTGTCTTTAGCTCAGAGCGGATATTCACCATCTCTTCCGCGCCTTCGTCAGTTTTCTTCACTTTGCTTGTACGAACAAAACCTATGTCGTATAAGAAATTGAGTTTGTTACCTACATCTACACCGTCATGTAGTTTTACAACAAATACAGGCCGAGCTGGCCCTAGTTTGTATGCTGCATACCTTGCAGACTGGGTTAATTCTTCAAGGTTGTCAGGGAACACATCAACAACAACATACTGCCTTGGTAGGTCGTATGGAATAGTTTTTAGCTTTTCACCATCAAAGTAGTATAATCCTTCTTTTTCTGTCTCGTTGGTTGCAGTAACCCCAAGACTGCCACAATAACCCATAAACAACTCTTTCTCACAATCTGGGCTATGAAATCTAGCCTGGCGTCTGATGTGAATATCTCCAAGAAAGATTCCACGAAGGCTGGCACACTGATTAGAGAAATCTAGGTCTTTTAAACTTACTGTTTTTTTCTCTTCACAGAAGGGCCAAAGCTCAGGAATCTGCTGGTGCATAAATAAACACAAAACAGAGTCTTTTGGTTTTTTGTTCAATTCGTGGTTAATTAGCGTGATTATATCGCTAGGGTTGTCGCTATAATCTACACCCACAAACTCAGGAACATCATTGATCGGTTTGAACCCACAAACTGTTTCCCATGTAGAACCGTTGATGGGTTTGCTGTGATCTCCAGCCAAGGCCACAGGGATTGTTACTCCTTCTAAGCGTTTAAGTTGCTTAGTTACAAAGTTGATTGTATCACTACTAGGTTTATTGTGATCGAACAAGTCACCCACGCTAACAAGGTAGTCAACTTTAAGTTCTAGAGCTTTATCAATAACCATCTCAAACAAGTCCCTGAGGTCTTGCTCAAGCTCAGGGATATTGAACAATTTCTTTTCGAGATGCTGGTCACTAAATGCTATGAATGTCATATTTAATTAGGTTTAGTTATTTACAAATTTCAGGAATCTCAGGACATACCATAAGATTCCACCACTCAGAACCATCATACTCTGCGCGAGACAGCCAAGTACCATCGTTAAACCATACATTACCGAATAGCTCTTGCGTGCCGTATCCGTGGGAGTAAGTAAAATCTAGAGCGGCTAGAAACCGCTCAAAGTCTTCAGTAGAATACCCTTCCTTCAAAACAACTTCGTGCGCTTTTTCATCATCTGAATCAAATTTATAGATATAGGCGCACTTGACACTGTCTAGTTTTTTATCGAGCTTTAATGTCTCGAGTAATTCTTCTTTTGCGTTCATAGTTCAAACGAGGTGATAATTCCTTTTTCGCTTTGTTGCTTTTTCCAGTCTAGTACCGGAGTCATGATATTTTTACCTAGTCTAGCGCTAGCTAGTCTAAGAATACGTAGGTTAGGCCACGCACCAGGATTTACTCTAACTATCTCAGACAAGGCCTCCTCGACTGTTTTACCCTGCATCACCCAAGCAATAATTCCTACAGCAGAGCTGCGGCTTATCCCAGCGAAGCAGTTAATACCAAGATGATAAGGTGCGCTATCCCTGACATAATTATCCAAAAAACTAATGATGTTGTTAATATGCCTTTCTTGAGGACCCTCAAGAACCATTCTTTCTTGGATATACGCCTCAGCGTCTTCATCGCTCCAATCTCTAAAGAATTGATAGTGGTGCTTTACTTTATGCTTTGCAAATCTTGTGTTTATTTTTTTAACTGCAGTTTCATCTTCTGGGTCTATTACGGTAATCCATAGATTTTGCTTTAGGTCTTTCTGATAAGGTTTATGCTTGGCTTCAGCAAAACTTGTAATAATAATTGATTCAATCATATTTGTAACTTTCTATGCTCTATTTGCTCTGGGGCTTCTTTCTCTCGTTCTCGAGATGAAAAGCTGGGTAGCGTTATGTTTTTTCCGTCAGCTACAGGTGTATACCCTTCGAGTAGCCTGTAGATAACTTCTTGTTCAAAAGCCTGCTCAGCCTGTAATCGTTCATCAAAGCTGCGCGAGTACTGAGCTACAGCTTCACTATTCAAGTAGTGAGTAACAATTAGCCTATAATTAAAAGGCGACTTGCTAGACTCAAATACAAAAAAAGTTATAACTGCCTCAACGTGCGCTCCGCTCAAGTCTACGCCTCCTGTGCTTAAGATTTCCGCTCTTAGTGCAGTAGCCAGATCTTGCTCTATTGTTGAGATACGCATAAAATAAGCCCTCTACAAGAGGTTGTATTCTTGTAGAGGGCTGTAATGTTGTTCTAAACGAGGAAGGACTCTTCTATCTTATTGTTTAGATATTGTCTCTCGGCTTCAATCACTGAACCGCGAACAGGATCTTTAGCGATTATTTTTCCTTGTAGGTCTGTAGCCACCCATAGTTGCTCGGCATGATCAAACTCAATGTTAGATACTCGTTCAACATGCTTAGGACCTAGCGAGCTCAAACGGTCGATGTTATCGTCAGCTAGTCCTAGTAAGTTGCCTTCTTTGTCGATATAGATGACAGAGCGCATCAGTGATTTAATTTTTCTTGAGCTGAGATACCGATAGGCTCTTCGTATTCTTCGGTAAGCTCTCTAGACGACTCGTCAGCTTTACCTAATCTAGACTCAATAAATTTAGTAGCGTCAAGGCATGAAGAGCCATAACCTTCAACCTTAGAGATTGTGACGTTACCTTCTGGATTGATATTGAATACTATTTGTTTAGACATATTGAACAGAATCTTTAACCACACGCCCAAGCTTATCAAAGGCTACGCTGATGTGTACTGTGTGTTTTTTCTCGGTAGGGCAGCGAACAACGTATGTGGCTGTAGCGAACGCTCGGTTTTCAGCTTCTTCATCGAACTGAATATGATGATAGGGTACATGTAGATCGAAGTCTACTGGACGTTCTCCAGCTGGGGCTAGAGACTCGTTATAGAGATACTCTTTCAGGGACCTGGCGAATTTTGGTTTTAGTGCTTCAAATTTTTCAATGTTCATATTTATTTTCCTGCGGTTACTACCATTTCTCCATTTTGCAAGGTTTCAACTTTATACTCCATATCTTCTTCACGGAAAAACTTCTTGAGCTCAGACAAAGCATAGCCTTGCTTGATGTTCTTGAGGTTATCTCCAAGCTGCTGCTGGATGCTATGATCGAAAAAGTCACACACAAAATATGCGCAACCTTCTGAGTCTACATCTATACCAATATCATACCCAGTACTCTTTGGGTTCTTAGCTACATACTTATGCACCTCTTCTCTTCTAGGGTCTGAGGGATATGTGCGGCATTTAGCGTCGTTGACTATTACCCACCCTGCTTGCTCGAATTGAGCAAGCAGGTTTTTGATGTTCTTGAACTGTGTTTTGATGTTTACGCTGTGGCTCATAGTATTTTAATGTTGTCGTAACTGTTAGCTTGCTGAAGTTGTAGTTGAACTACGTCTTTAATGTCGAAAGTTTCTTGCACTACTTTAACGAAACTTTCAAATGTCATGGTTATCGGATCTTTGGTTTCTGTAGTTATTATGATGTGTCGCTCAATAGTGTCAATTTTTGATATCTCACCATTAGCTACCTCACAATACGGAAGCACGATCATCTCATCGTCTCCACGAAACTTCACAGACAACATATCGTGTCTCGGAACTTCGTCGAGCATTCCAGAGTCGTCGGGTTTAAAATCACTCATATTTACACGCTTAGCTTGCGGAAATACTCGCCACTTACGTTAGCTACATCTGTAAGAGATTCAGCTTCTTTAACAATCGTTGTGAGATGCTGCTGAAGCTGGCTAAGAGCTTCTTTATCTGTGCCGAAGTCGCGATCTCCTGTAAGCAGCTTTTCTACTTTCTGAAGTTCATTTTCAATAGCTCTGTCATCAACAAAGTTCATCTGCCTGAACTCATGAATATGCTTCATGAGTGTGCGAATGTTAGCATCGCTGACGACTTCCTTCTTACTAATCTTTTTAAGTGTTACACTACAATGCTCAGCAATAGTAGTGCGCAATGTAGACGTAACCTGACCCACAAAGTCATTGATCTTACTCATGTGAGTTTCAAGCTGTCGGTTATACTCTTGTTTGTATTGCGAAGTAGCTTCTTCTTTTGCTAGAGTTACTACAGCTTCACGATCAATCTCGGTCTGGAGATCTACCTCAGCGAAAGCTGCAGGCAAAGCAATCTCGAAACTTACAATATCAAGATAGAACTTCTGTCTGATTGTAGCGAGAGGAGGATAGTAGTTTGCAAGATCCTCAACATTCACAGTATCCTTGTGCTCCTGGTAATATTCGATAACCTCACGCTTGTAGTCTTCATACTTCTCGACGAACTCGTCAACCATAAGCATATACTCATCACGCAGCTCGTTTAGCTTACGATAGACCTCAGCGTATTTTGTCTTCGGTACGAAGTGTGCCTGACTAACAAGAGGAAAGTCAAAAGAGTTCGTATAAAGGTACTTACGAATCTTTTGCTCGTGATTCTTGAACTTGTTATACACGGCAGGTTTGATGAGCATCTTTTTGCCAAGCTTGATTGTTTCAGGAAGCTTGTTGTCGAGCTTGATGTCTTCTTCTGTGAGGTTGTAGCTCATACCCCACATACCAATATGAATATTGACCAGGCGGCCATCCTGAAAAACCTTGTCGTAGTACTTTTGAAGTGTGTCGGTGATTTTGTAGTTGTTGTCCATAATTAGTATTTTGCGTTTTTTGTTGTTTAGCTCTAGTCGTTACCAATAGCAATGCTGAGTTTGCGCATGTTTTTCTGCACATCTGCGATAGGGTCACCTTGGGTAGTAATCATCACCAATTTACCTTGCGCTTGCTTGCGCATGGTTTTCAGGTCTTCTTCATGGCTAACAGAGAAAGGAATGAACTCTGCAAGCACATCAGTAAGATAGCTATCTTTAACTTCTTGTCCTGCTGAAAAAGCTTTATACATAGCGTCTTTAAACACTTCCTCAATTTCTGCACCTGTAAAACCTTCTGAGCCGTTAACTAGCGATTTAAGGCTGAAGTTCTGAGGATCTCTACCATATTTCTTAATCACTACAGTAAAGATCTCTTTGCGCTCTTCTGCAGTAGGAAGGTCTAGCCAAAACAGCTGGTCGAACCTGCCCTTGCGGATAAGTGCTGAAGGCAGCTTTGTATGATCGTTTGTAGTGGCTACAATGAACGCAGGATTATTCCTATCGTTGAGCCATGTAAGAAACGTACCAAAGATACGACTACTCACGCCACTGTCGCCAGAACCACTTACAGCGCTGTTACTCAGCGACTTCTCAATTTCCAATAATGTTACGAATATACCGCTTCCGTATATTCTCTATATGTCTCCATATAGTTCAGATCATATCTTAGTCTCTCTTTTTATTTTTGCCATACATCTAGCACAGCGCCCTTTCGAGTTATGCTTACTATCTGTTCTGTGACAGAGCACACACTGCTTGTAAGACTTAGCCCAACCATCACGTCCAGGTTTAAACCTAGATGAGATTAATTGCTCTCTATGCTCGGCTGCGTGACAAGCTCTACACAGAGTTATTAGATTAGTCATGGTGTTGTTGGGGGTTTTACTGTTTCGACCATTACCATCTATATGATGAATAATATTACCTGGGCGAAAACATGTCTGACATGTATGGTTATCCCGCTGTAATACGGCTTGTCTATTACCGTCAAAATATAGACGTTCCCGAGTTTCTTTGGCTTTAGGCTTCTGTTTAGTTAAATAGTGTTCTTGCTTCTGGGCAAGCACTTTAGCTCTATTCACAGGGTCATTGTGATGCTGTTTTAAATAACAATATACACATAAGCCTTTCGCCATATGTCTACGCTCGGTGGTATTACAAACTGTGCACTTATCTGCTTTTTTGCTCCAAGGTTTCATAGTTATAATTTACCTAGAGTTGAAAAGCTTTTTAAGAGAAACTTTCAGTTTTTCGAGGTCGCTGACCCCTACGTCTTTCGACTGATCGTTGAACCTTCCTCCACTAGGGAGACTCGGCTGCTGATTGTCCAATCATACATGTTTTCAGACATTCACACTTACAATTACTTGTTATGTTGTAGTCATGTATGCTCTAAGGAGATCCCAGCAATTAACTGAATTTTAGATCGACCAAATTTAATCGATCAGAATCACACACTTACCTAGACTCTCGATTGTCTTGATAGCTTCGCGCATGTTCTTCTCGCTATTACCTACCAGCGAGTCAAACATACTGCCAATATCCAAGGCAAACAAGGGACAATCGAATTCTTTGGCGATAGCTTTACAGATTAGGCTTTTGCCTGAGCCTGGGACGCTAGCCAACAACATACCCTTAGGTAAAGGTAGGTTGTACTCACGAGCATCTTTACTATACGCCTTCTTCCTGCTAGATAACCAAGTCTTGAGTCCCTGCAAACCGCCAACATTATCGAAGCTGATGTTTGGCTCAAGGTATGTCAACAGCCCGTTCTTTTTTAGCTGTGCAATCTTTTCCTGAAATACAGATTCAACAAACACGCTATCGAACCGCTTCGCTGTGATATAGGCCATAGCGAAAGCGTTCTCGACTTCGAGATTGGTCATGCCTTTAGCTGCATCTACAGCATTTTCCATGATCGTCTGATCTAGAACAATCTGGGGCTTCTCGACAGCCTCGAGCTCTTTGTTGATGCTGTCTTTGATAAAGACCAACCTCTCTTGAATTGATGCTGCATCAGGAAGGTCATAATCGAGCAGCTGAATCTCTTTCTGTAATTCAGCAGGCACAGCAAATTTATGCCCTGTGAAAATGATCATGTTGCGCCTGCGCTTGAGACTATTCCAAGCGTTTCTCAGCAACCTAATATTTATCGTCTTGTCAAAATGCAGATGAAAATCTTTAAGTACAAAAATGTTGTCGTTGTATTTATAGTTTTGAATATACTCCAGCAAGAATGAGGTTGTGGCTGTCTCGTCAGGATGATGTGTAGGAGTTCCTGCAGGTGCGCTTTTAACAGTTAACCCGTTCTGCAAATCCCACTCATGAATAGCTGTGTCTGGTGCGGCTTCCCGAATTGTGAGCAGGTCTCTGATAAACCTAGACTCCTCGTGAGTCAATACAAACAAGGCAGAATAGCAGGCGTTATGATAGTTTTGGATTTTAGAGATAGTGTTCATTAGTTATGCTTTTAGTTGTTTACGAAGTTCAGGATCTTGTACGTTGAACAGACCTACAATTGCTGAGGCTATTGTGTGAGTTAGGGTACTGTTTTGCTTTGTTGCTCGATTCTTGTAATATAATAACTCTACTACAGGCATCTTACGCTCGAGCCATTTAGCTGCGGTTAATAATGGGTGCTCTTCAGTAGAGAGCTCTAGCTCTATGGAGCTAGCAGGTATAGTTATCGGATGTTTAGCTACCACTTCATCAACTTGACCTATTACTGGAGCTATAATTTTAGGTTTATTCTTTGAACCTTTCGGGCGACCTCTTCGTTTAGGTAAAGAAAAAGACCCTTCAGGTTGCACTGAAGGGTCTGAGTTTACGGGAACTAACGGCTTCGGCTTATTCTTAGCGCCTTTCGGTCTGCCCCGGCCTCTTTTAACTGGTTGTACTGCTGCGTCAGGATTGTTCTCTGGGTTGGTCATCTTCTAGACCTTTTTTTATTATTTTTCTGTCGTGTGATTTCGCAACGTCAGTATAATACTTATCTTCAAGTTCTATCTTTTCAATACGCTTATACCGGTTGCTACGATCGCGGGATTGGTATTTTTTAGTGGTCTTGCTCATAATAGCTATAATTATAGCACGTTTATGGAGCTTTGTAGACCCTGTAATATTTTTTCTTCTTGCTTACGTCCTTATGGTTAAACATACTTCCTAGAAATACTTCTAGCGAAGAACTGAAAAATCCGAACAGACTTGGACCGTGAACCCCTTTCTTGGTTAGTTTATTTTTTCTGCGACTATGACTGGACATGATAAAATTACAGATACGATTAAAAAGCTACTTGGCAAGAATAGTGCTAAGAGCACTTTCCTTGCTAGGCAGCTCATGTTTTCGGTACTACCAGCCTCGCATTTTGTAGAGAATTACCTCTACGATAACGAAGGCAGGCTGCAGTCGTTAGACGCTTTCCCGATGCTGAAGCATATCTATGACAATATACCTCAGAAGCTCATACTTAAATGCAGTCGCAAGACTTTGAAGTCAACACTACTGAGTAATTTTATATGTCTGAATTTAATTAGATGGAACTACTTCAAGATGATGTATGTAGGTCCTCAGGAGTTAACTACGAAATACTTTTCGAGTAACTATATACCTCCCAGGTTTGAGAGTCCTAAGATTAAAAATTTATTATTAAAAGGATGGTTTAAGAATGATGTATTTGAGAAGATATTAGACGATACGCATAGTAGTGTTTTGTTCAGGTACGTGAGTGATGATGCTACAAGAACTCGCGGACCAGCTATTGACTGTGTTGTTTACGATGAAATACAAGACATTCAACACGATCAAATTCCGATTATTCAAGAGACGATGGCTATGTCTCCATATAAGCGAGAAATATTTGCAGGTACCCCCTTGGATAGTACAAACACTATTCACAGAATATGGAAATCTAGCAATCAGCTTGAATGGATGATGAAGTGTGAGCACTGCAATCACTGGAACTCATTAACCGAAGGTAATGAGCCTCTCAAGATGATCCAGCCTCACGGGTTTAGCTGTTCTAAATGCGCCAAGAAGCTTAACTCCAGGAATGGAGAATGGGTAAGTATGAACCCTGGAAGTTCATTGCTTACAGGCTATCACCTAGCGCAACCACTATTGCCGCATTTTAATGAAGATCCCAAAGAATGGCGCGAGATCTACGAAAAGGTGCATAGCGGTAAAAACGATCTTAGAGTAGTAATGAATGAGACGTTTGGTCTTACCTATGATATAGGAAGCAAACCTATCACTCAGGAAGAGCTTGTTAAGATATGTACATTAGGTCCTCAGTTTGAAGGTGGAAATGAGAACAATCTAGCTATTCTAGCTCGCAACAAAAGCATGTATCGCATGTATACTATGGGTGTCGACTGGGGAGTGAGTATGAGTCAATCACGCACAGTAGCTACCCTAGGAGGAATGCGTAGTGATGGAATCTTTGAGGTATTCTTCGCCAAAATATACAGGGGCTTCGACTATGAGGCGCATATCAGAGACATGGCTATAAAAGCAAATAGCGTTAATGCTTTCTGTGTTTCGGATAGCGGGCCTGATCCTATTCGAGGAATCAAGCTATGTGAGCTTACAAGCACCTCAAGGTCACAGATGGCTGCATATAGAAGGACAAAAACAATTCAGCACTTCGAGCCTGGAGTTTATGACTGGAGGCAAAACCGCTGGGTGTTGCACAGGTCTGATGTTATATCGCTGGTTATCAGACAACTCAAAGCAGGAAAAATACTATTTCCTCAATGGAGTGACGTGTCAGAATATATGCAGGACCTCTTGAATATCTTTATTGAGGTGCGTGATGGTCTATATGGACAAGAGCTTATTTATGACCATCACCCAAAACAGCCAGATGATGCTATGCACAGTCTAGTCTTTGCAATATGCGCAGCATATCTGGCTACAGGAGATGCAGGATTGATAGGTCCTAGCTCGTCAGCTAGGGAAGAGCCCTAGTCTAAAAGAAACCTACTCTCTTTTCTTCTTCTTTAACGTACCCGGTTTCTACTTCCAGATTGTATATATCAGCAAGAGTCATGCTCTCGGTAATGCTAGCGCGTGGTAAGTTTAAAGAATCAGCTAGCTTGCAGGCCTGCTCTTTAGACAGCTTGCCGAACTCATAACAGTGCTTGAGCCTACCTTTACGTAATAACGCTTCGTCTATCTTTTCTTTAGCTGTATTGAACGTGGCTACGACGGTTATGTTTAGTGCGTGACCAAGAAAGCCGTCAGTAAGATTCAATATAGTGGATACCAAGTCTGAGCGCCCTGACTCGTCTCGAGACACTAGAGCCTTCTCGGCGTCTTCAATTACCAATACAATATCTTTATTCTCCATCAGCAAGGGCATCATGTCTGGTGAAGTCAGGCTGGGTATCAGCCCTACAGGAATATAAACTATTTTTCTAGATACTACACCAGAGCACAGATACTTGATATACGACGACTTTCCTGTGCCTGGAGCACCGTGAAACAAATACAGTCCACTTTTTTCAGTGTTTAGTGAGTTAACAAACTTGTCACTCAAACTCAGAAAATCTTCGCCATAGTTCAAGCTTAAATCAATCTCAGGGACGGGTACAGTCAGAGCTGAAAAAGTTAAGTCGCCGAAAGAGTTTGAAAGCATATAGATCTTACTCTTTTCTTTAACTTTAAAGTCTTCAAGAATTGCGGCTAACGCCTTGAGCTGCTCTTTAGAGTGAGAGCAGGCCTTTATTCTCACATATAATCCTAGAGAGGTTATCTTTGGTGTGTCGGCTATTCTACCAAACAAACCTGACTCGTAAAAAACAGCCTCTCCGTCAGGGCTTCTGAAGTCTACAGAGATCAGCATGTTCGAAAAGGAAGAGTCTGGTTTACCTATGTATGTACCTTCCTCAAAATACTGTGTGCCTGTCTTTACAATATTTGCACTGAAATGCTCGAACACCTCTAATAGTTTTTCCAAGCAGGAAAACTCAAATTCTTCAGCAAAATTAAGTGCGTTAGGAATTGTTCCGAACAATACGTTAAAAACATTCTCTAGCCTTGTGGACTGTATAGCTACAGGCTTAGCGTAAAAATCTTTACCTACAACTACTGGATTGTTAAGTGGGTGCATTCTTTTATATAGTCTACAGTTATTCTTAATTTTTCGTCGAATATCTCCTGCAGGGCGGTATTCTTGTCGTCGTCATTACCTTCGCGCTCGTTCATAATGGCTTTAGGAAAGAGCTTCGGAGGCTTGTGCATGCCGTAATTATGGAATATTTGCCCAGCATATACACGAATCTCAGGAGAGAAGTCCATATCCTCGTGCTTTATTAGATAGGCTTCTGTCATTCCACAAATTAACTCCTCTGCTTCCAGAGGATTGAGCTCATCCATATCGTCGTGCTGATGGTTGATCAGATAATTGAGAGTCTCAAACACTTGGATGTTGGTTTCGTACAAGTCTGTGGTCAGCAGCGTAATTCCTGCCTGTATCTTGTCTGACTGCAGATCTGGTAGTTCGCAAGACAAGTCAGTCTGTAGTTCTGCTTTAAGAACGAGAGGTTCCCAAGAGTAGCATTCTTTGCCGTATAAGGTTGTAATAAGCCACAGCAAAGCAACTACAGGAGCTTTAGGGTCTGAAACAATTTGTTTATGTGATTTCATCCGAATATAGAGTATAGCGCTAGCAGTGATAGCGTCAAGATTACTAGGTCATCAAGGTTAAAGTTGGCTTTGCTCACTGGGTAAGAGTTGTATAGTAAAAACCCGCCCTGTGTGCGCATCGTTGAGAGGCGGGGCGGGTCTTGATTACTGGCTTTTTGGTTGCTATATAGGTCTGAGTCCTGTGATCTCCTCAAGCAGCTTAACATCGCTTCTGGGCATCGTTGGAAGAATTTCAGCAATCTTTTCAGGGTCTGCCGGATCAATCCCGCTATCCCCAAAAGCTTCTTCATACTTATCTTTACTAATCTTAGTGAGATCAGCTATGCGATACTTATCGCCATGAACCTCTACAAAAGATAGGTCAGAAGCAATCTTGGTGATGCTCTCAGTAAAGAAAGAGTCTACAGGATCTCCGAGAATGCTTGCGACTTTAACCTTCTCATAAAGACCTTCCATCGTCTCGATGTTATAGCAAGTTTCGGCGATCTTCATAACTTCGTCGATACTTGTCATGTTGGAGACGTCTTCTGCAATCTTATTGTAAATTTCTTTGTGCTCCTCGCTAGCTAGCTTGGTGCTACGTCTCCAGAGCTCAGAAGCTACATTAGCGAGATCAGGATAATACAAGCCTGCATACTTAGCGAGAATGTCTGGCAGTTCATCAACATCTAACTCTCTGGCGGCTTTGACAAAATTCTCAGCAGATTTAACTCTAACATCGAAAGGAAAGTTTTTAATGTTATCTGAAAAATGCTTAGCAGATACTACTAGGTCTTCGGCAGTTTTAACTGGGTAAAGCTGCATATGAGGAAGACCGTCGACATGAAAATCGACCATGTATTCTTCAGGATAATCTGCAGCTGTTTTTTCATTAAAGCTGGATTGATAGTCTTCCAGGTCAGAAGAAATGTCGAATACTTCCGCAGCCTCTTTGATTTTTGATTCAAGTTGACTTACGTAAGCTTCTCCGTATAACTTTTGAATATCGGCTTTTTTATGTATCAGATGGGCGTTAGATACGTACACTCTGTCAGGAGTGTTGATTGGATATATGCGCCTGTCTTGATCTGCAAAAGCTGTTTTTGGCAACCCAGACAATTCGTAAGCATCCTCAAGTTCCGCAGTTTTAACATAGTCAGGAAGGTTAACTCCTGAAAACATACGGTAGAGTTCCTTGCCCGAATAGTCTGATTGTTGGTCAAATGCAATTTTCATATTTCTTGAATTATAACTATGTTACTAAATAGCTTCAACAGTAAAATCAACCTACCTAGCGTGGTGTCTAAGCTAGGAATGAATACTTCCGAGTATGACTTCGTTAAAGTACCTTTGTTTGGGTGGTACGCACGCTCTAAGCAGACAGACTTTGTCGGTAATATATTTGATTTCTTTCATGTCTCAGATTGGAAGACCTTATACGGTACAATCTGTAGAGACTTCTCAGACTGCTTTGATTTTAAGCTGCCTTATAGCGAGTATGCTGAAAAGGCCTTATATAAAGATCAAACTAGGATTATGCAATTTCAGTCTCTCTGGTTACTAAGCCTACAGGAGGCTTTGACTGCGAGGGCTAGGTTAAAAGATAAAATCATGTATTTTAAAGAGATTGCTGAGGAAGCTGGAATGCCTCAGCTTATAAATAATAAGATTGGTTATATGACTGAGAAAGTGGTGAGCTTATTTCCTAAGCTTAACCTAGAAAATAAGTATAGGTACAAAAAGACAATACTCATTCCTTCGTTCTGCTCTCCGAAGCATATATGCTCGCTCGAAGTGGCTAAGCTATACGACATCAATCAGCGAGAGCTTGTGTTTATGAATGGTGAGTATGGCTGGTATGGGGTGCAAGGACAGGAGGTTGTTCGAGACTTGAATGAGTTGAAGATTAAGCTTGGCAATACCTGGAATTATAAAAATGACTATTGGAATAGTTCGACCATCAAGCTTTCTGAAATGGTCAATACAGAGCAGCTTATCAAAATCTGGAGCGAGGCAAAAAATTCTAAGTTTGAACAAGACCTGATGCAGCTTCTTATTGGTAAGCAAGGACATGATGAACTAAAGAACCATGTAGGAATGCTGAACTATCAGCAGGTTCAAGAGCTAGAAAAGAACAGCGGACAACCGCTCATGGACTCTTGGATGAAAGGTAGAGAAGAGCAATTCACTGTTCAAGGTAGAACATATGTGAAAAGAGATAAAGCTTATTACTTACTTAAAAAAGGCGAGGAAGAACAGCTTACTAATTTTACTATCGACGTTCTCGAAATACGTAAAAAAAATGAAGATGAGTTTGTGTGGTGCGGTATGGTTTACTTCGAACAGGCTGCCGTGCCTTTCGAGCTCGAGGACAAATATTTGTTATCCTGTCACCTGTTCACTAAAGGACTCAGAAAGATGTTTCTGAACCTAGGTCTAGGTATTCCGTTTATCAACGAGAAGTATGTTAGGCAACTTATGACGATGATCCAGCTTACATGCCATAACGTAAAGATTGTAAAAACCGATAGCTAAAAACAAAGAAGTGTTTAGGGATGCCTCTGCTCGACCACCCAGCCGAGCAGAGGACTTAACCCCAACCACCGAAAAAGGTGGACCCGAGGGGAGTCGAACCCCTGTCTCAAGTAATCTATTAACAGATACCTCTACACGCTTAGTATTATTTGATATCGCGGTTATCGTGGCAATACCTCCAACCGTTCGGCCTATAAGTGACCGACTCTTGCTGCAGGGTTCTACAAGGCTTTACAGTCTAGCCTCAACCTATTGCGGTTTCCTAGAGTTTTAATAGTATCCGCTCCAGGTAGACTAAGCAGCGAGGGCTTCAGCCGCCTCAAACTCAAAAGAGTTCAAGAGCGCGTCAGCTTCAGCTACCGTCATAGCATACGAATTGTCGTTTGCTTTTATTGTTTGTCCAGATGTTTTAGCGAGGCCAACCAGACTTCCTCGGCGTGCAGTACCTGATTTCAACTCTTGATCGAAACCAGTACGGGCCCAAATAAAACGTATTTGCCGGAACAAACACGCTGCTAATAGCGATTTAAGGCTATGCAAGTTATTATACCACAATAACGCAAAAATTCGCAAATTATTGTGTGCCGAACATTTCGTTTACTACGTCAGATCTTGCAGGCCTTCCTATAGTGTCTGGAGCATTAGGCCATGTGGTGTCCAGGTTATTGCGTAGCTGTTGGGCGGCTCCAGGTTGTCTAGATTCTGCGGCTGGAGAAAAGTTACTGTAGTCTATATTAAAAACAGTCTGCAGTATCACATACTGCCTATCAAATTTACCTGCTCCTTTTCCTAGTTTTTCTTTTAAGAGTATGTGGAGATAATATGAACCCGCTAAAAGTTTAGAAGTAGCTGCAGAGGGTATCCAAACTTCAAAGTAGCCTGGACGTGTTCTGTCTTCGTATACACCGTTATCTAAAATGCCGTGCCAGGCAGCTACAGGAGCCCTAGGAGAGCTTTTGACTATAGCCTGGACGTCATAGTCATCACTAGTAACATAACCTCCGTTGTATCTAATTACTGTATCGTAAATAACATCTTCCCCTTGATAGAAGACATCAGGGTTGCGGGAGGTTCTTTCAAACGGAATGCCTGGAATACCGTCTAGTATTAGAGAATGGATTGGAGGTAATTCTTTTGCGCCGTTCCTAGCTCGAATCTCGGATACCTGCAGCGACGCAAGACCGTCAAGCACAGCCTTATATACTTGTTGACTATTTCCGTTACTGGCAGGGGCAAAAAATTGAGCTATTTCTTCATCGGCCATAATTAAATACAAATAAGCGAGAGTTTACCTTCTTCCCGCTTATAATAGCACAATTCGGTTAATCCTAAAACATTTTTAATATCTGTAAAGTCCGAAGAACTGAGCGAAGACAGCACTGACTCGGTAACCTGCTTATTAACATCTGGTGTTGTAAAATTTTTCTTTGCTCCACAATTGCAAGATTTTTTAGGGGCTTCACTTAGGCTCATCGCTGTAATCTGAGCTAGTTTAGGAATCTTATCAATAATTGCAGGGTTGTTTTTAGCTAGGGTGATAACTTGATTCACACTAGTCAATACTAGGCGCTTTGAACTTGAAGGTTTCATTATTTATATTTGCGGAATAACGTTTATTGGTGCGCAGATATCTGTGGCTTGGAAATTAAGCCCCACAAACAGCGTGTGATCGTTGGATTTTTCAGCTTGGTTAGAGCTGGATACAGGATCATAGAAGTCTGTAGATATTGCTGACCCTTTAGTTATATTTATGTTGGTACCTGCCGTCAACCTAAAATTACCTGAAGCATCAGGAGGAACACCGTTGATATACGACACCATGTCTTTACAGTTCAAATACTCTTGAGGAATGAAAGAGGTGGCGCAGTTCATGATTAATCCATACCTATAACCTATCTCAAGGTCTATTTTTTCCTTAGCTACAGCTACTCTAAAATTGTATCCCTCAAGAAAAGCGATGTCTCCGTGTATTACGGTATGTGAAGGCACATCTTCTAGAGGTAGACTCGGCTCATATATTCTATACTCTTCAACCAAGAGTGGGCTATAGCTAACTTTTTCTGGACTGGTGATAAAACTATTTACTCCCAGCCATGCTCCATTAAACTGCGCATACGTAGATGGCTCTATCGGGATGTCTGTAGTTATTTTTAAGCCTGGAGGGGCCTCGGTCAAAAAAGATAGTACTCCAGAGCCAAACACGGCTAGATTTCCGTCTGGTGTTCTAAGGTAGAAGGGATAGCTTTGTGTAGCTGGAGACAATATTTCAAACGAAGCTACTTGTGTAGAGGAAATAGAGAAAGCGACAATCACGCTACCAGAGCTTGTGTGCTCTATAGAACTCAGCCTCGCTATTGTCGAGTTATCTAGGTTAAAACTCTTTACTGTGATCTGCAGATCTAAAATAAAATCGTCTGGCAATACCCAAGATCTGCCAGCAATTAAAAAAGTTCTATCAGTGTCGTTGAGTAGAGGAAAAGCTCGTAGCTCGTTCTCATTTAACCAGTCAAGTACCTGTTCCATAGTTTAAATTAGGCTATCAGTGTGGGTAAAGTGAACGAAGCTGTCTTATTACCAACTACCAAAGAAATATCTAGTGCAGCCGCATTGACTGGTGTTATTTTTATAATGTCGTTAGATGCTAAATTTATATTATTGTTTAGCGGTTTAACGAGGTTAATTTGCTTTAAGCCTTCAGCAAGACCTGCAGAAATGTCCTCATTAACTGAATGCCCAGCTACAGCATTAAAAGTAATTGAGTTTAAATCTTCTGAAACGTTATAGAATATAGCTCGGTCTTCAGAAGCTCTACCTAGTGAAATGTCTCCATACATCGAATCAAACAAGTATACCGCATCCTTAAACGGTATACTGCGTACGGTTGTAGCGCTAAATTTACGATTAAACGATAGTCGCTGACCTTTAGATTGTTGCCATAGTAGTTGCGCGCCTGCTCCAAAAACCACAGTACCTAGATAACGGTTGTTGATGGGTTGGTGTAATCTAACACTTCTATAGGCTTCCCCAGAGTCGTACTGATCTTTTAGAAAAGCGACGTTCGCTAGTACACCAAAGTCAAAAGTAAAAGACAGAACAATCTTATCATTGTCTATGTAGCAAGAGTTCAGTGCAGGTACGAAATGATCGAATTGAATGAACTGAGCGTCTACTATAAAATCTTGAGGCTCGAGGTCCTCATCAAAAGGATAGCTCGACAGTGCGTTTTCATTTTGCCAATTAAGTGGATTATATGTAGCCATACACTAGTCTTTTGGTTGAGGCCAGTATTTCTCATTAGCATAATACTCTGGTTTAGCAAACTGAGGCCAGAAATAAAACTCAGGAACTCTAGCTAGATTGAAGCTGCCTGCTGCGCGGGGAGGTCTTTCTAGCGGATAGTTGGGAGATGCTTCCTGATAGTCTTCAGGATACTTCGGCAGGTCTGATTTGTTGTAATACAGGTCTTTATATTCGACGCTATCTAAAGTGAACCCAGACACATCTACAGGAGGAAGTAGTTTATGCTTTTGAGTACATAGACTATCTAGGGTTACGTCTCCAGTATTCACACCTATAGATCCATCCTCTCCAGGGACGCCATAAAAAATGATAGGCTTCACACCTACGATATAAATATTGCCATCGTTCACAGGACTGCCTACACCTGCAGGAAATGGAAGTACGCCATTAATGTTTTTTATCACAGGGTTATCACAATTATTCAAGTAAGACGACTTGTCTCCAGGATTAAAGATAGTTTCAGGCGCAGATGCCTGAAGTTTGACATTCCTGCCCAGCTCATTAGTGTCTTTAGTTACGTTTGTCAGTACACCAAATTCTACAGCCCCTCGCAGCTCATTATTGCGCTTATCTCTAATACTGGTTACTGCTGGAGGCGTGTAGCAAAAAACTACGCTCTCCTCAAACTCTGCATTGTTACGACTAAACATAAGAGGCTCTATAATGTCTTCAAGTGCTTGTGAGTTAAACACAGTCAACGAACCTGAAACAAACCTCACATAAGATTCGAGCTGTAGTATAGTGAAACTGTCGCTGGTAAGCTCTCCTGAAAAAGTTCCCAACACCTCATCAGAATCTTCGCTATCTCCAGAGATAGCAGCAATTGTAACATAGATCCTGCCAGCTTTAAAAAAAAGCTGACGCATATAAATTCTATGCTTACCGTACGTAGAAGTAATCGCTGCTCCTGTAAAAATATCGTCAGGTATGTTATGCCCCGACACACTACGCAAAGAAGAAGATTGCTTGAAAGGGTATTTTCTATACTGATTTTTGTTATTACGGTTTAAGCCTAAAATAGCCATAGTTGTATTTTTTATTAAACTTCTTCTGAGCTGTAGATTAAGTCTGCTTATTAAAGTAATCCGGATACCTGGCTCGGAATGCTGATAGTTGTGCAGCTGTGGGCGGCTGAAAAGGTGTAGGCGTCCAATAGCCGTCCCAGGCGTATGGGGCGGCTGGAGCTCCACTCCAATTATAATTTACTTTAGGTGCTTCTACACTTACTCGACCCGAAGATAATGGAGGAGAAGCATAGAACTCTGTACCTAACGTATGCATCGTGTTTAAATAATAAGGAACTATCGGTCCAATGTTCAGTGTAGGTATACCGAACTCAGGTTCGATGTCCATGCAAGTAATAAACTCTAATTGCCGTGGGTCTATAGCTCCTTCAACAGTTTTCAGCTTCGGCCAATCCCTATCGAATAGTGTCATACTGAGCAGCGCTCTGTTTGGGCCGTATACATCCTCGAGCATAAGTGATTGGTGTCTCCATACGTCAGGAAACGCGGGTGTGCTGCGTAAGGTGTCGTAAATATGATATGCTCCGTGATTAAACTCTGTTAAGCGCTCATTGCCTAGCTCGTCAAATGTGTTAGTTCCGAATCCTCCAATACTATCTATCATCGATTTATTGTACCTAGCAAACCAACGCCACTGCAGATCGTTTTCTCCTCGAAAACGCCAGCCTAGAAAAACATTAGATGGTAGTCTGTACACTTCAATATCGTATGATAAATTCATACCAGGAAGCCCTCCCAGCGCCTTTAGTCTTAGCTCGAACTCTGCTGTAGACCTGGACAGCGGAGCAACACGTACCCCGAACCCGCCTGCAGTAAAATATGTAGGTCCTGGCGGAACATCAGCCGGTACATAAAATTCTTCTGTTAGCGGTAGGCCTATGGCTGGGTCTATGACAGTTAGGTATCCGCTGGAGTATTGCTTTTCACTAAGATACTTGAGATGTAATGGTCTTACTGGGCGAGGCATGCATGCCCACCAGCAAGGTTGCATCGGGAACGGGACGGTTGCCTTTTGATTTAGGTCTGTGTGTAAGGTTATAGTTTGGCTGGGGTGCGTAACTCCAGAACTATCTTTTGCGGCTAGAGTTAATTTAACCTCGTCTCCCGCACCAAACCCCATAATACGAATAGAGAGCATTTGCTTGCCTCCAGCTATAGGCTCACCCTCAAAAGGTAATCCTAGCGACGAAATATTTGTTGCTCTATTTGGTACAAAAGTTCTACACCATATATCGTATATGCAAGGCTTTAACTGCCTACCGAAAAGCTCGGGATCGGGCGCAGGTAAGGTACCTACAGAAAACCCTCGACCATACACGGTGTGCTCGTAAGGATAATAGTCTTTGTTTATAGGTAGAGTTACTTCTTGTGTTATTGTAGAGGTGTCCCTGAAGCCGTCCGGTGTGTTGTATCCGGTGGGCCTATGCTCTAGCTTGTAATATATTTCTGTATTTTTAGTGTCAACATACAGCTCAACAATTGAACATAAATACATTGTGTTGTCGTTATAGTACGCGCGAGAAGGAAGCACCGTAGGGCAGGAGCTGTTTATTATTGTGATTCCTTTGTATCCTGCAGGTGGAGTTGATCCTGGGGGTGGCGCAGTGACTAGCTGTGGTCTGGCGACTACATAGTCAGTCGTTACCGTATATGGAGCACTTGTAAAATAGTCGTTGTAGGCTACAAAAGTCATCTGGCAGTTCGCTACAAAGTCAGGCAATGTCGCACTGTCTGGTGTGAATGTGAAACTGCCTGCTGGAGTCATAGATGTTCTTACTGACAGGTCTTTTGCTTTTATACTGAATCTATCAAACACTGTAACAGTCCTAGATGTGTTGGCTATGGTATAGGTTACATCTACTTTCGTCACCAAGGACTGCATTCGTGCCAAGTTAGTTCCTATATAAGTGTTACTGGGGTTATTAGGGAGCTTGAGAGTAAATAGCTGTTTATAAAAAAAGCCAGCTTGTTCTGCGCGTGTTAACTGTACCCAGTCTGAAGGCATTGTCACGGAACTGGGAGCTATATAGTGCATTATTGAGTTGGCTAATCCGACTCCTGAGCTCGGGGTTACAACCTCTCCAGATGATGCTCCAAAATTAATCGCACTTAGTGATAAGTGTACAACGTCACCATAGTTAAATGTGTGAGGTAATTGATAAGTTACTAGCCCTGGTGTTGCAGGCGCTGGAATATAAAATTTAGATGGTAACAAACTATCGATTGTATATTCGTAGTGCGTAACAGGTGAACCGCCGTTGTTAAGTGGAGGATTAAAGGTTAATATTAGCTGTGTAGGATTGCCTGGAGCAGCGGCTAAACTCAATGCGCCTGTGGGTGCAGGTGCAGTTATCGGAAAAGCGGTGACCCTATTAGATACACGCCAGCCTCCAGCAGCATTAATTGCTCTTATTACTACGTTCGCTGAAGCCCCATTACTCTTGGGGGTCGCTAATAGTATATAATTGTCAATGACTGCAGATGTGCTGTTTTGCCAGGTGGTGCCGCCATCTACTGTATAGTCGTAGCTGATTATTGGAGAGCCTCCGTTTGAAGCTGGTGGTGTAAAGTGTACTGTAGCTGTTGCTAGTTTTGTAGAGTCTACAACTACTTGTGTGATTGTGGGCTCTGAAGGTACAGTGTAAGGAGTGGCTGAAACAGCTGCTGAAGGACTTCCCATGCTTCTGAGGTTTTCAGCCTTCAGTAACACAGAGTAACTTTGACCATTAACTAGATTAGATATGGTGATGGGGTTAGCTGCAGCTGTGGGGGCATTTGATAGCTCTATGTAGTTTGTGCCTCCATCTATAGAGTAGTGATATTTTATTATCTGTGAGCCTCCGTCAGAAAGAGGGGGATTAAAATAAACTTTAAGCTCTCCTCCTCCACCCAGCCATCCTGCACCACGCTGAATGGAAGTGATTACAGGTGCCGACGGTTGTCCTGATATCCCTGGAGCTGTGTTAGAAGCTGCTCCAATCCCTGACGGATTGATTGCGCGTACCGTTATGTTATATAGCGTGTCGTTAAGTGTGCCTGTGATGGTTATGGGGCTAGTTGTTACTCCACTAGACACGTAAGGAGCGCCGTTCAATGAGTACTCATAATCAAGGATAACTCCTCCTGGCACCACTGGCTGCGAAAACTGAACAACTAGTGAGTTATTTAGACCTGACACAGAGAATATTGTCGGCGCTGTGGGAGCTTCTCCACCAGTAATCACATTAACAGGGTCCGATTCCTTGGCGTAGTCTTGGCCGTTGACGCCCTTAAGCCTAACCTTGTATGGAGTTCCTGGGGTTAGTCCTGTTACAGTTATAATGTTATTTGTAGCCTGCACTGTCGAGCTATACGTAAACCCATCATCTAAAGAATACTGATAGCCTGTAGCCGGAATGGTCCCTGGTCTGGAGGGTGGAGTAAAATTTATAAGTATACTGGTAGAGCTTAGAACATCTACAGTTACGTTTGTGGGTGCGTCCAACGGAGGTCCGTCAGGGTCATTAGTGTATATCCACGCTTCTGAAAGCTGCCCTTGTCCTACAGAATTAACAGCGGCAGCAGCCACAGGTACATAAACCATGGTTGATGAACCTTGCGGAATTTCGTATATATCATAAGCCATATCAAATATTCGGATAGCTCCCTGTCTCGTACCGTCGTTGGGATTTGGCTCGAATATAATAGCTGCTCTATAAGACCTCAGGTCAGTAGTAGGCGGATTGTACCAAGTACCTTCATCCACTAATTCAATATTGCTGGTTGTAGAATCGTCAATAGATGCGACAACATGTGTAATAGGAGACCCTCCATCGTCTTGAGCCAAAAAGGTTATGTAAAAATTTGGTGACTCTCTGCCTAGGTCTGGCGCACTATAATGAAAATCTACGTGCGTAATTTTAAGCGGTTCTGGAGCTGTTTTTAGTGTTGTGCCTAAAGCTATGGCTGAAGCTGCTCCTGCGCCGCCTGCGTTGATTGCGCGCATTTGCACTCTATATTCTTTGTTACTTGCGAGACCAGAGATTATCAGAGGACTTGATAGGTCTGCCTCAGGACTGCGAGTTTTCCATCTATTTGAATTGAGTTTATACTGGTATCTTGTGACTGGATACCCGTTGGTTTTGGTCGGTGGAGTAAAATCTAAAGTTAGCTGCTTTACACCTGAGGTTACCTGCGTGATTCGTGGAGCGGATGGAGTTAAGCCTTCTGAAGGAATTCCCTCCACTACGTTAGACGGCTCTCCGGTACCTACCTCATTAACAGCATACAAAATAACAGAATACTTTGTACCATTAGTTAAATTCTCTATGTCTATAGGACTTTCAGTGCTATCGTAAGTTAACTTAGTGGCTCCGTTATTTATAGAATATTTGTAGCCAGTGATAGGCTTGCCTCCGTCGACTGCGGGAGGAGTAAACGCTACAGTTAAAGACGAATTGCCTGCCGATACGTTAGTGATTGTTGGGGCAAATGGAGCCTCAAAATTAGGCACACCCGAAAGTTCTACAGACTCTTGACCTCCTCCATGTTGTGTTTCTGTGCGTATTTTAAGTCTATAGCTTGTTAAATTAGTAAGTCCTCCTATCACTATAGGACTAGTTGTTTTTGCTGGAGATAAAGACACCCACGCTCTTGTATCGTTGGTGTTAGCCTCCCATATCATATAGCTGTAATTCACTATAGGGGATCCTCCTGGGGCTTCTGGAGGAGTAAATTTAACTACCAACCGCTCGTTTCCTGAAACAACTGACGCTCCTGTAGGAGCTGCGGTTGTGCCTGGGATACCTGCTGCAGGTAGAGATGGCTGGCTTACATCCCCAGATTCGTACACAGCCACGATTTTAACGTTATATGGTGTCCCGTTGTTGAGCATTAAATGGGAATGGTTAGAGAAGTTACAGGGAAAGCTGCGACGTTGAATGGGATGTACACTCCTGTGTCTGTGTTAGTATACACATTGTATTTGTAATCTACAATAGGTTGTACGTGATTACCTGGAGGAAGTATATTTAATGTTAATGTGCTGTCTTCTGGTACAACTCTAGTTATTTCAGGAATGCTGCCTAGTCCTCTTCCCACCCCTGCAGGCGAGGATGGTGTACCTGCACCCACAGCGTTCACTGCCCGAATGCGTATAGAATGCCTTGTATTCGCTCTCAGCGCTGTAGTTAAAATTAAAGGACTCTGCGTACTAGGAGGATTGAGAGGTGCCCATGTGTTAGCTCCGTCGAGTGAATACTCATGGTTCAGTAATGGCGAACCTCCGTCCTCAGGAAGAGTGAAGCTTATTTGCACGGAGCTTGATGTTGCACTAATAAAGTCAATTACTGGAGCTGCTGGTGCGCCTGCAATTATAGTGAAAGTAGCTGACGCAGGGCTGTCGCCGTTAGCGTTGGTAGCCTTCAGGGACACGCCGTATGTTTTACCTATTTCAAGCCCCGGCAGATCAAATGGATTGTCTACACTATTCGTGGCTGTAAAGGTAACGCCATCTAAAGAATATTTGTAACCGATGATAGCAGAACCTCCGTCGTTACTTGGAACTGTGAAATGTACCGAGGGTACGTTATTCACAGTCACAATCTTATTAATTGTTGGCGCTGACGGTAGATTCGTCGGGGTGCCTGTTACAGAATTCGATGCTGCACTATTACCTGCCGAGCTAATTGCGCGCATCTGTACACTATAACTCGTATAATTCGTTAATCCTGTAATTTCAAAAGGAGATACTAGACTGTTTACAGGTATGTATGAAACGCCAGAATCGATCGAGTACTCGTAGTTTGTTATAGCTGCGCCGCCTGAGCTGCTTGGTTGCGTAAAATTAACTGTGAGTTTACGGTCACCGCTTACTAGACTGGTGATTGTAGGTGATAATGGTGCTCCTGGAGTAACAGATACCTCTTGTGAAAAGTCACCAGCACCATAAGAGTTAATTGCACAAATTTTGACCGAGGTGACTTGTCCTGCGACCAGTCCTGTAATATCCATGATTATAGCTGTGCTGGCTGGAGATAGTGTTGTAAATTTAGCTACACCTCCTGCGGGTGTGGTTAGGTGGCCGTAATTGGTTATGGCTGCTCCTCCGTTTGAACTTGGTGGTGCAAAGCGTACTCGAGCTCCTGTAGGGGTACTACCTATCGAAAGAATGGTTGGTGCTGGAGGTGGACCAACCGGGACAGCTTGTACTGTGTTTGATGCTGGGCCTGTACCAGCATAATTTAGCGCCCTCAAGGACACAAAATAAGTAGTACCATTAACAAGACCGTCAATTATAAGATATGGGGCCTCTGTCGAGTCGTCGGGAAGAGCTCCAACATTAGGTTCGCCTGCAGGCTGGTATGTTTGTCCTCCATTTAAAGAATATTCATAACCTGTAATAATGCTTCCGCCATTGTCTACAGGCGCAACAAAAATAAGCTGTAGCTTGTTTCGTTTGCTGTACACCTTAGCTATTTTTGGCGCGGTTGGAGGTGCGGCAGGAACAAAAGAAACGCTGGCAGACTCGCTACCTGCACCTGCGATGTTTACAGCTCGCAGCTTTAAATAGTAAAACTTACCGTTAGTTAGGCTAGGTATGTTAAACGATGTGCTATTGCTTGCAGGGTTTCTAGATACCCAGGCATCTGAATTGAGTTGATACTGATAGTTTGTTATAGCTGCCCCTCCTGAGCTTAGCGGAGCAGTGAATTGTACAGCCGCAGATTTGTTTCCTGCGGTAGCGATCAGGTCTATAGGCGCGGTGGGAACCGTTCTGGGTGTGCCTGATAGACTATTACTAGGCTTACCTAGGCCTACAGCAGTCCTAGCTTTAAGCAGGACGCTGTAGGCTGTACCATTAGTCAATCCTGTAATATCAAAGCTACCTGTAGTAGGTGATAGATCTGTGACTGTAGCAACAGCGTAAGTTCTGCCTGAGTCTATAGAGTAGCTGTAGTTTTGTAGCGGTAGTCCTCCGAGAAAAGGAGATTTTGTAAACAGTACCGAAAGCTGGGCATTACCTGGAGTAACTGAGGTTATCGTTGGGGCTGCTGCTAGAGCGGCAGGTGTGCCTAGCGCAGCCAATGAGGCTTCACCGTCTCCAGCTGCACTTACTGCCTTGAGTTTTACTGAATACTCCGTACCGTTAGTTAGTCCTGTAATCACTACAGGAGAGCCTGTCTTGGTTGGCGTTATAGGTAGCCATGCGCCATCATCTAACTGGTATTTGTAATTGGTTACTAGCAAGACTCCATTTATAGGTTGAGTAAAATAGGCTGTTAATTGTGTGTCACCAGAAGTGAGTTCTAGTCCTGTAGGCGCTAAAGGTAAACCCATCGGGGTGCCTATAAGAACATTTGAGCCTACACTAAACTTGCCTGCAACATTTACAACCTGAAGAGCTACGTAATAAGAAGTACCATTAGTTAATCCTGTAATCTCTAAAGGACTGGTTAAAGATGGAGTTGCGTTATAGTTATAGGTAGCTCCTCCGTTTATTGAATAGCCTACGTTATACAGGTCAGCGCTACCTGTGTCTGTGGGTAATGTAAAGGCAACAGTTAGTTTGCTGTCTCCTGCGGTGATGTCTGAGATCGTGGGCGGATCAGGGCTTACAGCCAAAACTACAGTGTAAACTGCAGAAGCTGCGCTTTCACCGAAAATGTTGACTGCTTTTAAGGCTACTGAGTAGCTTTGTTCTAAAACCAGAGAAGGGATGAGTATGGGGCTTGAAGCATAGTCGGTAGCTATAAATGTTGTGCCTCCGTCTATTGAGTATTTGTAGCTTGTGATGTCTACTCCACCTGTTTCTACTGGAGCTGAGAAAAATATGGTCGCTGAAGTGCCTACGGTGGCGTACGAGGTGATTGTTGGAGATCCTGGAACTGTGCCGGGTATAGCTTTTACAATCAAAGACTCTGACCCTCCTCCTGAAGGGTTCACAGCTCTGATGGTTATATTATAGGTGGTGCCGTTCACTAGATCAAAAATTCCATCAGCTGTAACATGCTTCGTAATCTCTAGTGGGCTGGTTGTCTGTTCAGGTACAAAAGCTGTCCAGTGCTCGCCTAAGTCTGTCGAGTACTCGTAATTGGTTATAGCTCTACCTCCGTCGTCGCTCGGAGGAGAGAAAAGCACAATTAACTTTTTATCCTCTGAAGTTACGCTGTTTATTGTAGGCTTTGAGGCTTTTCGTGAAGGCACAGCCAGAAGAGTGGAGTTGACAACATCCACGGTGCCTGCAGGGACAACTATTTGCGGTGGGGCGAAAGAGAAGAACTCTGAAGAAGGGCTGATTGTTTTGGCTCCGCTTCCATAAACATACAGCTCGTAAAATCCGTAAGAATCGGTTGTAGTTATCTCCTCACCATCAGTTATAGTCACTCCTTGCACACCTTCTTCTGAAGGAGCTAAAACATAACCGCTAATCAGCCTTGTATCCAGGCGTACAGCAAAGTTAATACCTACTTGATTAGAGCTAACAATTTGTACTTTTTGGAAAGTTGGAATGACTGAGTATATATTATTTGACGCTACGATGTTATAACCTCCTGACGAAAGTCCTGTTAACGTGTACTCGCCAGCAGCGTTTGTGACTGCCTGCTTGTCTCTGCCGTCAGTTATCACTATATCTGCTACAGGGTCTAAAGAGGCATCTAGTACTGTACCTGACACTGAGTAGGAGACGGGTAAGACTTCTACACGTATAACTATACTAGCAGAACCACTGTTTGCTGAAGTTGCGTTGATAGTGACACTGTATTTACCTATTGATGTGGGGGAGCCAGCAAGTGCTCCGTTCGAATATACTATTCCTGGAGGTAAATTTGTAACAGATAAACTTACCGCATCTCCGGCCAGTGTAGGTGAGGCTACTACTTGAGCTAAAGTTGATGTAGGTGCATCAACCTGTAGTGCAAACCTTGAGTTAGGTGCGGGGGTTATTAAACTTAAAGGTACACTCAGATTGAGTGTCTCGACTACAGATGTGCCTAAGTTATTTGAAGCTGTTATTGATACGATATAAGTTCCTGCAGCCACATCCAAACCTACACTACCAGTAATATACCCAGAAGAAGAGCACACCAATCCTGTAGGTAGTCCTACGGCGATAAAGTTTGTTGGAGAATTAAGCGCAGTTACTTTGAATAAAGGGGTTTTCTCTGTGTATGCGTAGCCTCTGGTAACGTTGAGGGTTGTGTTAGGTAAAATGTTATTTATTACAGGAACACCTTCACTGTAAAATACCAGAGTTATAGAGCGAGTGTCGTTACCTACAGGGTTGTAGACACCTAGACGAATAGGATAAGTTAGCGTAAACGATGACCCTAGTGAATTTGTTGGTAGTGCGCTGTCGGCTAGCTTTCCGTAAATTTTACCTGTATATCGCTCTAGCTGAAGCCCTGCAGGGAGACCTGCAGCCATATAATAATTACGAGTAGCATCTGTTAGCCCTGGAGCAAAATTGTCTGTCCCACCATAAGCCTGAAGTGACGCGGCTGTAATTAGTGGAGCTGCGCTAGTTGTGGTGTTGTCTACTTCTAGCTCTAAAACCAGCCCCTCTACAGGTGCAGTGAACTGAGGTTTTGCATGTACCTGATAAGATATAGTGAAACTTACAGTATTAGAAGTGCCATAGACGTTATCAGCCGTCACAAACAGTTGAGTCGACCCTGGTGTTGAGGCTGTCACTCTACCTGTAACTTTACCTGTGCTGCGATCAAAAGAAAGTCCTGGAGGTAGTGTGCCTTGAAGGTCGTAGCCGAATATAGGGAGATTGATGGCTGTAAAAGCTACGAGCGGCGTGGCTAGCGTATGAAGATCTAGGTTGTTCGTTAAATATATCTCATTCGCAGGCGGAGAAACTAGAGATATTATAGGCTCAGCCTCTACAGCTACAGCAAAAGTAACTGTCTGCGGATTTGAGGCACTACCTGACGGATTTATTGCGTTGAATGTGAGTTCAAATACGGAGCCTGGAAGTATACTTGAAGGTAACTGACCTGTTAAATTGCCTGTAGTTTCAGAAAAAGAGAGCCCGTCAGGCAGTATTGATGGGGATACTGTGTACTTGAAAGAAGCTGCATTAAAATCAGGAGACTCTGTAAACAGAGTCATATTAGTTGCTGAAACCTGGATTATAGGATTCTCTGCGGTATAAACAGAACTTTTACTTAAAATTAAAGGGTTAACTGGAGAAAATCTTCCGCTTTGGGGTACAAGAATTTCTGGAGCTGCGATATAGTCTATCAAAAGCTGCCATATAGCTGTACCTGCTGCGGAAGTTTTGAAGTATGCATTATACCTTTGGCTTGTGGCTTCTGACGCTGTTGCTGACGCGGATAGTGTCAGTATATTAGAGGGTTGATCGAAATTAGCAAGCAGCCATGCAGGCGTATTTCCGTAAAAGTCGGATATGCTTGCGACAGGGTCAGGGAACGCAATCTGCTCGTGGAAGAGTGAGCTATTTTGTTGCGTTACTACATATCTCTCAATTCCTCCTGTAGCTGTACCTGGACACGCACCTCCGACTATCTCAGGAAGTGAGAATATCTCGCCAACCATTAACCAAGCGTCAGAAACCTTCTCAAATACTGAAACATCTAAAAATCCGCCATCTGTTTCGCAGGTAATAGCAAAAACAGTGCTAATAAAGACATACTCTCTGCAGTTTAATAAAACTTCAGAAGTGCCAGACATGTTGATGCTGTCGGCCTTAGCAATTTTAAACTGACTGATTTGTCTTAGTGCAGGGGATGGATTAAATACCGCCCGAACAGGGACTACTCTTGCTGAAGGGTTGTATATTGCTACAACAATAGCCAAATTCGTACCATACACACCATCAGGAGTGTATGCCTCGTTGGTCGAGTATGATATCTGGTGATATATTTTTAAAAAGTTTTCTGCGTTTTTATTGTAGCTTAGCGTCGCGCAATTCAGGTTAGATATTACTCCATTATCTAAAACTCTGAAAGATAGTAAGCCGCTAGGATCTGCAGGAGGCGGAGGCGTACTGTCTAACCGTACACGGTAAGAATCTACTACCTCGACAATCTTATAGTTCCTAACTGTTATGTTGTCGTAATAAAGCTGTAGCGTACGGCCTTCGTGATAGTTCTTTAAAAAATGCTCACCGCACCCTATATATGTAAGAGGATCTGCAGGATCGTCGCATCGCGCAAAGACAGCGTCACCAGTAACACAAAAAGCGGCGGCAGTAAACAGCTTTAAAAAGCTAGAGCCTTTTCCTCGAGTTTCGACACTTCTAGTGATTAGAGTGTCCAGCTCTTTGGCTCCGTCAGCCACTCGGTTAAGATAGTGTGCGTAAGCTCCTAGATTTTCTGGAGGACACTTAGGCTTGCAAAAATTTTCGAATGTAATAGCGTGACCTACATTTACAGCGTCAAACGTCGATGTTGTTGTGGGACTCGTATATATTTCAAATGTTCTATACTTCGTTAAAAGATCGCCGTATAAAGTTTCTGCGTTACTGGTTAACACGTTAGCTGTATAGCAGCTGGACGGGTTTAAAAATAAGGCACCTTCTTCATTAGGAGTGACTAGATTTAAGCTGTACAAGTCTTCAATCTCTCCTGGTTTCGTACAAGGGTCGTACAACCCTGCGCCTGCCCCTCTAGCTACAAGCAAGTCTACGCTATTTTGTCCTACTTGCACTGCGTCCGTATTATGGTTTGCTTTTACAGTAGGTACTTCAGGGTAGTTATAAACCATCAGTACTTCTGTAGTGGGACTAGTTGAAACTTTAGGGTCAAAAGAAATACTTTCAAAAGTTAATGTTTTTAACCTAGGAGAGTTTAGGGTGACGGCAGATGAGGCTAGCGAGGCTTCAGAGGACGTATACACCTGTTCAAAATCTTGCTTAGCTATCAGGCCTGCTCCTAGTATAATTTTGACGGCGAACAGCTCAAACGCGAGACCTACAAAGCTTTCCCCACTGTTCTTATAGTGATTGACTACTTTGTCTGGAGGAATTAGAGCTGTACCTAGAAGTTCTTCGCTTTCTAAATTTGAAAAGGCTATTTCTAGGCCTGCTAATGAAGTCTTTTTTATCTTCGAAATATATACACCTCTAATACTGTCATCAAAAGAAGTGAATAGAATATCTAGAAACCAGTTGTCTGCTATAGGATGGTTATTACCATCAGCTATAGCTCGGCGAGCTTTAAAAGGGTAAGATATAAGCTCGTTAGATGTAAGATACTCCAGGACTCCCATATTATGCTACAATATATGTTAAGTTGGGCAGGCGCAATTGGAGTTTATCGTCGCGAGGTAATTTGAGAGCTGCGAGTTGACATCGTTGTACGTACCTTTCAACTCAATAAACTTGTTCTCTAACGAAGTTAAGCGTGTAGTTAAAACCTCTAGGTCGTCGCAGCCAGAACATGGAGTACAACAAGTGTCTTCCATACTTAAAGTGAACTGAGCTTCACTGTATATGTTTAAACAGTTAATACCTAGCAAGCTGATATCTCCTGAGGTAGGGTCAGGTACTACACCATTAATACTCTTGACGCAGTTTGTCGTGGCGCAAATCTTGTTAAGTCCTAGGTTATCGCCAGCATCCATCAAAATCTTCTGCTGCGTGTAAGAAAACCTGAGATTGCTTCGAGAGGCTACAACAGCATCTCCAGATATAGAATACTGCCCGTTTTGTGCGTCTATAAATGTAATTCTGTCTATACCCTGTATACCAGGTACAACAGTTCTAGGTTCAAACTCAGCAGCAGATCTGTTGAATAGGTGTACACCTGCAGGCTGTGTCTGTAAGCCTTCAAATGAACCTATCGTAATCTTACCGTTAGCTCCAACATATTCGTTGGTTGCAGCTAGGTAGTAATCTTTGTCAGGTGTATGACTGGCCTTATCCGCATAAAAGGTACCGACCAAAATATTATACTCGTCGCTTATTTCAACAACTATAGCGTTAACTTTATTAACTATTTTGGATATAAAGAACCTGCGGCTTACGTCACTAGTGGCGCATAAAGTGAAATCAACTATCAGAGTATCTGGAATAGAGAACACTTCGTCACGACTCAAGGCGCTAGATCCTTCGCGTAGAGGGTATCTACGTAAAGAATTCAGGTCTGTCCAATCTAAGCTGTCGATCCAAGGCATAATATTAGGTAGTTAAGATTTCCCAATATACCCCAAGCAAGCCTACATTTGCTCCTCCAGTGACTCCGCCTCCGTAATTGTTTGATGCTAACCCTGTAGAGACTCGAGAGATCTTAAAATTGACGATAGAATCTTCTCGAATAAACGCTGCAGGTATTGTGAAGGCGTCACTAGACACTTTGATAGCTGTGAATGCTGTATAACTGCTTGGTGACTGTGTGGAAGCTACCAAAGGAAACTCCACAGGATTAACTGCAGGAGCGTACTTGTTGGCGGTAAGCAACGTGTGGTCTGACAAAACAAGATTGTTAGCTGTAGCCACAGCAGAATACTCGAACTGGAAAGCTATGTTTCTGTAGCTGCTACCACCCACAATATCTTTGTCACCAAAAATATGAAAGTTTAGCTTTAGCGGCAACGAGTTAACATAACCTCTAGGAATGACTATTTTGCCGATCAGCCCGTATGGAGTTGTTGAAGGAGGAGGTAATTTTATGTATGAAGTTAACCCTATAAACTCTAGTCTGGCATTTATGGGCTCGATAGAGTCTACCTGACCTACAAGTCCTTTAGACGTATAGTCGATGAAGTAGGCTCCTGAGTTTGGGGCTTTTTCTACAATTGTTATTCCGTTTCGGCCCTCAATAGAGGCTACTACAGGAGTAACTACAGCTTTAAATTCACCTTCAGGCTTGCTATAAGTAATTGCTGCAATTGCTCTGTTCGCAGTATACTCAGGAACTCTGGGAGAGCTCGGATAATTGAATTCTTCTGCGTCTGTGGTAGCAGAGCTAGGACGGTAGCCTAACAGCTTAAACTTTGGGTCAATATCTACAAGGAGATCTCCAGTTTCTGTTGTTTCAGAAGGAATGTCTTTGCTGTAGAACTTTATGAAATTAGAAGGCCTATTTGTATAATTTCCAGATGGGTCTACAGCATCAAAAGGAGCAAGCGAGCGCACCAGCTGAGTTCTCAGTGCCGGGTTGAACTTAGAGAAGCTGACAAACATTCGAATACGGTTATTGTCTGCGTCTAGCTCATCCTTAATATCACTCCAGGTAGCTGTAGGTAAGATATCCGCGTATCCTGAAGACCAAGGCTGTTCTCCGTCGTTATTCTTAAACCACCAGATACCGTATTCGTTAACAGAAAATGTGCCGTCTGGGTCGTAGTCGTTGCGATAACGCTCTAAGGTTCCGTTCGTGTACAACTGAATAAAGTTGGCAGGTACAGGAGGCAAGTCTCTTCTAAGCTCTAGAGCTTCAGCTTTCTCGTAGTCTTCAAGCTCGTCATCAGCGTCTAGTGTGACGGTTAATTGAGGAATGTTATAGTAAAATAATGCTCCTGCAGGTACAGGAGTGCCTGAGGAGGCAGCAGCCACCCAACCAAGCTTAGAGGTGTCTGATCCTGTAATTGTCCATGCACCGCTACTGCTGTCTAACTCGGGTGTTCCGGCCACACGGTCTAGCAAATGGTATCGGTAGTTTATAAAAAACTGAGAAAATTCATCTACATTTGTGTGCAACAAAAAACTAGTTTTGCTGATCGCGTATCCAACATAGACAGGAATGCCGGAAGGGTCTTTTGTAATCTTACCTAAATTTTTAGCAGATAAAAAATACGGACCTACAGAAAAAGTTTCACCTGGTTGAAGAATGCCTCTGTCAGGATGGTCTAGGGCTATTGCAAGCTCGCATAAGCCTTCAATATATAAGTCAGCCGTCCGTGTATTCGGGTAAACCATCTTGGTAATACCGAAAGAGTAGTTTGAGTTTTTGGGAGCGAACAAGGAAGAACTTTGCGCTGAGGTGAACCCTGTTATGCTTCTGGAAATACCTGCACCTTGAGCATCGCTTCTGAAGTAGACAATATTTAAAGTGTCAGGCTTTATGTGCGGCAGCTCTTCTGGATGTACTGGTTGATTAAAAGCGAGCAACACAGACTTACCTGCAAGCTCGTTAAATTTCTCATAGAGATGCTGCTCTCTCTGAGTCATCTGATCAATAGGTACGTTAATCGTAGCTTGATCTACAGTTTCACCATCTTTAATACGCCTAACTAGAGGCAGCCATGGAGTTAAGCTCATAATTATGGAAGTAATACTCTGACACCCCAAGTTATGGTGAAGTTGTAGCTAGAGTTATATTGAATAGGGTTAAAATTCGTTCTAGAAAAGACTGTGTCTTTTGCTAGCTCGTCTGCAGCCACAGCTGAAACCAAAGCCACTTCATAAATTCTGCTGGTGGAGTCAAAACTTGCTCCCCCGGCTTTTGTTGCAGATGTGATCATCGTAGAGAAAAGAACAACGTTCTCATCATAACCTAGAGAAGTTTGGTATGTGGGTGAGAAAGTTAAAGGCTCTCTCAAATAACCATAAGGCGCAACATAGTTCAAAAACTTGTCCGAATAGTCTACATCTATAGTACGAGGCACTAAGGTACCAGTATCATTATTGTATCCAATGTACATGCCCCAAATCTTTGCATACTGATCACCGCCAAGTGCGTGAGCTATAATCTTTGCCCCACCTTTAAGTATCATGTTGCGTTTATCAACAACCAGCTCAGATACTCCTGTGGTTTGGTGCGTTTTCCAGATCTTGACGAAGCCTGTAAGAGAGTCCGACGTATTCAAATTTTCGTTAGTTGGCATAAAGCTATATTATATGTATGCAGGGCTAAAAGTCTATTAAGAAGATCGATGGAACTTCTCTAGTCGAGGGCGTTCTCGGAAATAGCTCGCCTGGCGGTTTTACCTGTAAAGGGATGTCGGTACGTAGTGCGCCTGTAGATATACCTGACAAAGGCGAAGCATTATTGTTAATGAACATCTCATCTATGTTAGTTACATGATTAAACTTTGCTGAACCGTCTGCATGTAGTGGTTGACCATTGCGATAAGGCCCTAAAGAGACGCAAAAAAGTCTATTAATATAGTCTTTATAGTAATCTGGGTCGCTAAGGTCACCAGGTCTAGACCCATTTAGCCCAGATGAGCCGTCAATGCTAAAGAGCTCGTCAGGAAAACCTGGAATACGTAACTTACTATTTAAGTTTGTCATTGTTTCTTCAGCTAGCTGGAGCTTGAGAAGAACAAGAGTGAATACGTGTGCAGGTAGTAGAGGTTGCAGTGTAGAGAATAAAGAAAAAAACAAGTCTAATCTCTCTCGATTGTAGAAATCTAGCTTTAGCAGCAGTGTGTTATTCTTAAAAATATTCACAAAAAGGAAATCTACTGGGTTGATTACCATTGTAGTTGTTTGCCCTTCTTTAAACTGCAGGGCTTGTAATAATTTCTGCTTACGTGCAGGCTGGTTAATGTAATCTTGAAACGCCTGGACATCTTCAGGTCTTCCTTCTACAGGAAAAACAAGCCTGTTGTTCGGTGCGGGCAGTGCACCTAAATAAGTTATAACTTCATCTGTGTTGACGAAAAAAAGTTGTTGTTCTGTATTAGCGGCAAAAACATGAGATGGAAAGCCTAGCTTGCTTGAGTATAACTCAGTCTTCCACCACAAAGGGTCGATGGCTGTGTCTACAATCTGAATGTGCTCTGTCAAAGGTTCTCCAGAAAAAATAACACTACCTTCATTCAGGTCTCCTCTGAAATACTGATCTGCAGGAATTTTATAAACATGTTTGTCTGTGATAGCGTATTGGTACCTTTCGTCAGAATACATGTGTTCTATAACCTCACGAGACTCTATCGCTACAGGAGCATTAACCAGCATAGCAAACATCGAGTTTAGTGCTGTTATTGTAGCCCCTTCGACCTGTAAATTTATAATAGCTCCTAGCAAATTCTTGTAGCTTTCAGAAGTCGGTAAATTAATATCAAAAATAGTTCCAAAATTTTTATATACCTGAGAGTCATCTACGGATGCCATATACATCCATAAGACAATAAACTCATCCTCAACAAGCTCTCCTTCTGATGTTTTGTATGTAGCTACTTTGCCTAGGTCTTCGACTACTTTAGCTTTAGGAATATACTCGTTGTTGAATAGATCCGTCTTAAAATATAATGTGTTTTCGTTGAGTACAACGTCAACCCCAGGAATAAGTAAAAGTGACGGAGCAATGACCCGGTTAGCTACAAGTCCTGGGGAAGATAACTTAATTTTAGGAGTAAAACTAAATATCTGCCCTCCTAATGTTTCTTTTGGGAAGCCAAACCTAAAAAGCTGGTTGGCATAAAATAAATCTGACTCAGGTTGGTAACCAAAAACTGCACCGTTGGGAGAGTATACGAAAGGAGCTTTATTGTATTCAGACTTTTTAATAACTAGAGGCAACCACTTTTCTTTATGAAACAAGTCGATGTCTTTAACCGAATACTGATTTACAGTTTCTATTAAGTTATAGTACGACTGAATAACCTCTTCAGCAAGGGCAGTGGTATACCCTTTCAGCTCGTTACGGTCTTGAAATATCTGCGACCAAAAAGAACCTAGAGTTCTGTACAAATGCTGACCATCTGTAACATCCCCAGCAGGAAAATTCAAAGAAAGAATGTCGCTTAGCATGATTAAGTGATGTTAATACCGATATTGTCTATCGGCTGTACAGCGCCGTTTTCTACTCTGTAGTAATCTATAAAGTAGTTTGTGGTTTTAGGGCTGACGCCTTTAGGTATGTCGTAAGGCATCAATAGCGCATCATCGCTGTTTAAATATATGACAGAGCCGTCTGGTGCTAGAATTTGACCACTCATAGCGATAGGTAGGTCGACCCGTTTGATGTTATAGTTGTGACACAACTTAATAATGTTTGAAGCATACAGCTGCTCGCCAAACGGTATAGTATTCACATAGTTAAAAATATCTTTTTTTAACTGCTGTAAGTTTAGCGAAGCGTATGTATCTATAGGATTTTTCTTAACTAGATTAATCTGCATTGTAACCAAGCAGGGTACAACCGCTTTAACCAGATAGTCTGCGCAAGCCAGCCGCTGAGAGTCTATAAGCAGCAAGTCCTGCATTTCGAGAAGATTTGGCTGCCCTAAAATATGTAGTTCAAAGTCTAGTTCAGTCACATTGGCTGGAGCTTCATACTGAAATGTGACTGTGGCTGTTTGATATTTAGAGAACCTTGCATCTCTATCAGTCAAACCTTCATTATTACGTTGTCCGTAAAAAATAGAATGCCCGAAAGTTGTGTTTTTGATTATCAGCGTTCCGCCAAAACTAATATCTGTAGTCTTTGGTATGATAGACTGAATATAGTAGAACCCTGGCGCATCCGTATTCGCGATAAACACCTGCCATATGTTTTGAGCTGCGTCAACCAACGTACCTTTTTTTGTTACGGCCAACGTTTGAAGCCCTAGGCTGCTACGGACATATACATCAGCCTTACCAAATGTAGCTATACCGAAAATGTTTTGCTTATCTCTCTGCATCTCATCGTCGTTGGCTCCACAAACAGAAAGCTCTTGGAAGCCCACAAAAGTGTCTTTAAACTTATTACGTATTCCGAATTCAGACTCGAGTTTACTATTACCTATATTACTCTTCAGCTTAGCGATAAGTTGCTTATCTGTTTCTGGGGCTCGGCCTCCAGAGAAGTTGCCGTAAGCTTCTGCGCGTACAAAGTCTCTCAAGTAATATTTTTCAGGTATAGAAAACACCGTACCTGAAGGTATTTGGTAGTCTGGTCCAGAGTTCTCGGCCTCTACATCTAGAATAAAATAATATAGCCCTTGATCGCTGTACACCTGAATCTCTTCGAGAACTGCCGATGGGTTAGGGCTAGCGTAAGTATCTTTAGATACGAGAAAGTTTAAGTTTAAAGCCGACTGAACAAACGTGAACCCTTGGTTTAAATTATACTCAGACGCTGAAGAGACAGTAACACGTATTCTCCCAGTAACCTTCGAGCCTCGACTTCTGTATGTGTTGTAATTAGACGCCACCTTATCTATGGCTTCTGAATATGTGTCTTCGGTAGAATTTAATGCGGTAGCTATAGCGTTTGACTGACTTAACTCTGTAATACGATTGTACTGCTCATTTTGTATGGTGGCGGCCAGCTTGATAAGTAACTCACTAATGACTGAACCTGGCCCTGTCTCAATATCTGTAAAATTTTGAGCTATAAACGCGGTTATTCTATCTACAGTATTCTCGAATGATTCTGCCATATATTATTTCGGTAAAGGTACTAAAAATTTAACCTCTTCGCCAGCTTCGGTATATATCGTAACATCAAAAGCAGCATACGAGCCATATAGGCTGACTCCTGCTAATTCTGCTCTAACTATACGCTCGTCAGGAGGTATTTCAGGTCTGGATGTTTGATATTCTCGCAAAAGCAATACTGCGTCGTAACTTGCGCTAGAAAATATTTGCATAGCCGCCAGTTTATCTACAGGAGATATTCCAGCCTTTATAGTAGACATAAAGTCTGTACCAAAATTAGGATAATTTGGCTGCGATCCCAGATCTGAAAGAAGCAATATGGCGTAACGCTGCAGAAGCTTCTGTACACCTGCACAAAATTTAGCCTGTCTGCCAAAAGAGGCAGATACATCTTGAGCTCCTACACGCATGGCGTCAGGGTTCTGAAAGATACTTATATCCTTCTTTCTTCCTGTATAGTCCGTAGATGTTCCTGATATAGGCATAGGCTAGTCTAGATTTTTTTTGAATAGCTCAAACAGTCCGTGAGCCTGTCCTGCGGTAGCCATAACACGTGCCCCTTTTTGGGAAAGGTCATCTCTATAGAAATGAATTCTGCCTTTATATCTTTGTACGAAAGATTTTTTGAAGCTGTATAGCATACTGACTTCGGCCTTTACTGCACTCAAGCCTTTTCTGGACTTAGGGTCTTCGTCTTTATATCTGGTACGATACTCTTTATTGAGGTCTTCGGAGTCGGTGATCTTTCTAAGATCCGCAAGAATTAGTTTTTTACTATAATCTATAGCTTTTAAAAACCATGTGCGTCCTCTGAAATCGTTTGCGAGACGAGCTTCAGGGATCGAGGACTCAAACAGATCCGCGATATCGAATAACACATCTGATATTTTTTTATACATTACTTCCAGCCTTTCGACAAAGTTGAGTTTATTAATTTTAACCTATTACTGAGGGTGCTCACAGACAAATTTAACTTTTTTGCTAGCTGTGTATTATCTAGAATTGGTTTACCTCCAAACCCTGTTTTATGTTCGAAGATCAACTTGTCTTTATCTGACAGATCATGATAAACAAACTGAACCCACTCGTCATTCTGGCTTGAAAATAGAGTAGGGGAGTCGAACAGCGAAGAAATACCTGTACTAGTCTTCTTGCTCTTCAGCGTGTTAGTGACTGCTTTCACAGACATTCCTGAGTGATGTGATAGCTCTTCTGTTGTTGGAGTGCGCCCGAGCTGATGTTCTAGGTCTTTTTCTAGCTTGTTAAGTTTATTTAAATCAAACTGGGTGTTTTCTGGTGTTCGCAACACAGTCCCATATTTTGTAGATAACCTTGAAAGCTTTTTAAGACTGTTTACTAGGTGTGTACTAAATTTAATGCCAGAAGCTGCGTTATACGTTTTAGCTGCTTCTCTAGCCAGCTTGTAAGCCTCTAGTTGTACGGTGATCAGCGGCAGATTACTAGCATATCTGGATGCTTCAAGGTCGATAAGTTTCTTATTATCCTTGATTAGTTTTTCTATGTTATTCATCGCTTGTATTATGAGAAAGATTTTGCGTAACCCTCACGAATTCCTTTTTCTACGCCTGCGTCATACCCCAAGAAGTCGTCGGAAGATGAGCCTACCGGATCTTTACCGAACCTACCACAGCAAAAATTAATGATAGTTATAGCCGAACCTACATTAGGAGGACCTGTTTCAATTCTATGCACTACAGACGTAACATAAAAGTGCAGATACATACCAGATTCACGCACAAACAAAACTCCTCCAGTTCCTGGAGCCCATGCAGGGTTAAAGTCTAGGGTTATGGCACCTTGTCTATCTGTAAATCTCGCCTGGTAATATTTTGTTTCTGCAAAGTTTTTCATGTACTTTCCTGCAGAACTCTCTACTTCTTTTGTTTTTTTACTCTCTCGTTCTGCATGGCTCTTGTTTGTGGTCTTTGCTGCATCAGCAAACGATATTTGTTTTTCGTAAGGAGAGCTCTCTCCGTCTTGATTAATTTTTCCTTTTTTAGCATCTGTAGCTTTCGGAGCTGTAGCAGAGACATCCATCCACGGATGCGCTCGAGTAACATACACCCCAGAGCCTTTGGCTTCGCCCGCAGGTGCCGCAAAGCAACCAATCACAGCTCTATCGTGTCCTTTTGGTCCGAGATGAGGCCCCCCTGTGTATTGTGGAGTCAATAAAATCACGCTGTTGACGTCGCGAAAGCCTACGTCATTAAAAGAATAGCTGCTATAGTCTGCGGGGCCTGCGCAGTTAACAGTAGTACTTAATTGTCCTACCCCAGGAGTATATTTATCTTGTTTTATAACCGAGTTAATTGGGACGATGTAGCTTTTGCTGCCTCCAAAAATAATAGAGCAACCTACTGAGGATAAGAAGTTTAATAAATTTTCTAAAAGAATAGAGGGTCCTCCTGCAAAGATATCCTTTACCCTTAACCCCACCGTACCCATCTTAAGACTATCAATCATGCCTGAGCAGCCTTCAAAACTCAAGTTACCTAAAACCTCAGAAGCTGAATTTAAGCTTTTCTGATACTGCGAAGAAGAAAAAATCTCTTTGTACGCAGGCTCACCACTAACCATAGGGTCTTTGCCTGTGTAATTCTCCCAGCCTCCTTGCTGCTCTTTTATGATGAGTTTAAGAAGTTCAACGTAGAACTTTATAGGAGGTAGCTCTAGTATCCCAGGATTTTTCCCAGTTAAAGCGCACCACTGCTTAACAGACTCTGACTCATCTCCTTGGGCAGACGTAGTGATAGAATGATTGGAAATCCTATAAATATTTGTACTTGCGGGAAACAATCCAGGCATCAGCGTGGTGAGCTCTAAAAGACACTGAGCTTTGTGTTTAATTACTGCCTGGTAAGAGTTATTTCCTACAATATTACTTATAGAGTAGCCGTCTAGAATACCTTTAAAGGTAAATGACCTGTTAGCTGACCCTCCGGAGCCTTTTCTGACTTTCACATTAACACTAACAGACTCTTCGCCAGTTCTCCTGCGTGAATCAATATCTGGAAAACTTCCACCTCCCACAACTTTAGCTCCGCCGCCAGATGGGCGTAGGTCTACAGCTGCTGAGGGTATTGACCCTACAGCCAGTGTTATAGTTACACCAATAGCCTCACCAAGACTAGAAGTTATTGTGACGTCTGTTGTAGCCATAATAAGTTAATTCTGTTCACGTAAGCTAGCAGCAGCCCTACAAATCGGTAGGCTGTGTTATAATGCATTTTCCAGATGTTCTCATATGTGGCGTCCGCAGCATTATGTCTATAATTTAGCATAGCTTCTACAGCGTTAGGAAGGCTTTCAATCGTATTCATAAGCTTCGCAAAATTAAAAATAGGTGCTGTCTCTGAGGTGAAAGCCCAAAACCTTTCAGACTGTGTTGAGAAGCCTAAAGAACTGTCGTTGAATGGTCCAGATATAAAGAACGATAGTCCTGTAGCACCTACGCGTATTATTCTAGAGGTGTCAGGCGTAGTGCTTAGAGTTAAATTGACTTCCATGTTTGCAGGTGTAGGTGAAGCTATAGCATCTTCATTATAGTATGCTCCTTCTGTAGTAGAAAATACAAGCAGCTGTGAAGAGTTACCTACTTGTTTAACAACAAAGTTATTTAAATGATACAGCATGTTTTCAGATGCTATGAATTTACCTAGTAGGTTTAGATTGAAATTAGAGTCGCTGCTCACTGCTTTGGAATTTCTTTGCAACCTAAAATAGTTCTGCATATCTGCCAGGTTATAAGTAATTCTTGAGTCGTACCTATATATCTCGTCAGCAAATGAAGTAGCGGAAATGATATTTAGGTAGCTATACAGCAAAAAAACTTTGTAATAGAGCGAAGAGTTTGACGGGAACAAAATTTCCCCGAAGTTAGCAAGTTCTCTAGGCAACACTAGAGGAACATGATCTTTCCAGATTAAAGGATTGTCTACTCGTTCATACCTTAAAGACATATAGTACTCATCCAAAGAAATCAATAATTCTCCGTCGATAGAAATTTGGAGATCTGGATCTTCGGCTGCGTCACCCAAGACAGAGGGAACCTGCATCAGTCTTTGGGCGGTCAGACTGAAATTTCCAAGCAAAGAGGCAAAATGGTTGACCATAAATTAACTGTGGTTGACTATAGCGAAGTTAAATGCAAACTGCCCAAAAGTGTCTTGGTCGGCAAGAGCGCTTATCGTCGCACTAGTCAGAATACCTGTAACTGTGTAAGCTCCTAGGGTAAGTTTTACGGCTTTCCCTCTGAGGGTGCCTATAGCTGATGTTGCTCTGCTTAAACCTGGCAAATTGCCTGAGCAGTCGCAGTATAATATTCCTTCAGCTGTTACATTCCCTACGGCTTTGCCGAAGTGAATAAACTTGATCACATCGTCAAACGCTAGAAAATATTGAAGAGTTTCATTGACCTGGAATGTAACCTGACTGTAAACAGCCAAACCTCCACTACCCACAATACTGTCAACAGCAGGGATTTTAACGATCTGTGCTCCTCCTCCTTGCCGGAAAATCTCTGATCCGTTCGAATTAAAATAGAAAGCTGGCATACTTAGATTATTTTAGGGTGCTGAGTGCTGTGGCTAGCCCGCTCAAAGCGTCACCTATACCGCCACCACCTTTGATTATATCTTTGAGATTATTTAATGCGTCAGTGAGTTCTTTGTTGGGGCCTCCTTCACTTTTTGCTTTATTCTTATCTATATCTTGAGCCGCCTGAGCTATGTTTCCTTCAGCTTCTACAAGCGCGCTCTCTAGTTTTGAGCCTTGCTTTAATTTTCTACGCTCTCCGGTTTTTTCGTCTCTGAAAAAGTTATTTACTCCTTTTGTAGGATTCTGATGGTCCTCATACATCTTTTCAATGGCTGCGGATCCTGTGAGCCCTTGCTTTTCGTAAAACGCAAGAGCGTCCTTAATCTCAGCATCGCTTCCGGCTTTCTCCTGAAGGTCTGAACCTAGATTACCAAGTACTCGATTTTTTTCCTCACTCTTAACTCTTTCGATGTTTTTATCTGTCTGCGCTTGTACTGTAGCTGCAGCTACACCTTCAAGTTTGCCTGACTTTGCCAATTTTAGTGCGGCATCACTATCTAAGTGTCCTGCTTTTTTTGCTGTGCGTAAAGCAGCGAGAGACTTTTTGCCTACGTCATCCAGATTCTTTTCATTCGCCTCAAGATCTTTTAATTTAGCTTTAGCTTCTTTTGCGCTAGATGTACCTTGTACATGGCGTAGATAGTTGGCCTCGTGCTCGTACTCCTCCATAGAAATATTTCCAGACAAATAAGACGCATCCTCGCCAAGAGCCTCAGCTTCAGCTTTGCGGCCTTCGATAAACTTATTCATCTCTTTGTCTATACCTCTCTTTTTAAGCTCAGACTGACTGCCTTGAGCTTTGGCTGAAATATCTATTATGGCTGAGCCAGCATCTCTAGCTTTTTGTACAGCTGCTTTTGTTTCTTCTTTTTTATAGTCTCTTGTAGCAAAGATGCCTCCCATCAGTTGTGCGCTTTCAGCAAAGTCTTTACCTTCCATGATTGCTCCAATCATCTGCTGAGATATAGGCGAATAATTAGCTGCATATACACGACTAATACGAGCGTCTGCCTTGGCCCGCTCATCTCTCTTTTGCTGAACTCTTGCGCGCTCCTCAGGGTCTCTTGCGGCATCTGCTCCCCTGCGAGCTACTCCAGCACCATAAGTAGCAATCAGAGCTTGACCGCCGCCTTCTACTATATCGTCAAAGTTAGCCTGGCCAACCATAGTATTAAGTATCTCTTCAGAAGTTTTGCCTTTATCTCCTTTTTTACGCTCTTCAGCCACTTTAGCGTAGTAATCTTCTTTAAACAAATTCCGGGTCGCTGCTATCTTCCAGAATTCGTCTGAAATCATCTCGTCAGCAGCCCCTTCCACTGTAAGCGCAGTGGATTCGTTGGCTCTGCCAGCCTTGACAAGTATTTCGTTTTGTCCTGATCTAACCAGCTGGTCTCGATTTACTCTACCTTGCGTAGCCTTTATAATTTTATCGAAGCCTTCTCCAGTGTTAAAAGAATCTATGGTTAGCTCCTTATTCGCAATCATTTCTCGAACTTTATCAGCTGGGTCATATTCCACACCATTTTCATCAGTCATGGTACCCAGACCTTCAACAAGTCCCATTATACCAAAAAGCTGCCGACCTAATCCAGAGCTCATGAAAGCTTGCGTGCGGCTGACTTCGTCTGCAGCTATCGCTTGGTTTCCTCCTGATTGGCGATACTCTTTGGCTGTCATACCTGTACCAAAATCTGCAGCTTTGGTAACAGCGTTCATAGCCATGGTGGTTGTAGCTTTGCTGCTAATACCTGCAAGGCGCGGATTGCTTGCTGCGAGCTCTTTTGTCGCGTCAATAATTGAGAGCATGGTGTTTATACTAACTCCAGCTACATGAGCTGTAGCCTTCACATCACGCAATAGTTTTTCTGCAGCTTCGTTTCCTTTTGCTGTTGAAAGGTCCACAGAGCTGCCGGTCATCTCACTGATTTTGCTTATAAGCTCTGCACCTGACTTGTCTCCGAAAAGGGACCTCGCGGCGTCCATAGTGCCTCCAGCATTTTTTGAAAAATCTGCCATTTTACCAGCGATGCTAACCCCTCGACTGTCTCCGAGCATGCGAAGATTTGCGGACTGCACATAAGCAGATGTGAAATCCTCTAGCTTAAACCCCATAGAATTTTCAAACTTATACCCTGTATAGCGCTTTTCTGCCTTTTGGGCGGCCTTGGCTTCTTCATAACCTTTTTCGACATCATCAAGCTCAGTATGCTTACGCAAAGCCTCTTTAGCTTTACCTGCACCTTTAGAGCTGATCCCGTCAGCAGAAGTCATTCCTCGATCCTCGTCAAATATTTCCTTAGCTTTATCCTCAGAAAGGTTTAGCTCTTTTTCCATCCGCTTTCTAAGAGCTTTAATCTTATCGTTTTTAGTCTTGTCCTTATCGTCTAGGTTCCGTACGTCATCTATTTCAGTGCTTAACTCAGAGGCTATCGTGCGTCTCCGATTTATTCTATTCTCTAGTTCCTGGTCTTTATTACTGCGCTGCCCGAGTGTGCCTTTCTCAAACTTCTTGAGCATGTCTTCGGCTTTAGCCGCCACAATAATTCCGCCAACTTTTGTTTTCTCTATATGGCTAGAAGCTATACCTGTTTCTTTTAGCTTTGCCTCTAGCTTTGCATTGGCTTGGTCTCTTTCTACAAGCCCTGAAGCTTGCGCCAGGTCTTTTAATTCAGGCTGTAACGAGGATACGATACCTTTTCTAGCTTCTCGGGCTTCAGGAGTTTTAACATCACCTCCGGTGACTTCATACTTATCTAGGTATTCTCTGATCTTGTTGGCGTATGTAGCTTTATCTCCACTATTTCTTGCGCTCTTGATCTGGTCTGCAGTAGCTACTCCGTGAGCTTTTAGTTGCTCTTCTACTCGCTTATCTAGGGCGTCAGAAGTTTCCTTGTCTGAAGACTCGAGCAATGAAGATAGACTGCTATTAATTTTAGAGGCTGTGTCTGATCTGTTCTGGGCTACTTGGTTCTCAGTTAACCCTGTAGGAGCAACTTCGAGAGAGTCTATCTGCTTTTTAGACTCTGGTGAAAGTTTGCCGTCGGCCCCTCTGGTAACGTTGATGCCCATGCTCCTCAGGTACGCATCGTTTTCTTTGTTCTCTGCAAGATTTCTGATCCTGTTCTGAGTCTTTTTATTTATTTCCTCTCTCATGCCTCCAGGGCCTTCATAGCTCTGGGTTTTGTACATATTGTTCATCAGCGCCTCCATGGTACTCTCCGTCTCTTCGACGGTGGCACCGCTAGATCTGCCAAAATTACCCATAATGCTGGCTCCGCTGAGTCCTCCATATATCTGCATGGACGCAGCCATTGGATTTCCTCCTAGCGCAGGAGACAATAGTTTGCCCATTGCGCTGTCTGGCGAAGACATGGCCATCTGACTTAATATGTTGGCTACAGGGTTCTGGTTTAGCCCCATCCTCTTAAAGAGCATGTTGTTTGAGCCTTGCGAACGTTGAAGCTGTAAAAAGTGCTGAGATCTCTCGCGTTGGATCAGGGCGTCATACATGGTCTGCCCTGAGTCTCTAGAAGGCATGAGGTTCTGTCCGAACATCATGGACATCATGAAGTTCATCATAGGGTTACCAAAGTTTCTCCCCATGTGGGAGAATTCGGTATCTGCTTCATAGCCTGGAAATGACTGTACGGACATTGTGGTTATTTTGCTTCAGACGCTTTTTTAAACAATTCTTTCCACTCAGCCATTTCTTTTTTAAGTGCCTCAGGATCTTGTTTATTTTCTTTAATTGTATCTTTTGGGACGGCTGAAGGCAATTTCAATTCCGTGATCGCCCTGGAGGTGTCAAAAATAGGCTGCAGAATCTCTTTAGCCTTACTGGATAAAGAGCTGCGTAATATAGTCTCAACCAGTAGCCTGTTTTGTAGCAAGTCGACGACATGCTGCTCCTCAATGTATTCAAGGATTATTTCTTCTCGAATACGAGAGTATCTATTAGGATAATCAAACTTAAGCCAGCCGCGTAAGTAGCCTTCTTTAAGACTTCTTATGCGCTGGCTTTCCAAAAATTTGGAGTTTGTACCTCTCCTGTGAGTTTGATCAGCTTCGATTCAAACTTTTTGAACGCGTCGATAAAAACCGCAAGTCTTGCAGTAGACCAGGAGCGCATGCTTTTGCAGCGGGCAAGAATATATGTATCGTTCTCTGTGAACGGTACGAACGTATCTTTGGTCAATGTACAGTACGGATTATCGTCGATAGTTAACAAACAGACGCCTAGACGGTATGTCGTAACTGTAATGAAATAGGCGTCAGTGTCTGCAGCCACGCCAGCTTTCCTATCTGCAACGATCTGATTAACGACATCAGTGTTTTCTTGTACAGTCATTGCTCTAAACCTAACCTTGATCTGGTCATCGAAAAGAGAAACAACCTCTTCATAAGGCTTGTCCGCAAGAATACTCTTGAAGAAGCGCTCTTTGTCCTCAGGAGAAATATCGGTTACTGGCAATGGAGACTGATCTAATTCAATAGATGGATTGATTAATGGTTGGTCATTCATAGTTGTTATATTTGTACTTTATAGCTAAACAGCGACTCTAGCTTAATTTCTCCTGGTTTATTATCAGGAGAAGGCATGTTTGTATAGTCTTTACTAACTTCTTTTTTCTCTAAATTAACTATACCTTCGGAAGCGCAATAGAACTCAGGGAACATTTCTGCTCCTGGGTATGGTAGTGTTGAGTTAACTTCTTTCTCTTCCCACTCAGTTAAGTTATAAAGCTCTGTGACTTGAGCGTCTTGCTGAGCTATAGTCATGGGTATAGCGTCCTGCTCTTTAGACACTTTATATTTGTTAGACTTCAAAAACTTAAAAGTAAGTGCGTCGAAATTAGCTTCAAACTCGAAGGTGGTTTTATTTATAATGTCTTGCTTGTCTTCTTTGGCTTTTCCTAAAGAAGTAGTCAGCGTTGCAGTATCTAAAACTCCTTTAATGACGTCAACAAAAGTGCTCTTCTCGTCGTACTTAACTCCAAGGTTCTGGTCTTTCTGTCCAAGTACTGTAGATCCTGCGCCAGCCATCATGGCTCCTCCTTCAGCAATAACGAGAGTATTCTGCGCCATACCTAAGAGCATTCCGTCCGAGAAAAGATGGAGATTCTGCTTCCCGTATACAGTGGCTGTTTGATTTGCCACAACATCTATCGTGCCTATGGACTGTAGTAATAGCTGTCTCTTGGTATAGTCTAGAATGTCGTTTTCTGCGTAACGATAAATACTCAGCTTAGATTTGAGTACGATACCTCCTACATAGTCAATAGCCTCCTCAATAGGACTGGGGCTTCCTGGGGTATCTTGAGAGCCGTTAGCTTCAACTACAACGCCTCCGTTGTCAGAATAGAAGTACTGCGACTTGTCTGTTTTAATCCGTAGGCCTTCATCGGAAGAAGAAAGATCTAAATGATATTTACAGGCCATGTTGATGAACCCGCCCGCCTTAACTACAGTATTCCGGAGGGGCTGCATCACCAGGTCTTTTGCTGGCTGAATATAGATGTTCCCTCCCTCCATTACTATAGAGGAATTCCAGGTATCTCGAATGGTTATGCCTCCGTTAGGCATTAAATATATTCCTGCAGTTTTTAGCTGGTACTGGTTAACAGTAGATGTCGTTTCCTGGTCCACTTTACCAAACTTACCCACATGCTCTTCCTTATCCACATCCTTGCTCACAAAAAAGTCTTTTTCGTGAGTGCTGAAGTTTTGGTAGTTTTCTTTTTCGTTGATGTACGCTAGGTAATCTCTTATCTGCAGCGCGTAGGCAAAAGGATTACCTTTGTAATTAAAATCTCTGTTAAACTCAAAAGGTTTTTTCGGTGTATAGTCTAGCTTTTGAGCATCATCACCTTCAGGATCATCCGGAGCGTATTGCCTGACAGGTACGCGTATCCAGTTGGTTTTTTCTATGAAAACCTCCTTAACACTACGCATATGCATTCCGCCGTCGGTACCTACATGCAAGTTCCATAAACCTGTCTCTGTGGTTTCTTCTTTAACGTCGCCATTCAGTACTCTAGGAGATTCAGGATTAGGTCTTACTAGGAACAACTGGAGGAAGTCTCCAACGCTACCTAGGAACATCTTGAACCTTTCGACAGCCTTCATGCGCTCGTCTTGCACGAGTTCATAAAAGTCATCAGAGTCGTCGGGTTTGTGCTTACCTGTTTTGTCAAACGTTTTAAGACTTCCTTTATCGGATTCTACGGCAGGGCTACCATAAGACTCGGCTACTTTGTGTGTTGCTCCAAACTCAGCCATCAAGCGCTTACCGTCATGGTAGATATTGTATTCTCCTAGAGCTGTGTAGTGTTGAAAATTGTGGCTTATAATTCTTACGAGATCGTCTAGTAAAAAGCACTGTACTTGTGCTAGCTCAGAAGCTTTTAAGACAGCCAACTGCTGATACAAACCTAAAAGTACGCCTAATTCGTTGCCTACGCTATACTCACCATCAACAAGGTCGGTAGGTCTACGTAGATCGCACATCGAGCGTAAGTGCGCTTCGTGACCTATCCTGTTTGCTTTGTCGTCTAGAGCACAGCCTTGTCCTAGTGTTGATCTAGAAGGCATGGCTTCTACCTCAAGAGAAGCTTGCGGAATTGACCCTATAACAAAGCAACTTATAGCTGAATCTTCGACACACAGTACTCGTGCGCCTGGCTGAGGAAGCGTGCAGTCTTTAAACCCTAAAAAAGAAGACACTACACTAGCTACAACGACACCCTCGATCAAGTTGCCCATTTCCCCTGTATTAGATGAGCCGTAGGACTCTCTGGCAACGACAACAGCTCTTGAACCAGCTTTTGAGGTAATAACTACCCCGGTAAATATATTTCTAGGTTGACTCATAATAAAGGCCTCAGTCTCACTATAGAAGACTGAGGCCTATTAGCAAGCAGATATTTAGGGTAGCAAGACTAACTTAAGGAGACGAAATCAATCACCACGTTCTCCATAACAGTCATCCCGTCTGTTTCTGCGGTGATTGTGTACTGAGACACAACGCAACCTGTTGCTGTAACTCCTCCGCCACCAGAAGCGCAGCTACCTGCATTAAATGTTATTGTAGTTGGTGTACAAGCCTGAAAGCCTGCAGCGCCCTTCACAAGACTGCCAATAACCAACTTCTGGATATTGATCTGTCCTGTGGGTTGGCTGGCCCATACGATAGCTCCACCATTACCCATGGAGCGGCGCTTGTTAATTTGCTGGTTGTAACTAATACTTACCTGTACGGCCCCAGCAACACTACCTCCCCAGCCAATAGTACTCTTATCGGCTGTTGCTGGCGTACTTACATTTGAGCTAAATCCATAAATATCTGACATAGTGTTATAATGGTTAGTTGTTTATCTTGTTATCTATCTTTAATTTTACCTTACCGAACGAAGAAATACAATAAAATTTACTTTAATAAACCTAGCGCTCTAGCAACATCTTCAAAATTAGTATCTTCTCCCTTCGTATATCTCACCCAACCTTTGCCTTCAGCAATCATTCGATATATCACGTTAGGTTTTCCGTCGTCCGAGTAAATTAGTAGTGCGGTAGCTTTATCTGTCGACAGTAATACAGGCTCTCTAAAATCACCTACAACAACAACACGCATAGTTATAATTGAATTCTATGTTTGGCGGCACTCATGTGCTTATCTATGAAGTCTTGTTTTAGCATTTCTTTTAAGGCTTCTAGGTCTGCGGGCAAAACTTGCTCGTCTTCGTTTTCTTCTGAATCTGGTAAACGCTTAAACAACTGGTGCTCGTGATCCTGCAAATATGCGCTTTTCAGGATACGGGACGCTTCTTGTGCAGTCATCCCGTATTCCTGAGCAGCAGATAAGAACCCTAATTCAAAGCCAGTCATATCTAGCCTACAAGCAATCTGAGATTGATGTAGTTCAACGGATACGGCACATGCAGTCTGACTTCAACATCCACTCTATCTTTGTAGGTGGCGTTTTGTTCAATTCTGACGATGTCATCCTTCTCTACGAAGCTAACCAGCTGATTACCTGCGCGAGCGACATACGTATCGTTAGCTCTAAACCTAAGTTGAGCTGCGATAGCATAGCGGATTTCGAGGATGTTCTCAGGGTTGACGTTGTACCTACCGATGAACGGAGCAAGTACGTCTTTTAGCGCGTAGCTGATAGAATCTACGTTAGTAGTGATAGAGTCTTCCGAGGTGTTCAAGCTACGTTCATCAGTTGTGAGCTGATGTCTGACATAAGGGGTAGCGCCAACCACTTCCTGAGTGATAAGCCAGATACCTTTCTCAGCCATTAAGTCTAGCTCGCTCTGAGAGAATTCAAGAACAACCTTACTCAAGTCTGTAGCTCCCAGGAATTCTGAGTTTGTTAATCCTTGGTGAGGGACAACTCCAGATCTAAGCCCTGCAAGTCCTGCCGCAGCAATATAACCTTGCTTAGTCACAGAGACTTCGCCCAAGGCTGCGTTACCGTACTTGTAGGTATCAGGGAAAACAACACGCACGCGACGGTTGTTGTAATTTCCGCCAATAGCTGCAATGTTTGCGGCTCTTTCAGACCTTGTGTAGTTCCTAACAACCTGAATCTTAGTCTTAGCCGCTGCAGGGATTTCTCTGCTAAGTTTGGTAGTGATCAGTAACTGAGTGTTTGTACGTACACGGTCTACAACATATTCGTCATAAACATGCTCACCATCAGCATTAAGTCTAAAATTAATTCTGATTGTGTCGTTGGGACGGATACCATCGTCAATAAACTTAGCTCCTTCAACAGTAACTAAGTTAATCTGAGTTCCGCTAACTGCAGTGTTGTCTGTAATTGTTGCGTAGTAAGAATCTCCATTTTCGTCGAGGTCATACATGAGCTTGGTCTTCTGATCTGGAACAGAGAGCCAGGCAATTCTCCAGCGGCCAACATCAGGAGTGCTGTAAGCATTAACATGAGCCACTACAGCATCTTGAATTGTGCGGTCAAATGTTAGAGGTACAAAACTGTACACTTTATCGCTCTTCTCTGAAATTTGAATAGCTTCCGCGTATCCAGCGAGGTCATCTGTCTGCACACCGATAAAGTAAACTTGCATGTTTTGCGCGTTTAATACAGCGTCATAAACTCCTTGAGCGAGAGGATTGTCTGGGTGTACTGTTCCGAGTTTCTCTGTTATCGAGGCTAAATCTCTAACTGAATCGATTGCGCTGCTTGTGCCTTGCAAGAGATCTCTATGCTCAACGAATAACTTGGCGGCTAAAACAGGAAGTCTCGCTGGTTCTGAGGAAGAAGCAAGGAGGCTGTTATTATATGTGGTTATATCGCTGTTAATAGTGATATGCGCGTCTTCTTGTGTCCAATTCCTGGCGTCTGTGGATATATCTTTAATGGCAGGAATCTGGATAGACTTCTGGGTAAGAGATAGAGAAGCATTAAGCTCTACTAAAGGGTCAAACATCGCTGTCGGCAGAGATTCAGAAAGTTCTACAATACTATAAGGTCCGAAGGATTCTGCGACTACAGGAACGTAGTAGGTATTTCCAGCGATAAGATAATCTCCTGACACACCTGCAGTGAACCTTGCCTTAGCTCCAAGGCTGCCTAAGTTAAAATATTCATTTTTCTTAGGCAGGATAATCGAGGAGGTGTCTATGTCTGAGGCTTTAATAAGCAGTTTTGCACAGGTGTCTGCATTATTCTGTGCAGGATCGTAGAACAATCCTCCGCGAGTAACGGTAATCGTATAAGTTTGACTGACTGAACCTGTATAGTCGCCGTCTGTATCTGGTAGCGCCGCCGAAATGGGTGCCCTGAAATTTGGTATCGTCCAGATAGTTCCGACTACAAGAGCAGCGCTGTCAGTATCGAACTCAAGTTTAACTTCACAACCATCTTCGTCGTCGATAACTAAAGTGTAGACTGTACCTGTAGAAGGAAGGGTGAACTTTACTCCGGTCTTTGTAGTGAAAGCTGAACTGGCTGAAGAAATGGAGAATTCCCAGTCTTCAGGGTCGTGACCTGCTCTAGTGGATGTAACGGTATATGTGTCACTAAAAATACCTAAAGACGAATGCCCTTTGTATGCGGTAGACTCATTGGTCACAATCACTGTAGACCCAGACGCTCCAGATGGTACAGGAGTAGCTGCGTAGTATTCGTTGGTCGGTGCAGGGTTGGAGCTGTCGGCTGTGGCGTCATCCACAACTGAAGCGTAGTCATTTGAAATCAAACTATTTTCAGGCAGAATTGCTTTAACTTTGGCTTTAACGGAAACGGGGTTAGCACCTGAGGTAGAAACTTCGATGATGTCGCCGACAGTAACATCACGATTAGAGAAAAAATTTGAGCGAGACTCGCCATTACCTGTCTTGAGTATAGCATTCTTAAAGCGGACTTGGTTCGTGCTATTCTCTCCTGACTCAGTCGGCACCAATGCGACGTCATTTTGTGTAGGTAAGTTACTGTTTAACTCAGCATTCGGGAAATACTGAGCCTCAACAGCTTCAGCATAAACTTTAGTGTAACTATGGTCTACGTTTCCACCTGCAGGGACGTTAGGGAAGTCGTACGTTGTGTCTGCATCGGAGATATACGCGTTACCAGTGGCTAAGGCTCCACCATTGTAGGTTCCTAGGGCCGTGAACGGTCTTTCAGCGTCTACACTGTATCTGGTTAGTGCGTAGTTAGGTCCGATAATGAACGCAGGTAACGGATATTCTCTATATACAGGGAGCTGTAAAAATTCCTGCTGAATCTTAACTCTAGGTGTGATGTATGCCATAATGTTTGTGGTGTAGATTGCTGAGCTATATTTAACAATATTAATTTAAAATACCTACCGGAGCAACACTTTTTATTGTTGTTCTAAAGGTTGTTCTGCAAAATTAGTGTACACTGTGTAGGCTACAGTTTTTAGTCTCAAGTCGTCGCGCTTAATTGTTGCTCCCATGTCGAAAGTAGCTAGTAACTGTATCTGTACAGCAAAGTGGTCTTTGCTTTCTAAGTATAGCGAAGGAGGCGTCATACCTACAAGTTTAAATTGTCTTAAGCAAAAGTCGTTTTTAATGACTTCCTGATACCTGAGAAATATTTTGAATATGTACTCGGCTAATTGCTCTGTGAATCCTACGTTAGTAGCGACCACAGTCAATATTATAGGCATATCTAGCATCGCAAACCTAGTCTTTTCAGAATCTCTAGGATTTAACGCAGTGACCTGATTAATGGTCGGGAACTTAAAATTAATTTCGCCTCTAGATACAAATATCGCAGGTCTTTTCTGTACGACTACGTCTTTATAGTGATAAGCAATTTCAAGAGCTATGCCTGTCTTGAGTTCGTCTGGGTCATACGTTTGCGTGAATCTGTAACCCTCTTTCTGTGGAGAGTTTTCAGTCATGTAATTTTTAATTACCTCATAGCAAATATTTTGCACTGTCCATGGGGTAAGAATAATTTCTTTAACGTCTTTCTCTTCTGTCTCACGGACATAAGGAGAAACGTAAACAACTGGAGGTTTGCTTTCGCTTTCGTGCATAACTAGAGAGCGACAGGGATAGCTATAGAGTATACCGTGTCAGTAGAGGGAATTAGGTTCATTGAAGCTTTCTGAGTCAGAGTGATATTCGTACCTGGGAACTGCTTTGCTCCTTTTGACTGTATGCTATAGCGCGCACCGTCTTTGGCAGAGCAAATCACGTCTCTGACCTCAACAATTGGATACCCTGGAAGTCTCACTATCGTTGTAAATGTCTCTTTTACGCCGACTCCTTGAGGGTCGAGCTGTTTGTCTTGTTGTGAGCTCTCTATATAATACGTGCAGGGAACAGGAGCATAAAACCCTTCGTCAATACCTACACCATAATCCTCATGGGCCGTGTCTGTTATAGGTACACCACTTACAGGGTCTACGTTTTGGTAAGCTACTGTTTTAGTTTTAGAGCCGAAGATTTTACGCTTAAGTAGCCAGGCCTCATTGCCTGCGTAGCGACAAACAGTGATCTCTTTTCTGATCACTTCAGCAGCCATTGCGTATTTACGGTGCTCTTGTCGTGTAGCGCTAAAAAGTGTTGGAAGTGACCTATACATTCTGTTATCTGCGGTCTGCAAAGTGATTCTATAGGCATAATAGGGTGACCACGACTGGCGGATCTTGAAGTCGTCCACAGCAAAGAATACTTCACCAAGATTAAGTTTGCTTGCGGCCACTTCTGAAAAGTCTATAGCCTCAGAAATCTCTAGACTGAAATTGTATGGTCTAGTACCTTTAAAAAAAGGGTCTAGCTCCCATTGAATAAAATGGCCGTTAACCCAGTCAGGGATAACATTTATTTTTCTAAAAACCTTATTAGCTTCGCCGATCATAAAGGCTAAAAATTATGATACTCAGGGTTAGTTTGTGCCGCACCTGGTACGTATAGCATAGTATGCCCATTATGAATAGACCTAGCGTCGTGAACCATAATATTTATAGGCATCTCACCAAAAGCATGAGTGTGCTGTGCTAATCCCTTGAAGATGCCATAGCCTTCATCAGGTTGGCTAGACTTGGTTATTTTGGCGGGTTCATCAAAACCATGGATGCTTTTAACAGGCTTTTTCTGAGCTAGGCGTGCGCGTATTTTCCTAAGTCCTGATTTATTAACTTTCAAGACTCTGATGGCATCTATTACACCTCCAGCTGACTGTTGTAATCCAGATTCTTCCATTAGTATCTACGTCTGTAAATATATTCAGAGTGTTTAACTCCGTAAATTTGTGAAATATTCTGATTCATCTTTATCTGCTGCCCTAACTCTTTGAAGTCTTGCTGTAGGTTTTGGGCAAGCGACATAAATATCTGGGCCTTGTCTTTATCGTTAACCTGTATACCGTCAGCAGAATATGTTAACTGGTTGGCTGCCTCATTAATAGCTCCTGACCTAAGCAGATAAGCAGCTGTGCCTAGTAAGAGTAGAGATCTGTACGGAAATGACTCGATAGAGTACATGATACCTGTAGGAGGGTTCATCAGGTTGTAGTAATCTACCGTATTGATCATTGCCTGCTCGATCATCTCAGGCGTAAATCTGATTCCTAGCAAAAGAGGGTTGAGTTCTTCTCTATCCTGAAGGAAGAGCCTAACTTCTTCGCTTGTTAAAATTGGGGCAGCCATAAGGTTATTTGAAAGAGTTAAAAGTCATTTTTTTAGGTGACGCATTAGACGTAGGGACCTTGCTTAAGGGCTGAGACATTTGAGGTGCAGCCTGCGTACTGATAGCATTTGTTTCGTTTACTCTAGCTACTGGCTGTCCTGCCGCTGGAGCAGAGCTAACTTGTCCCGACTGTTCTGTAGACTCGCCTGTAGTCAACCCTGTGTGAGGAGCGTTCATAGCGACCGCAGACTTTTCAATAAAAGCTGCGAACTCACTAAGAATATTTTCGAAGTTATTCATAGATAAATTATACCGTATTTATTGACTATATCAACAGACATATAGAAAACAAAAAAGGGACCCGAAGGTCCCTTTTTCTAACGCTACGCTAATTGTTGGTGTATTAACCGTTGAAGTCGACTTTCACAACACCCTTCACGTTGCCGATGGCAAGCGAGAGG